TTGATGCGTTAGGTATTGATGAACAATAATTATGAGTAATCAAGCATTATATAAAGAAGTCCCTACTTGGATAGACGGTGAATGGACAACTACTGTATTCTCAACGAAAGAAGAGTATATAGAGTTTATCCTTTCTGTCTTTAAGGAGCCTGGCGAGTATCAGTTTAATGAGACTAGCGAGATCTTTAATGAACAGGCAACGAACTTCAACAAGAACGGATATTACTGTGATGCTCCATTCAAGTCAGCAGACTTTGTTTACTATTGGGATTCAGAAAAAGATAAGTGCAGAAATGGTGTTATCTATAAGTCAGGAGACCTTACATGGTATCTATGTAGAGAATACTATATGTGGTTAAACTTTCTTCCTATCTACGATAAAGAAGAAAAGAAGTTTGGCTTTGCAAAGGTCAGGGATGCACAGTATCATATGGCCTTGTATGAACATCTTGCTGAGTTACATTACAGACATGCTATTATTCTAAAGAAACGTCAGATAGCATCGTCTTACTATCACATGGCTAAGTTTATAAATACGTACTGGTTTGAATCTGGTGCCGTATTAAAACTTGGGGCATCTTTAAAAGACTACATAAACGAGAAAGGTTCATGGAAGTTCTTAGACGAATACAAAAACTTTCTTAACGAGCATACCGCCTGGTACAGACCAAATGAACCTGATAAGGTGGGAGCGTGGCAACAACGTATTAAGGTACGTCAAAACGGTCGTGATACTTATAAAGGTTTGAAATCAACGATTACGTCATACTCTTTCGAAAAAGACCCAACAAATGGTGTCGGTGGTCCTGTAGTTTACTTCTTTCATGAAGAGGCTGGTATTGCTCCAAAGATGGATGATACATACGGTTTCATGCGACCTGCCTTACGATCTGGTGATATAACAACAGGTCAGTTTATTGCAGCAGGATCAGTCGGTGACTTGGATCAGTGCGAACCTCTAAAGAACTATGTACTAAATCCAGAAGCAAATGAGTTCTATGCAGTACAATCTAATCTTATAGATAAGGATGGGACTATTGGTAAGACAGGTTTGTTTATTCCAGAGCAGTGGTCAATGCCACCATACATTGACGCTTATGGTAACTCGCTAGTTAAAGAAGCTCTTGATGCTCTTGAGAAACGTTTTGAAAAAGCAAAGAGAGAACTAGAACCAGAGGCTTATCAGCTTGAAGTATCACAGTCTCCAAGAAATATTGAAGAGGCTTTTGCAACAAGAAAAGAAGCAAAGTTCCCTACTCACTTGATTACCAAGCAGTTACAACGCATTGCAGATAAAGAATATCCTGTTGAGTATGTTGATTTATTCAGGAATGCTGATGGTAAGGTAGAAGCAAAAGAATCAAGAAAGCTTCCAATCATGGAGTTTCCAATATCAAAGAAGACGGAAGATAAAGAAGCAGTTGTTTGTATCTGGGAAAGACCAATGAAGAATGCAGCTTGGGGCACTTACTATGGTTCTATTGACCCCGTTGGTGAAGGAAAGACAACAACATCTGATTCATTGTGCTCTATAATAATCTACAAGAACTCCGTTGAGGTATCAAAGATCGATCAATCTGGTTCAATGACAAACTATGTAGAGCCAGGAACTATTGTTGCTAGTTGGTGTGGACGTTTTGATGATATAAATAAAACACACGAAAGATTAGAACTGCTTATTGAATATTATAATGCATGGACTATTGTTGAGAATAACATCTCACACTTTATTCAGCACATGATCAGCAAGAGAAAACAAAAGTATCTTGTACCAAAAGACATGATACTATTCTTGAAAGATATTGGGGCAAATAAATCTGTATTCCAAGAGTATGGATGGAAGAACACTGGTACCATCTTTAAGAGTCATATGCTATCTTACGGCGTTGAGTTTGTAAAAGAAGAGATTGATTCAGAGGTAAATGACAACGGAGATATTACTAGTGTAACATTTGGTGTTGAAAGAATACCAGATCCAATGATTCTAAAAGAGATGTTAGCTTACCAACCAGGACTTAACGTCGATAGACTGGTAACTTTCTGTGCTCTAGTATCTTTTGTTAAGGTGCAAGAGTCAAACAGAGGTATGTCAAAACGTGTTGAAGTCGAGGACGATAAGTTGCAGAACTCGCAAAAAATGAGTAAATTAACTATGAGATCTCCTTTTAGACATATTGGAGGTGGCAACGCTAGTTCAACAACTATGCGTAAGCCGAGAAACCCATTCAGAAACATGAAATAAGTTTTATGGCTCAAAACCGATCGGAGCGTCACGCTGAAATAACGAAGACAATCCAAGAGCAAAAGGCTGAAAAGAAACGTCCAGTTAACTTTCAGCTACAGTTGAATGAGGAGCAGAAGCAAGCAAAAGAAGTAATACTAGCAAATGCAGTTACTGTATTATCAGGAGCAGCAGGAAGTGGTAAGACTTTATTAGCATGTCAGGCAGCTCTTGATATGTTGTTTAAGAAGCAGGTAAAGAAGATCGTGATAACACGACCAACTGTCTCAAAAGAAGAGATAGGCTTTTTACCTGGCGACTTAAAAGAAAAGATGGAGCCTTGGATGCAACCTATCTATGCTAACTTGTATCAGTTATACAACAAAGACAAGATAGATTCTGTCCTTAAAGATCAGTTAGAGATTGTACCACTTGCTTTTATGAGAGGTCGTACATTCTTAGATACGTTTGTTATTGTTGACGAAGCTCAAAACTGTACAAACGAAAACATGAGTATGATCATATCCAGACTAGGTCTTAGATCAAAGATGGTTATATGTGGTGATACAGCACAGGTTGACTTAAAGTATAGAAACGAAAGTGGCTTTAAGTTCTTATTATCTGTTGCAAACAAGGTAAAAGATGTTGATTCGTTTTGCCTAAAGACAAACCATAGACATCCTGTGGTTGAAGCTATGTTATTAAAGTACGAAGAACTAGAGGAAACTATAAATAATGGAAAACCTAACAAGTCAGCAGCAAAAGCATAAAGATAAGATTGAGTTGTTATCAAGGCTTATTGACGAAAAAGCAATCAATCTAACAGAAGCGTTGCTTTTATTATCAAATACTGAGGAAATAGTGGAACAAAGTAAGCCTTCAATACAATACCCACCAGGTGTTAGAAGTCCTTTTACTCCACCAAGTACAAGTCCTTTTTATTATACAACTGCACCAAATACTAGTCCATATGTTTCTGGTAATGGTAATGGCATTGGATCAGTAACATATACTGATACTACAGGTGTAGTTTCTACTTTATCTCAACGTATTAATGGTGGAGATCTAAGTGGTAAAATGACAACAGACGAGATATTACAAGATTATCTACAGAAAGTAGATTCACAAGAATAAACAGTTCAAAGATGCAGATTATAAATGCCCTTGACGCCAAGGCGGGTAAGAAGACTGAAAATAACAAGATGGGTACGTTAACCCAGCCTATTCAGTTTATACCTGCAAAAGACAAAGACGATGAGTGGAGAGCTCATAACTTAGACTGGCTTGAGTTCCAGGGAATGAAACAACTACGCAGAAACTCGCGTAGATTGATGAAGAACTATAAGCTTGCAAAAGGTATTATTGACAAGACTGATTACATCGTTGAAGATGGTAATGAGATGTCTGATATCGTTGATATGTTAACTCAAGAGGATCAAACAGCTTTAGAGTTAAAGTTTTATCCTATCATCCCAAATGTTATAAACGTATTATGTGCAGAGTTTGCAAAGCGTGTTAACAAAATAACTTTCCGTGCTGTTGACGATATCTCTCATAACGAGATGTTAGAAGAAAAACGTGCGATGGTTGAGCGTGTCTTACTTCAACAAGCTGAAGAAAAGATTCGTATGGAGATGGCGAAGATGGGTGTTGATATGGAGTCTGAAGAAGCTCAGCAACAGTTGAGTAAAGAGAACTTAATGACTCTTCCTGGTATTGAAGACTTCTTCAGAAAGGATTACCGCTCAATGATTGAGCAATGGGCATCTCACCAGATGATGGTTGATGTTGAACGCTTTAAGATGCAAGAGCTTGAAGAACGTGCATTTAGAGATAGCTTAATTACTGACCGTGAGTTCTGGCACTTCCAGATGAGAGAAGATGATTATGAAGTAGAGTTATGGAACCCATTACTTACTTTCTATCATAAATCTCCAGATGTTCGTTACGTATCACAAGGTAACTGGGTAGGTAAGATCGATTTAATGTCTGTATCAGATGTTATTGATAAGTTTGGTTGGATGATGACAGCAGAACAGATGGAGTCTCTTGAGACTTTATATCCTGTTCGTGCAGCTGGTTACGCTATCCAAGGACAACAAAACGATGGATCTTACTATGATGGTACTCGCTCTCATGAGTGGAATACACAAATGCCATCATTAGCATATCGTCAGTTTACATCAGTATATGATTCTCAGTTTGGTACAGGAGATATCGTTGAATGGATCTTAGCAGATTCAGAAGATACTGTTGACTTTGGTAAGACACATTTATTACGTGTATCAACAATCTATTGGAAATCACAACGTAAGCTTGGTCACTTAGTAAAGATTACTGAAGAAGGCGAGATGATTCAAGATATTGTTGATGAGTCTTACAAGATTACAGAGAAGCCTCTATACAATACATCAACTGTAAAGAACAAGACAAAAGAAAACTTGATCTTTGGTGAGCATATTGATTGGATCTGGATTAACGAAACATGGGGAGGTATAAAGATTGGACCTAATCGTCCTGCATTCTGGGGAATGAATAACCCAGGTGGTCTTAACCCTATCTACATGGGCTTGAATGGTGGTAAACCATCACGTCTTCCATTCCAATTCAAGGGTGACTCAACTCTTTATGGATGTAAGCTACCAGTTGAAGGTTCTGTATTTGGTGATAGAAACACAAGATCAACATCTCTTGTTGATATGATGAAGCCTTATCAGATTGGATACAACATTGTTAACAATCAGATAGCAGACATCTTAGTTGATGAACTAGGAACAGTTATTATGTTTGATCAGAATGCTCTACCTCGTCACTCAATGGGTGAAGATTGGGGTAAGAACAACCTTGAGAAAGCATATGTTGCAATGAAGAACTTCCAGATGTTACCGTTGGATACAACGATTACAAATACTGAGAATCCTTTATCATTCCAGCACTATCAAGTTCTTAACCTTGAGCAGACAAATCGTTTGATGTCTCGTATTCAGTTGGCTAATTACTTTAAGACACAAGCGTTTGAAACGATTGGTATCAATCCTCAGCGTATGGGTCAACAACTTAGCCAACAAACTGCAACAGGTGTTGAACAAGCTGTTAATGCATCTTATGCACAGACTGAGGTTTACTTTACACAGCATAGTGATTACTTAATGCCACGTGTTCATGAGATGAGAACTGACTTAGCTCAGTACTATCACTCAAAGAAACCATCTGTTAGATTACAATACATTACATCAACGGATGAGCGTGTTAACTTCCAGATGAACGGTACAGATTTATTATTACGTGAGTTGAATATCTTCTGCACAACAAAGACTAATCAGCGTCAGATAATGGATCAGTTAAAGCAGTTAGCTTTAAATAATAATACTACTGGGGCTTCGATATATGACCTAGGAAACATTATTAAGTCTGAATCGATTGCAGAGTTAACTGGAGTATTAAAAGAGGCTGAGAACAAGGTTACTCAAATGAAGCAGCAAGAGCAACAAGCTCAACAGCAAATGCAACAAGAGCAACTAGCTGCTGCTGAGAAGGCTAAACAGATGGAGATTCAAGCTCAAGCTGAACGTGATGATAAGATGGTTCAAAAAGATATCACAGTAGCTGAGATAAATGCTGCTGGTAGAGGATCTGGGTTTGATATCAATCAAAACATGCAGTCTGACTATCAAGATGCTTTAAAAGATATAAGAGCTCAAGATCAATACAACGAGCAGATGAGCTTTAAACGTGAGCAAGAAATAAACAAGACTCGCAAGAATCAAGATCAGTTATCTTTAGAGCGTGAAAAAATAGGCGTAGAGCGTGAAAAGATGGATACAGCATTACAAATAGCACGTGAAAACAAGAATAAGTATGATCAGCCAAAAAAGAAAGATTAACCATAGCGATATAATCCTAGGGTAAGATAAATACATAGTACACATCAGAAGTTTATCTGAGAATATTATGTATATTATTATTGTAGAGATACAGAAAATAAACCAACCAACATATGTCAACAAATAACGAACCAACTACTGGTACAGTAGACTTGGATATTGATAGCTGGTTATCAGCCCCAGGAGCAGATAGTATTATTACACCTGCTTCTAACGAGCCTGCAAAGCCATCAATGTTTAGTCAAGACAAAACAGATCTTTCTTTTATTGATAAGAAAGATGATGAACCATCAGATGAACCGACTGACGGTGATGGTAAAAAAGACGAACCTATAAAGGTTGATGATTTATTCAACGAACTTGGTGAAGAGCCAGCAGATAATGAAGATCAGAAACCAAACAAAGGTGGTCGACCTAAGACAGAAAAGTCTGGCTTAGTTGATTTCTTCAAGAAGCGTATTGAGTCAAAAGAGATGTTTGCGTTTGATGACTTTGATGAGTCAAAACAAACTCTTGATGATTACTTAGGTACGTTAGGTGAAAAAGACTATGAAGAGTTATGGCAAGCAAACATCGATAACTTAAAGAACGAAGTTGCTTCAAATACTCCTCAAGAGTTTTTTGAGTCTTTACCAGAAGAGTTACAAGTTGCAGCAAAGTATGTTGCTGACGGAGGACAAGATCTTAAAGGTTTATTCCAAGCCTTAGCTCAAGTAGAACAAGTTCGTGAACTTAATCCTACAGATGAGAATGATCAAGAGTCTATTGTTCGTTCATACTTACAAGCAACAAACTTCGGTGATGCAGAAGAAATAGAAGAGGAGTTGACGACATGGAAAGACTTAGGTGTGCTTGAAAAGAAAGCAAAACAGTTTAAACCTAAGTTGGATAGCATGCAAGCTGAAATCGTTCAGTCACAATTAGCTGAACAAGAAGCTCGTAATCGTCAACAAAAACAAGCGGCAGAAGCTTACATGGAGAATGTGTTTGAAGCTTTACGTCCAGCTGAGATCAATGGTCTTAAGTTAGACAAGAAAACACAAGCATCTTTGTATGCAGGTTTAGTACAACCAAACTATCCGTCAATATCAGGACGTCCAACGAATCAGTTAGGACACCTTTTAGAGAAGTATCAGTTTGTTGAGCCAAACTACCCGTTAGTTGCAGAAGCATTGTGGTTACTTTCAGATCCTGAAGCATACCGTCAAAACATTGCGAAGAATGCAAAGAACCAAGCCGTTGAACAGACTGTACGTCAGTTAAAGACTGAACAGTCAAGAAAAGTTGGATCAAGCTATGCTGAAGAAGAAGACAAACGTCCTTCTGTAAGAAAAGCTCCTCGTCCAACAAACATATTCCAGCGTTAAACAAAACGATTATATTATAACCCTTTAACAAAAATAAAACATTATGGCAACTCCAGTTTTGAATAATGGTATATTTTTGCGTGATACGAGCTACGCAGCTTCATCTCACGTTGATTCATACCACTTATCAAACCTTCTTAAGAGCTCAGAGCCAATGGACTTAGGTCCAGTGGATTTGTGGGCAATGGCACAAAAGGTAGAAATGCCTTTGTATCAGATGTCTTCTTTCGGAGGTAAAAACGTTATCAACGTAGATAACTCTCGCGGTGAGTACAAGTGGCAAATCCCTGTAGCTCAAGATCTTCCTTACATTACTGAAGATATTGAATCAGGAAACGCTACTAAAGGTATCGATGGACAATCGTTCAAGATCAAATTGAACAAGCGTATCTTCGGTCACGGTGATATCATCACTTATGACAAGTACAATGGAGCTGAGATGTACGTAACAGCAGACGATATTATCCCTGCAGGTGACGGTTTCATCTATACAGTTCAGTTGGTAAACAACGACAACTTGAAGTTCTTAGACAACAAGTATGTTAAGCAAGGAACAAAGATCTTCCGTAAAGGTTCTGCACGTGGAGAGTACGGCGAGCGTTTCTCTGACTTAGGTCAAGTATCTGCTGGCTTCCGTGAGTTCTATAACTACGTTGGTGGTGCTGAAGCACACGTTCACTACTCTGTATCATCTCGTGCTGACTTGATGATGAAAGGTGGAATGAAAGCAGATGGTACTGTACCAGTTGTTGAGTTATGGCGTTCATTCGATAAGTCTATCGATCCTTCTGTTACTGACTTACAAGGTTTAGCTAACAAAATGGGTAAGGACTATGTTAAGAAAGCATACGAATCAGGTCAATTGACTCGTACATTCTTAACAACTTTAGAAGCTGCTCACTTATCTAAAATCTCTACTGACATTGAGTCTTACTTAATGTGGGGACAAGGTGGTCGCGTTAAGCAAGATGGTCCAGATGATATTCGTTTATCAGTTGGTCTTTGGAAGCAGTTAGATAACTCTTACAAGCGTATCTACAACAAAGGTTCATTCAACTTAGACTTGTTCAAATCTGAGATCTTCAACTTCTTCAATGGTAAGGTTGAGTTCCAGGGACCAGATCCTCGTCGTGAATTAGTAGTTCAAACAGGTATGGGTGGTATGAAGTTAATCAACGAAGCTATTAAGAAAGAGGCGATCAACTCTGGCTTAGTAATCAATGCTTCTGAGGTTGGTGCTATCACTGGTAAAGGAATGGACTTAAACTTCGGTTTTGCGTATACACAATACGTTATTCCATTCTTAGCTAACGTTAAGTTTGTATTGAACCCTGCGTTTGATAACGTACACACAAACGATATTGAGAACCCTATCATCGATGGTTTCCCATTATCTTCTTACAACTTCGTTATCTTTGATATCACTGATAATACTAACGATAACATCTACTTATTGAAGTTATCTTGGGATAATCAATTGAAGTGGTTCTACCAAAACGGTACAATGGATTACATGGGTCGTTCTCAAGGCTTCCAGTCTTCTGGACAGTTCAACGGATACCGTGTGTTCATGTCACAAACAATGCCAGCAATCTGGGTTAAAGACCCAACTAAGGTATTGAAGATTGTGATGCGTAACCCTGTTACTGGCGGATCATTCTAATAGTACTAGTAGACCTGGAGATGAAATACTCTCCAGGTTTTACTATAGACATCAAAAGTGTCACCCCTCAACCTGTTGTACGCAAACCGTACTGATCATGCGGAGAGCTTGCAACTCTCAACAGGTTCTACAAACCAAACCAACACAATGAAAGCTAGACTAGGACAGTTAGTAAAGGTGAAGAATAGCAAGAAGCAACACTTCCCTAACGTTAATGATGCTTATTATGCTGTATGGGTAAAAGACGAAGATGGCCACGGTCATAAGTGTTTGCTCTTTACTGAAACAGATTTAGCAAAAGCGGAGTTGAGAGCTAGTAAGAATCCAGAGGATCTTACAGAACGAAGCTTAAACTCTTTGATATTCGATTAAGAAATACGATATTTACTAGAAGTCTAGTAAGTCTTATTATAAACCAAACCAAACCAAACATGAGTTCAGTAACTATTGTGGAACGTTATCCACAAAATAAGCGATCAACGATTGCTATTAGACCATACTTTGATCCTAGTGTTGATAACATGGGTCTTCAAAAATACGGTTTAACTTTGTTTGAAGGAGCTTTCCACGAAGAGTCGATTGCATGCCTTGAGATTAACGGAATCAAACGGTATAAGACTGGTTTGAACGAATACGCTCCAGAGATAAAGGACTTAAATCCTGAAGAAGCAGAAGCAAAGATCAAGCAGATTCGTCAAGTTGTTTCACAGTTAGAGAAAGAGTTAGCTGCAAACATCATTGATCCTACAGATCCTGACTTCTGGAATAAAGTTATCTTGTTAAAACCTAACAATGATGAGTTTTGGGATAAGATTAAGATTAGATGTGGAAACGAACCACTCTTCTTAGAGCCTGATAAAGATCCTTACGATTTGATTCGTATGTATGCTATTGAAGCAGGTGGATTTAGTATTGTTGCAAAGTCGCTTGATGATGCAAAAACAACACCAGTTCCTCCAAAGTTCTACTTAGATAAGTTAGAAGAGACTGCTTCGACAAACACAGAGGTTAAGAAGTTACGTAACAAAGCGTTATCTGAACTTGATAAGTTATTTAATAAGAATACCAACAAGTTGTTCTACGTTGCAAAAGTGCTTGACGTAAACTCTGCTCAGTACCGCAAATCTACTCCTACAGACATTATCTATGACAACATGGATAAATATATCAACGGAGAGTATGTTGATAAGAATAAGCGTAAAACAGCAGAACGCTTCATTGAAGTATCTGCTCTTGACATGGAGTCATTGAAGTTACGTGCAATCGTTAAAGATTCAACATACTACAAGATGATTGCAACAAAAGCTGATGGTTTTATCTATCATATGTCAACATCGACAATGTTAGGACGTACTCCATCTGATTGTGTTGAGTTCTTAAAGAATCCTTTGAATGAAGAGATCTTAAGAGACTTAACAGAACGTGTTGAGAAATACTGGCAACAGTAAAAAATAACAGTACCTAGGTTGCATCCCGTAAGATCTGCTCCTAGGTCTTTTTAAAGATTATGGATAACAAACTTATACAGCTTAAGATTAAGCAACGTCTGAACAAGTTAGCTAGTTTTGATTATGACAACATCGAAAGTTGGCAGATTCAAGAGGCTTTTAATAAAGCGCAACTTGAGTGGACAAGACGAGTTATTCATGGTCTAACACCAAGAGCATTAATGCCTGAGCAGTCATCTAATATTGTTGATGATTTGCAGATATTGTTAGAGGAGGTTAATCTTAGTGGTATTGAGAGAGATCTATACTTTGAGACATCTGATATTCCAGTTGATTACATGCACTTTACTCGTATTAGCACAAGAGCTATTACATCATGTTGCCCAAGTAGAATCATGTCAGTGTATTTAGCTGAAGAAGCTAATGCTGATGAGTTGTTATCAGATAACTTTAAGTCTCCATCATTTGATTGGGGAGAGACTTTTTGTACCATCATGAGTAACAAGATTAAGATCTATACAAACGGTGAGTTTAATATTGAAGCCCCAAAGCTTACTTACTATAGAAAACCAAGAGCTATTAAGTTTAAAGGATCTATAGATATTGAGACTAATACTGTTATTCAGTATGATGTGACATGTGAGTTTAAAGATGATGTTGCTGAGATCTTGTGTGATGAGGCTGCTGCAATCTTAGCTGGTGATATAGAGTCAATGAATCAATACCAAAGAGAGGTTCAAAACGCAGGTAGAAACAGTTAATAAAATATTATGCAGAAATTACAACGCCCTGCTAGTTATAGTGGAGGATCTTTAGAAGCAAAGACAGCTGCTTGTGTTAGCGAGTTAATGAATGCAGCAACTAGCTTCCATAAACTACACCTAAAGGTAAAAGACTTAGGTTCATTCTCATCTCATAAAGCTCTTAACGAGTTATATGATGCTTTACCAGGACATGCTGATGCACTAGCTGAAGGATTCCAAGGAGCTGCAGAGAAGTTGTTAACGTATGAAGATAATGCACCACGTCCTTTGAATAGTGTGCAAGAAGCGTTATCTTATATTAGAGATGTATACCAGATGGTTACATCTTTACAAGGCATGATGCCTTACAGTGAAATAGTAAACGACTTAGATATGATTAAGTCAACCCTTAACAGTATCAAGTATAAGTTACTGTTCTTAAAATAGTTTTTATTTATCTATAACCCATAAACACAATTAACTATGTATTTTCCTAATGCATTCAAAAAAGCGTTCTTGGTAGGTGCTAATGGTGTCGCAAACGGTGCGGTTTCTTTAGCGTCAACAGGAACTACTGCAGCTTTAACTGCAGGTCAGTTAGGCGTATTTAACGCATCTTCTTATGCTGCGTTATCTGCTGCTGGTACAGCTCCATTTATCATCGCTCAAGGATCTTATTTTACAGCTGATAAGATTGGTCCAGTTCACGGTGGATACCAAGAGTCTGTTAAGTCAAAGACTATCAACCCAAAGTACATCTCTCGTGTATTTAAAGTTGCTTCTAAGACTGCTCAAAATCAAGTAGTTGAAGTATCTATCTCTAATGTATTAGAAGATGCTACTTACCGCTTACGTGTTGATTTGAAAGGTTCTCCTGCATTACGTTTCTTATCTCACAACATCTACAAGACTTTAGATGCTTTTACAGGATGTGCTGCTGGTTCTACTCCAGCTGTAATCGATCCAACTAAAGTTGCTATCGCTTGGGCTAAACAAGTAAACGAGTCTCCTTACTTAGGTAAGTTTATCTCTGTTGCTGTTAAAGATACTACTGGTGCTACTGTTGCTCCTTCAGCTTATGATTCATTTGCTGGTGTTGCTGCTACATCTTCTGATGTTGCTAAGTTAGTTATCACTGTTGCTTATGTTGATACTAAGTTTGGTGATGCTACTTTCACTCCAACTGATAATTACGATCTTGCTCCATTGCAAATCTACACTTCATTTGTTGATGATTCAGGTGAGCCATGTGCAGTAAACGGAATTACTTCTGCTGAAACACAAGCTGCTCGTCAAGCATCAGGTGTTGGTGAGACTGTATTGCGTGAGATGATCTTAGACGGTCGTTACCGTCAAGAAGCTTATCCAGATGGTGGACATGTTGATTCATTACGTATGCGTGAGATCGAAGCTAACCCAGGTTTAGCTACTATCAACCGTAACGGATTGTACGATCAAGTAATGGTATTACACAACGTACCTCGTTTCAACAACCCATCTAGCACATTTGACAACGATCAGTATTTAGTTGTTATCAACGTTCCTGCTGGAACTACTACAACTGCTTTAACTGATTTCATTGTTAACTCTGCTGTTGCAGCTGGTCAAGCGATCGCGTTAGAGACTATCTAATCAGATAGAAATAAAGAAGACGAGGGTAGGTACTTTGCGGTGCCTGCCCTTTCTTTTTTGTGTTTGTGCTTGATTTTTAGTATATTATTATTGAGTACAACTACGATCATCTTATTCAAAACAATAGAAGTTTATGGCTATCAAACATCAGTTAAGCCTTGAGACTCCTGATACAAATAACTGCAAAGTATTAAGGATCTTTGACACCAGTACGTATGGTGAAGGTTTAGACAAAGAGTGTGGCACACTACAGATTACATCTCCAGGATTTAACTTACCAGTTAACATTGAGGTGTTACCTTACTATAACATCGTTCTTAATGCATGTTCATTAGGTTTACAAAAGACTGGATGTGGGGATAGCTTGCAGTGCATTCCTGACGGTATCTATGTGATTCGTTACTCAGTTGCTCCAAACGATAAAGTATATTCTGAATATAATCATCTTCGTGTTACTCAAACATTAAACAAGTATTATAACGAGCTTTGCAAGCTTGAGATCAATGGTTCTGAACCTGATGCTGACGTAAAAGAAAAGTTTGGTCAGTTACAGACAATAAAGAACTATATTGATGCTGCAAAAGTAAAGGTTGAGTATTGCCATCAAGCAGATGAAGGCATGGAGTTATTAATCTATGCACAGAAAAAGCTTAATGCATACTCAGAAACATACGGTCAGTACTGCTAATATTAACTAAACCAACAATATTATGTCACAAAACCAAACTACCTGCCCTAACTGTGGTACCGTAATTACATGTGGTTGTCAGCAAAGAACAGCTTCAAATGGAGCACAAGCTTGCACAAACTGTATTGGTACTTACGAACAACAGTTACACTTGATCAGAAATACTCAGGCAAACAAAAACTAAGATGAAGAACTTACTGCCAAAAAAAGTTGAGATATACAAGAACTATGCAACTAGCGTATTTAGCAAGTTTCGTAGATCTCGTTATGGATTAGGTAAAGCTATTCCTGATGATTATATCTTGATGGCAGAGATCAAAAAAGCTATTGTTGATTGGCAAGCAAATGATGATGCTGGTGCATTAAGTGAGGAGAATATCCAGTATAAGACTTGGTTACCAACTGGTATGTATGACTCTGAGTTATTATTCGATAACGAAGCTTTAGGATATCAATATAGTAACCCTCGTAGCCCAGATAATCTTGGTGTATTCTATGAGTATAGTAATGGACAACAAAACATTATTCAGGTTAATGCAAACGGTGCAGTAACAAGAATAAACTTGAATCCATGCATTACAATCAATAACAATACATCTTTCTTGTTTACACAAGAGACTCCGTCAACTCAGTGGGTTATTCAGCATAATATGGGTATTACACCAAACGTATTTGCAGAAGATCTTAACGGTAATGATATCCAAGGTATTATTGAAATCGTTGACAGTAACAACTTACGTATTAACTTTAATACTCCAGTAGCTGGTAAAGCTTACTTATCATAATGGGTGCTTCAGTATATTATTACGACATTGATCTTAACAAGAATCAGTTACTTAATGCTAGGTTACATCCTGTAACAACAGCAGAAAGAACTACTCTTGGTAATGGTTATAACTCTAATGATAAAGGTATTGTAGTTTACGATACAACAGTAGCTAGTTTTTATGGTTGGGATGGCAATGCTTGGCAACGAATAGGTCTTACAGATGCAGAGTTATCAATGCTTGCACAAGCTTATAACTCAACTATTGCAAGTGTTAGTCTTAGTTCTAATAATGAGAACTTACTTCTAACTATAACAAAGAGAGATAATACTGCGGTATCTAGTTCTATAAAGTTTAAGCACATACATGTTCAAGCTGTTGCAGCAACAGAATGGAATATTATCCATGACTTAAACTGTTATCCTTCTGTTACAGTTGTTGACGCAACAAAGACAGAAGTCATTGGAGATGTTTCATATACTGACTTAAACTCATTAACAATAAGATTTACAGCTGCCTTTAGTGGTGAAGCTTACCTTAACTAATATTAATCATGGCAAAGAAGTTTTTAACCAATCTGGATCTTGTAAAAAATCAGATACTAAACGTTGCAGTACACAATAACGCTGGTCCAATAGCAAATCCTGTTGTTGGTCAGATCTATTTTGATACTACTCCAAGTGTTCTTAGAATGTTCTTCTGGGATGGTACTACTTGGGTTGATATGTCAGGTGACATTCAAGACGTTTTAGGAGGTGCTGGTTTAACTGCAACGACTTCAGCTAATGGAGATGTCATTACGCTTGATATCAACGTTGACAATGCAACTATCGAGATCGATAACGATGCTCTTCGTGTTAAAGACCTTGGTATCACAACAGGTAAATTAGCTAATAGTGCAGTAACAACAGTTAAGATTAACGGTAATGCTGTTACACTCGATAAGATTGCTCAGATAGCAAATCTACGTGTTCTAGGTAACATGTCAGGTGCTACGGGTAATGTAGAAGAAGTAACAGTTGTTGATGATTTAGATAATGCAACTAGCACATCGCTTGCAACTTCTGCTGCAATTAAAAGCTATATTGATAGCACCATTGGAGGACTAGGAAACTTAGAAGGTGGTTGGGATGCTTCATCAGGATCTTTTCCTGTTGGTTCCGCTCCAGTTGCTGGTACAAAAGCTGGTGACTACTGGTATGTAACTACTGCTGGTACAACAGGAGGAGTTGCTTTTAATATTGGTGATGTTATTATTGCTAAAACTAATTCTGCTTCAACATCATCTGCAGCAGATTGGATCCAGTTAGAGGTTAACCGTGATCAAGCGACTGAATCAGCTTTAGGTTTAGCTGAGATTGCGACACAAGCTGAAACAGATGCTGGTACAGATGATCAACGTATTGTTACTCCTTTAAAGCTAAAGACTTTATTAGATAACCGTACAGGAGGATATGCAGCAAACGTTGGAGATACAACAAGCACTTCATTTGCTTTGACTCATGGATTGGGTACAAGAGACGTTATTGTTGCAATATATGATAATGCTACATACGAAGAAGTTATTACTGATGTTGTATTAACATCAACAAGTGTTGTTACTGTAAACTTTGCAGTTGCTCCAGCTTCTAATGCGTATCGTGTAGTTATCAAGAAATAATATACTTAATGAGATTTTTGTCTGACATACTAGCTAAAGCTGGTCTGATTGTTGATGGTGCTGCTGTATTCAACAGTAGTGCAACAGGTCAGACTCCAGCATCAAATGATAACTCTACTAACTTTGCAACAACTGCATGGGTAAGATCATTTGTGCAACCATACACATTACCTATTGCTTCTTCTACCGTTCTTGGTGGTATAAAAGTAGGTACAGGTTTAGCTATCGATGCACTTACTGGTGTTCTATCAGTATCAGGCGGATCAGTATCTTTAAAGTCAACTCAGACATTTACTGCAACAGAAGGTCAAAGTATATTCACTATTGCAAACGGATATACTCCTGGGCTTATCGATGTCTTTCTTAATGGTGTATATCTATCACCAGGACAAACAACTGCAACAAACGGAAGTACTGTTACCTTAGCTGATCCTGCAATAGCTGGTGATATTATTGATGTTATTATTACATCTCCTATTGGCGAAGGTTCTGTTGCTACTACTGATAGTCTTCCAGAAGGTACAGTTAATCTTTATTATACTCCAGCAAGAGTTCGCACTGCAATCTCTTTAACAACAACTGGAGTATCTGGTGCAGCAACGTATGATAATCTTACAGGCGTATTTAATATTCCCAACTATCAAGGTCTTGTTCCTGCAAATGGTTTAGCTGGTCAGATTCTTGCAAAAGCAAGTGCAACTAGTTATGATACAACTTGGATAGATAACTATACTAGTCAGGTACAGCATTATGTAAAACTTAGTGTTGCAATGACTGCTGGTACAGCTGTTTATGTATCTGGCTCTACAGGTGGCTCTGGTACAAACATGATTGTATCAAAAGCATCTAATGCTTCAGAAGGTACATCATCAAAGACACTAGGTCTTCTAAAGACTGGTGGTGCAGCAAATGACGAAGTATTCGTTGTAACAGAAGGTTTACTTGCTGGTTTAGATACATCAACTGCTAATGCTGGGGATCCAGTATGGTTAGGTATAAACGGCAATCTTATCTTTGGTTTAGCTAATAAACCAACAGCTCCTGCTCACTTAGTATTTATTGGTGTTGTTACACGTGTACAATCCAACAATGGTGAGATCTTTGTCAAAGTACAAAACGGTTTTGAGTTAGATGAGCTACACGATCTTTCTGTAAAAAATGCATCAGATGGTGACATGATTAAGTATGTCGCATCAACTGGTTTATGGACTAAGATTGCTGCATCAACAACAAATATTGTTGAAGGTACAAATCTTTATTATACAGATGCTCGCGTTAGCGCATATCTAATAGCGAACTCTTATGCTACACAAGGATATGTAAACACTGCAATATCAAACTTAGTAGCTTCTGCTCCAACAACACTTGATACTCTTAATGAACTTGCAACTGCATTAGGTAATGATCCTAACTTTGCAACAACAATAGCAACTAGTATTGGTACAAAAGTACCACAGACTAGAACTATTACAATCAATGGTACAGCCTATGATCTTTCAGCAGATAGATCTTGGTCCATTGCTGCGGGTGTAACGAGCTTTAATACACGAACTGGTGCAATCACCTTAACGTCAGGAGATGTTACAGGAGCGTTAGGATATACTCCTTATAATAGTACGAATCCAAACGGTTATATAAGTTCTTATACAGAGACTGATACATTAGCTAGTGTAACATCTAGAGGAGCTGTTACAAGTGATGCTGTATCAATTAATAATACATTAACCGTAACTAATGCTAGAATTATTGCTAGGACAGGTGGTGTAAATACTTATGGTATATTTTCAGGTTATGATAATAGCAACCACTTAATTGTTTTTAGAGCAATGATTGGTGGTACTGATGCATCTCCTACATTTACAGCTGGTCACCAAACTTGTTTAGTAGAATATGCAGAAGCTAACGATACTACAGGATGGTTTTTTAAAACAGCACAAACAGGAAACTATGCAGAAGTAGCGCGAATTACTAGAACAGGTATAACATGGAATGGTAATACTGTACTTCATGCTGCCAATGTTAGTTCTTATGCATTACCAATAGGCGGAGGAACATTAACTGGATTATTAGCTTTTTCAAATGTTACAGGTAATAAGATTGACTTTTATCATACAACTACAGGTAGTGGTGATAGATATGGTATACAAGTTCAAGATTCCGAGTTAAGAATACATTCTGGGGCATCAGGTACATCTACAGGTGGTATTACATTTGGTAAAAGCACAACGTCTAGCTTTACTGAAGGAGCACGTATTACAAATGCAGGTAACCTCGGTTTAGGTAATAATGCCCCAATATATAAGATAGATATACTCGGTTCCTCAGACCAGACAATTAGACTAAAAAGTACAGGGGCTAATGGAGTTATTTATTTTGAAGGGGCCGCTAGGTTTTGGGGCATATATGGAGGTGCAACATCAACAGGTGGTAGATTAACCATTAAAGATGAAAGTGGAAATATTGAGGCAATGTGTTTTGCTCCAGGAGGTAATGTACTGGTTGGAACAACAACAGATTCAGGTTATAGATTTGATGTAAACGGTACAGGTAGATTTAGTACTAGTATTACTAGTGGTGGATTTGTACGAGCTTATAAGGGGACTGCAAGTAATACACCAGGACTAGAAGTTAGAGGTGGAACAGGTGGAGTTAGAATCCAAACATATGGTCTAGATGCTAATCCTGATGCATGGATGGGATTAGGAACAGATATGGGAGGTAATGCTTATGAACATTCTGTTTACTTCCCTTATGGTGTAGGTGGATATGCAGGAGCAGGAAGACAAACCATAGGTTCATATGATGGAACAACGTATTCAGTAAAAGCTACATTTTTAGCAAATGGTAGAATCGGATTTGGGATTGCATCTCCAGAAGCTGCATTACACGTTGCTCAATCAGGTCAAGATGATCAATTAATATTAGGTAGTGCAGCTAATAATCGCGACCATGCCATGTTTATGTATTCTGGTCCAAATAAAGCAGAGGTAATGAGATACCAAAGCGGTACCAGATTTATTTTAGGTGGTAGTAGTAACATAACTAAAACTTCTATTTACGGTGGTGGTTCTGAAAGATTAACTGTAGAAAGTGGAGGTGTAACAGCATATAGAATATATAGTACTGCAGGAGGGGGTTATAACCTAATTGGTGGTTCTGCTTTAGTTTTAGGTGGATCAGGAGCTTCTTTTGATAATACTACAGGTGTTAGATTAACTGAGTCATATGGACCTTTATGGAACTGTGCAGACAGTGCAACTTGGCATCATCAGATTATTAACGGCTCCTCATTAATTGGTTTTCAAGCTTCAGGTGGCAATTATGGTAGCGGAAGGATTTATGCTACAGGTGATATTACAGCATATTACTCAGATGGAAGATTAAAGCATGAGCTAAATCCTATAGAGAATGCAGTAGCTAAAATATTAACACTAACTGGTTATACTTATAAACATAACGGTCTAGGACAAGAACTATTAAAAGAAAATCCTAATAAGATTCATGTAGGTCTTATTGCACAAGAAGTAAAGAATGTTTTACCAGAAGTAGTTACGATTGCCCCTTTTGATTTAGATGGTCATGATCAAGATGGTAACGGTATTAGTCGTAGTGGTGAAAACTATCTTACTATTAAATATGAACGAATAGTACCTTTACTTATAGAAGGTATAAAAGAACAACAAGCTCAAATCACAGAACAAAAAGCTCAGATAGATGAGTTAGTTGCTATTGTAAAAACAATGAAAGGATTCTAAGATGCCGTTACAATCATCAGGAGCTATTAGTATTAATCAAATCAGAGCTGAGTTAGGATCTGGTTCATACTCGCTAAGAACACTTAGTGCTGCAGCAGGTAAAGGTACACCTGATGCTATGAGTGAGTTCTATGGATACTCTTCATTTAGTGCAAGTGGTGGATCAGTAACAGATTACGCAGGATATCGGGTACACGTATTTACATCTTCCGGTACATTAACTGTTAATGGAACAAAGGCAATGGAGATTATTGCTGTTGCTGGCGGAGGTGGGGGTGGTAATGGTAGCACTCAATCAGGTGGTGGCGGAGGAGGCGGCGGCTGGGTTGCTTCTAATCCAACCATTAGTGGTAACGTTACAATTGTTATTGGTAGTGGTGGAGGAGTTGATACAAAAGGTAGTGATACAACTGTTAGTGGTGGTGGTGCAAGTGTAACTGCCGAAGGTGGTGGTAGATCAGCTATCTATGGTCCATATCAAAACCAGGCTCAGGCTCAAGCAAATGGTGGTTGCGGTGGTGGTCACTCAAACTGGAGCTGGGGAGGTTATGGTAGTCAAGGAGGAAACGGTGGCGGTGCTGGTGGTGAAGCAACTGATGGTGTACAACACGGAGGTGGTGGTGGCGGTGGAGCCAATGGTGCTGGTTCTGTTGGTTATACTTGTAGTCCATATGGACGTAGAGGAGGTAATGGTGGTCCAGGAAAATCACATACTTGGTTAAACGGTAGCTCTACCTATTATGCAGGTGGAGGAGGAGGTGGTGGTGAACCTGGAACAAATAACTACTACGGAACTTGCTACGGTACAGTATTAGGTGGTGTTGGTGGTGGAGGTAATGGTGGTGTACCTGGCTTAACACCTGGTAATGGTGGAGCAAATACTGGTGGTGGAGGAGGAGGAACTCAGGGAAATAACACAGGTGGCTCAGGTGGATCAGGAATAGTTTTAATAAGATACTTATTATAATATGTCACATTTTGCATTAGTAGATAAAGATGATATAGTTGTTAACGTAATAGTTGCTGAACAAGATTTTATTGACTCAGGTGCTGTAGGAGATCCCTCAAGATGGATACAAACATCTTACAATACTTACGGAGGACAACATAGATTAGGAGGAACACCACTAAGAAAGAACTTTGCTGGTGTTGGTATGTTTTATGATAGAGTAAGAGATGCCTTTTATTTTCCACAACCTAGTCCTAGATTTACATTTGATGAGGAGACTTGTTTATGGTCATATCCTCCAAAACCAGATGATGGACAAGAATATATTTACAACTATGTTCTTGATGACTGGGAAGTTTTTAGTTAACTTGTACTATACGCATAGTATAAAAATAAGATTACATAAATAGATAAGAGTAGGTTATGAACAAACAAAGGAAGACCTCCCATATACTTAACATATTTCAATATGATCATACTACTGGAGCAGTAACGCTTCCAGCTGGTTTATCATTGCCTACACCAGATAGTACTGACAACTCAACAAAAGTTGCCACTACTGCTTGGATACGTGCGTATGTAGGGTCTTTATCTTACGCTACAGCTTCATCTGTTGAAACTGCAATAGCAGACCTTGTTGCATCAGCACCTACTACTCTTAATACATTAAACGAGTTAGCAACAGCTTTGGGTAATGATCCAAACTTTGCTACTACTATTACTACATCAATAGGGACTAAAGTACCTCAGTCAAGAACAATAACTATCAACGGCACTGCTTATGATTTAAGTGCTGATAGAGCTTGGACTATTGCATCAGGTGTTACATCGTTTAATACTAGAACTGGAGCTATTACATTAACTTCAGGTGATGTAACAGGTGCATTAGGTTTTACTCCTTACAATGCAACAAATCCAAGTGGATATATTAGCGGAATTACAAGTGCAATGGTTACTGGCGCACTTGGTTACACTCCATATAATTCATCAAATCCAAGTGGCTATATAACAGGTATTACATCTGGTATGGTTACTGGTGCTTTAGGTTATACTCCTTATAACTCTAGTAATCCTTCTGGTTATATTACATCATCTGCTTTAACTTCTTACGCGCTTCCTTTGTCAGGAGGAACAATGACTGGCTCTATTGTAAACAACACAGATGGAGCAGTTATACTTGAATCTAATGCATCGGAAAATAATAACTGGCTATGGAAAGAAAACGCAAAACAATGGGGGTTATTTTGGTTTAATAGAGGAAGTCAATCTGGTCAAACTATTGGAAGTTATACTACTGTTGGTGCAGAATTAATGTTTATGGGTGGCAGCTCTGGTATAGCTATGCCATCTGGTTGGACAGGATATATTGCTGGCAGCAATATTGCTGCAATGATATCTAACTATAATGGGTATATATATTCTGCCTCTACAGTTTATGCCGCAGGCGATATGCGGGCTCCAATATTTTATGATATAAATGACACTGGTTATTACGGAAACTTTGCAAGCACATCTCGTGTAAATGGAATCTATGCAGATTATATAGGTATAGGTCAAGATATTAATACTAGTTATAGATTAATTACTAACGGTTCTATTTATCTTAATTCAAATGGTAACGGATGGGCTGAAGGAGTATTTAAGCAAAGAAGAAGCGGTAGTACGTTTTATGATGTAATTGATGCAGGAAATATTGGAGGGCAAACAGTAGCTGGCTTGAATGCAGATTTCCTCGGAACAGGCACCGTTAGTCTTAGCAGAGGGTATTCTTGCGTACTTAGGAATGAAAACGGTTCTGGTGCTGCTGTAACATACGCTCCATTGCTTCATATGGCAGCGTCGGATACTATGTGGCAATTACAGGGTACTTACGGCACATCTGGTAATGGTACATTGTATTTCAGACAAGGTTATTCAGGCAGTTGGGGCAACTGGTTAACTATGTTGTCTTCTGCTAATTATTCATCGTACGCTCTTCCTTTATCGGGAGGCACATTAACTGGAACCACATCTGTAAATGCCGGGTATTCATTTGTTGCAAATGGGTACAACAACAACGGTGGTTTTGCTATGAATAATGGCGGACAATACTGGGGGTTAATGAATAACTTTGGTACAAACGATTGGAGACTAGGTAGAGGCTCGCATCAATCACAGAATGGAGGATGGAATCTACGATGGGATGCGGGTGATAATGTTTTTATTAATCAGCATCTATATCTTAATAATAACTATGGTTCTACAATAGTAGGAGCTTATTCATCAACTGTTTATCAAGGTATTTTTGCTATGGGGGATGCTTATAAGCTCCCATTAAATGGTTCTTCTACTGGAAGTTTATATGGTTTAGCTTGGTCACATCCTAATGCAGGAGGTGTCGCTGGCAACCTAAATACGCACGGTTTGCTAGTAATGGAAAATGGCTCATTCTTGGCAGCAATATCAGGAAATATAAAAGCTAGAGATGGTATTATTGCAGGTACCTATATGTATGCTCCAAACTACATTGAGTCTGGTGGAGCTATGTATGGAACTATCTTTTACGATAATAATGATAGGACTTATTTTTTTGATGGAGATGGTCAGACTAGAGCTTATCGAGTAAATTTAAGTAATGGTCAAGTACAAGCAGCTAACAATGCTGGGGGTAGATTAAGAATTTCTTCTTGGACTAATGGTGAATCAGTAATAAATGGTAACTGTCATAATATTGTTTTAGGACCATATAGTACAAGAACAGGAGCTGGATTATTTTATGCAGGTATTGCAATTAACGGTCTTATGAACTATAGTGGGAGTACAGCATATGATGTTGCTCCTCATATATGGTTAGGCGGATACTATAGAGATACCCCAGGTTCAGAACGCTCGGATTTTGTTGTGGCTATTAAATCTGGAACAGGTACATCTGGTGCAGGTTCTGATTTACCAGAAGTTAGATTTAGAGTAGATTATGAAGGTATAGCGACTGCAACAGGTTCTTTTAGGTCAAATGATATATATACAACAGGTGGCTGGTTTAGAAACCATACTAACAACAATGGTATATACTGGTCTAACACTGGTTGGCATATATATCCTGAAAATGCGAATGATATTTTTTTAAGGTCAGGAACAAGTAATATCGGATTGAGATTAACTACATCTGATGCTGTTGCTAGAGGATATATATATGCTGATACTGGTAATCAAGTTGGTATATTAACTTCTGATAGAAACTGGGCACTTAGAATAGATGGCTCAAAAACTACTCATATTCACGGTAATCTTATTGTAGGATATGGGCAGACATCTAGTAATATATGGATGGGGGATACAGATGAAACACAAAGGCGCATTCACTGTAATTCCAATCGTATTGGATTTTTAAATAGTTCAGATGGATGGGGAGCTTGGTGTAATAATGATGGTTCTTTTCAGTCAGCAAGAAAGGTTCAAGGTGAGTATCTTTATTCCGACGGTTGGGTTTATTCATCAGGAGGAAATACAGGATGGTATCAGGATAATCAAGGTCAAGGGATTAGGGCAGCTGGATATAATACATCGTATGGAACAATAGCTACTTATGGAACAAATACAGGAGGTCACGCAGGATATGCAATAATGAATAACTATAGAGTTATTCTTATGCAAGATAGCTCAGGTAATTTTGGGTTTTATAATAACGATGACTGGGCTTGGCAACTTTTCTTTAATAGAGGTAATAACTGTTGGGGTATAGGAACGGATAATACATATTCAGGTGATGGTTTCCGTTGTGTTAAATATGGTTCGTCTCAATATGGATGGACTACTTGGTCTGATAGAAGAGCAAAAGAAAACATATCAAGTATTACTGGAGCTTTAGATAAAGTACTTAACATGAGAGGTGTATACTTTAACTATATTAGTGATGAAGCTAAAAGTAAGAGAGTTGGGTTTATTGCTCAAGAACTAGAACAAGTATTACCTGAAGCAGTTAGATATGCAGAAGAGATTGATGAGTACAACGTAGAATATGCTCAAATTGTATCAGTATTAGCAGAAGCTATAAAAGAACAAAACATAAAGATTACAAGACTAGAAGCATTAGTAGAACAATTAACTAACAACTAAACATATGGCATTTAAGATTAACACTCCCATAGGCACTGATGCTGGGATTATTACAGGAGCTTACGTTCGTATTGGCGGATACAATATTAACAAAAACGGAGATATAGTATTCATTATTGATATCTTTAAAGATAAAGATGCAACTACCTACGATACAGCGTATATTCCTACTATTCATCCTAACAAACTACAGTCAAAAGAGATTGGTATATCATTAGATCTAAAGATGACCAATCGTATTGCTTATACAAAGACTATCACTAAACAAGTTGATGGAGTTGATACAGAGATGGAAGAAACCTTCTATAAGAAAGTATCTGACTTGTCAGTATTTGAAACAAAGACTATCTTTGAAGTAGGATACGAAAAGCTAGGTGAAAAACTAGCATCATTATACGGAGAAGAAAACATTGAAACAGTTTAAACAAAATATATTATGGCATTAAAGATTACTACCCAGATTGGGACAGACAAAGGTATTACAGCAGAAGCGTATGTACGTATTGCTAACTATCAGTTAAACAAGTATGGTTCGGCATCATTCCACATTGAGATCTTTCAATCAGAAGCAGATGCAACTCCATCAACACCAAACATGCCTACATTGGCTGGATCACAAGCTCGTAACCAGCAGATTGGTGATACAATCTACGTTCAACTTACTAAGCAAGAAGAGCGTACAATGAGTTATCCAACAGTAGGTTTAGATGCTGATGGTAATCAACTACCTGACCGTGTTGAAACCATTACAGTTTCAGTACCAGACTTATCTTCTGCGGAAGGTGTTGATATCTTTGCATTTGGATACTCACACTTAAAAGCTAAGTTAGTTGGTTTATTTGGAGCAGAGAACGTAGTTGACTGCTAATAAATAAGTATCTTATAGTATACCCTAGTTGATAATGAATAAGCCGTTAAACCTAAAAGACTTTATAAAGAAAGATTGCAATGGTGATATAGTATTACCAGGTAACCTTACTGTTACAAAGTTTATAAAAGCCCATACTCCATCTGTACTTGATGACTCAAATACTGTTCCTACAACAGCTTGGGTTAGAGATATATTGTCAACATACAATGTTGGTACAGGAAGTAAGTGGTATACAGGCACAACGGCTCCACTAGACTCATTTGGTTTGAACAACGACATGTACCTTATTACTACGTCAGGTACTTTCTATAGAAAAGAAAGTGACTCATGGGTAGTAAAGGGTACAATTGTCGGTGGTCAAGGTCCCGCAGGTAATACTGGTCCAGCTGGTCCGCAAGGATTAAAGGGAGATACAGGTTTAACTGGTCCACAAGGTCCTATTGGATTAACAGGTCCTACTGGTCCAAAAGGTGATACTGGTGCAGCTAGTACAGTTCCAGGTCCTGTTGGTCCTCAAGGTCCACAAGGACTTAAAGGAGACAAAGGAGACCGTGGTAATACAGGTGCAACTGGTGCTACTGGTCCTCAAGGATTACAAGGTATTCCAGGATGTTCTGGTGCAGAAGGTGCTATGGGGCCACAAGGTCCTGTTGGGCCTGTTGGACCACAAGGAGCTACTGGTTTACAAGGACCAAAAGGAGACAAGGGTGATAAGGGAGAAACAGGTATACAAGGACCTGCGGGTCCAAGAGGTCCTCAAGGGGATAAAGGTAATGATGGTGCACAAGGTGTTCAAGGTATACCTGGTCCCGTCGGTGCATCAGGTACAGGATTAACTTTACTTGGTACTGTTGCAGACGTTGCTTCTTTACCTGCATCTGGTAACACACAAGGTGATGCATATATTGTTACAAGTCCTAATGGTGACTTATATGTATGGAGTGCATCTGCTGGTGCATGGGAAAACGTTGGTAACATTGTTGGACCGCAAGGACCACAGGGTATTCAAGGTGTTAAGGGAGATAAAGGAGATCAAGGTATTGCAGGCGTTAAAGGTGATACTGGAGCAAAAGGTGATAAAGGTGACACGGGTAATAATGGTGCTGCTGCAACTATTGCTCTTGGTACTGTAACAACTGGGGATGCTGGTACAGATGTTGCTATTACAAACTCTGGTACAACAGCTGCAGCTATATTCAACTTTACTATTCCAAAAGGAGCTAAAGGTGATACAGGAACAGCTGCTACTATTAGTTTAGGAACTGTTACCACAGGTGCCGCTGGAAGTGCTGCTGCAATAACAAACAGTGGTACAAATGCAGCTGCAATATTTGACTTTACAATACCACAAGGTATTAAAGGTGATAAGGGTGACAAAGGGGATACTGGTGATACAGGACCTGCTGGTACTGGTTTTGATGCTATTTTTCCAGCAACCAATAATGCTCTTGTTATATCAAACGGTACAGAAACAGCTGCATTTACAAACCCTAATATCTATGTTAGTGGTAACAACTTATATGCAGGAGCATTCTACCAAACATCATCAAGAGCAAAGAAGACTGATATCACTGACTTTACATCATCTGCCTTAGATATTATCAACAAGACTAAGATTGTAAACTTTGCGTATAAAGCTGATCCTACAGTAAAACATATAGGATTTATAGCAGATGATACTCCAGCAGAACTGGCAACAGTTAATCACGACACGATGGATATCCCATCAACTATTGCAATACTTTTAAAAGCAGTTCAGGAACTACAAGAAAAGCTTAAGTAATACATGAAGGTTAATGATGCTCTTGTAACATTCGAAGAACTCAGCACAATGGGTTTTCCTGTAAAAGCAGGTACTAATCCTCCTATAAATAACAAGTGTGTTACAAAGGGAGAGGTTAATACTTACTATACAGTTGATACAACAGTTAGTCCCTTTTCTACTTATACAGATAATAGATGCCCTAGATTTCAAGATCTAGTTGCTATTGCTTGTGATGAGTTTGTTCCTACAATGACACAGACTATTGTGTCTCCTATAAACGGTGAAGTAATAACACCAGATTGTACTGATGAGTTTGTTTATAAGTTTCAGATTGGTGCTGGAGCTGCAACACAAAAGTCTGGTGGTTCACCAAGATTTCTTAACTACGTTCCTGCTGGTATTGAGATTACATCATTTAGATATGTCTACTATGATGGTAAAGCTATTGGTCCTGGTGCTAATGATTGGCCCTTACCAACATCTGATTACTATGTAGTTGTAGCATTAGACTCTGCTCATATTGATATTGCATTTGCAAAACCTATTGGTAATGGTCATACATATACTGTAGCGTTTAATGCAAGAGTAACAGGTGGTGGAGCAACTTATACAAATACAGCTAGTTTTTCTGGTTTAGGCTGTGATGGTTTAGTTACTGTTGAAGCAGCAAAAACATTTACTATAAGTCCAACAACTCTTGGTATTAGTATTACAACAGATCAAGAAGCGATTGCTGGTTGTACTACAGTAAAACGTTATATAGTTAATGTTACAAATACTGGTTGCAAAGTTATTGGTGGCACCTTAACTGTTGATTTACCAGCTGGTTTATACCTAGATGCGTTTGAAAAAATACTTTATGACGATCAACTATGCCCAGCACCTACCAGTGACTATTATACTTTAGATACATATCAACAAAATCAAAGTGGTGGTAATATTAGTGTCACATTAAAGAAGCCTATTAGTTCTGGTTTTAACTATACGTTATTCTTCTACGCTACTTCTGGTACAGCTGATCATACTGTATCTGCAGCAATTACTAGCGGTACGTTTACAGCAAGTACAACAAACACAAGTTCTTATACTACAATACCATCAGTAACGTATTATGAGTTAATCGGTTGTAGTCCTTCTGATTATGCGTTTACAACTATTGTACCTCTTGGTATAAATAATAGATATGTGTTACCATCAAATGGTGCTGTCTATACATATGTTGGTGGTACAACAACTCAGTGTACAGTTCCTCCAGCTTATAATGGATCAATCCAACGCACAACCTCTTATAACTGTTGTGACGATGTTCCTAATTGGCAGAATAATGGCACGTATGATTGCTATGGTACATGTGACAAGTATTATGTTCAGACAGATATAGCTGGTCCTTGTTCATCAACAAACGGACAAACAAGACAGGGAGCTGTTTATCAATATAACTCAGCAGATTGTGGTGGATGTTGTGGACAATCAACTTTACAGACACAAGGAGATCAAATAGGTACATATCATACTTGTAGTAATGGTACTGTTAATCAAACACCAGTATACCAGAATAGTAACACTTGTTATGGTGGACCATATATCTATTTATTGAATGGTACATGGTTAATGAATAATCCATCTAATCCATATCCATCAACAACATCTAACTGTCAAGATACAGGATCAGCTTATTGCCAAGGATCAAACTGGGTTATCAATCAGTATCAAGCTAACCCTTGTTCTTCTGCTGGTTGTGGTGTTCGTGTTATTGAGTATAACTCTGTTGCAAACGGATGTTATGATCCATGTGCTGGAAACACTGCACCAATATTTACTTATCAGAATTATACAAGCTGTTACGAATGCTATAACGCTCCTGTTTATAAAGACACAAACAGTTGCTCATCAACAAATGGTCAATACTATGTTGAGAATCAAGCAGGGAATAAAGTTTATGTGGGTGGTCAACCAACAGGTGTTTCTTGTAACTATACATCTAACTGTCAGGATACTGGTAATGCATACTGTCAAGGTCCTAACTGGGTTATTAACCAAGCTCAACAAAATCCTTGTTCTTCAACAAGTTGTGGTGTTAGAGTTATTGAATACAACTCAGTAAGCAATGGCTGCTACACTCCTCCACCTGCTTGTATCTCATGGAGAATGGATAACTATAACGGATTTGGCTTAACTGATTACATTGAGTGGACTGATTGCAGCAACCATTTACAATCAGATGCTATATCAGATGGTTCATTCTTGACAATCTGTTTCAAAGAAGGAACAAGCGTATCATACAGTTACTCAACACCTAATGAGCTGGGGCCTTGCTAGTCTGCCAGATTATAGGTATATTATAATGTAGTATATATTTACAAACCAAATACAACCATCATGTCAAAAAACAATCTAGTTACTACCCTAAGCATTGGGGAGATTTACTTACTTGAGTCAGAGATCAACGGACAAGTCGATCAACAGACTGGTGAGAAAGTTACAAAAGGAGTTCTTGGTCATCCTTTATCAATGGTTCACCGTTACTGGTTAACTGATTTATCAGACACCATCGCTGCTCACAAAAAGACAGTTGATAAGTTACGTGAGGAGTTAATCACGAAGCTTGGTGAAGCTGATGATAAAGGTGGATACAACTTACCAATGACTATTCCAGTTCTTGACGAGGAAGGTCAACCAAAGTTAGGAGAAGACGGTAAAGAGTTAAAGCAGTTCAACCCTAAGTTTGTTGAGTTCAACGAAGAGATGAATAAGTTATTCAGTGAAACAAAAGATGTTTCTCACTATCCATTTACGATTGCCGCGTTTGATTTTAAAACAGACGAGTCCTACCCCGTGCTCTTCAAACTCTTGAAGACAAAAAAAGAGGAAAAGCCAACTGCATCAGTTGAGTAATTCTAACCCTTATTATTCCTCATATAGTATAAGTAAGCCATGAGTATATTATTCATGGCTTCTTTGTTTTTATTTGTAAAGTACCTCAGATTTAAGTATATTATAATGTAGACTGAAGTAATCCAGACACTAATATTAAGCCCTATGCTACCCACACGTTCTAATACAGCAGATCAAGGGTGCTCTCCAGTATCATCAAACTGCGTTATTTGGCAAGGTCCTGCCTTACCATGTTTAAGTTTATGCACAGGAGACACTGTATCATCTGTTATATACAAGCTTGCAGATTTTATCTGTAACTCAGGTAATCAAAACTTAGACGTTGACTTGTCTTGTTTAACAAGCGTTAACGTTACAGATAAATCAATCGAGAACATCTTAACTCTTTTGATTACAAAAACGTGTACCTTAGAAGATCTTATTAATGATATTGGTGCTGGACCAACTGTTGAAGATCCTCTTATTACTATTGCACAATGTTTCAGAACAACAGATAGTAATGGAGATCCAATAACAACAAAACAGCATACTGAATATACACGTCTTATTGGGCTTAAGGTTTGTACTATTGATGGTACTGTTAGTGCACATACTTCAACTCTTAGTTCTTACGGTAATCGTATTACTGTATTAGAACAAGCAGTATTAGGAAACTCAGCTACAGAGGGTCAAGTTACTTTAACTTGTGGTGGTACAACTACTACACAATCTATTAGCGATGCTTTATTAAATCTACAAGCTCAGGTTTGTGGTATTCGTACAGCATTAGGTACTAACTCAGCGATAACAGCTGCTGCTGGATTACAACCAAGTTCATTAAGTACTTCTCCTGCATTATCTGTTACAGGTACTATGTCTGCTTTAACTGGTTGGAAACCAACAGTTAGTACAGTTGCAGATACTATCTCTAACTTATGGGTTACTCTTATTGATTTACGTACAGCATTCAATAACATAAAAGACTTGATCAAGCCAGATTGTGCAAACGTTATTGTTGACTTTGCTCCTGCAATGATTAACAATGGTACTGCGGTTAACTTGTTCTTTAGTGGTTACAGCTCTGTACCTACTGGATGGACTAACACAGATTCAAAAGGATCTAAGTTAACTATTACAGATGCTCTTGGTAACTCACACCCAATCTACGTTGACGTTATTGGTGTTGTTAACTCTGCTAACCCACTTGTGATTCAGTTATCTGGAACACCGTTGAACTTAGCTACTAAGTTAACGTTTACACTTGCTTCATCATTGACAAACTCTGGTGTTCAGTGTAACAAGACTATTACAAAAGGATCTGATAGTGCTACAAACTCTTGCCCTACATTAACTGTAGTTCCAGGAGCAACAACAATGGCATTCTCGTTTGCTCCTCCTATTAACGACAACGCAGTATACAAGATCGAATTATTATCAAGTGGTGATGTTGTTCTTTCAACAAAGACCTTTACTAACCCACAAGCAATTGTATCTGACGTATTCACTAACTTGTTACAAGGAACTGCATACAAAGTTAGAGCAACAACAACTATTGGTAGCCTAGCTCCTGTAGTTTGTCCATCTGCTCCATATACTACTTTAAACACTGACACTGGTTCTACAACTTGCGGATTACCTCCAACGATTGCAGGAACACCAACAGTATCTTAATACCACTAAACTATGAGCTGCAGCGATTCATCTTTGCCTTTATCTAATTGCAACCCATGTGCAGGTTGTCCTCCAGTACCAGCAATAACAACTGCTTGTGTTGATGGAGAACCATGCGAAGAGTTAGCATTACTTGGTTGTGTTAAATACTCAGGAGATAATATCTTAGAAGCAAAGATTACAAACGGAGAACGTTTAGATGAGATCTTGCAAAAGCTTATTGTTGGTATTACTGCTCCAGAGTGTATTAGCCCAACATTAAAGTGTGTAACTAAGTTACGCTCAACTGTTATTACAGCTAGTGCAATTACTGTTGCATGGAATACAGCTGCTGATACAACTAGCTTAACATTACAATACAAAACATCATCAGCTTCTACATGGACTGATGTAGTCGTTACTGGATTATCAACAAAAGAGATTACTGGATTAACCGCAGCTACAACTTATTACTTTAAAGTAGCTAGTGTTAGTGCAGGTGGTACTAACTGTTCTTCAGTAACTATTAGCGTAACAACAAAAGCTGCTTAATAATGGCTAACGGATTCTTAACTATATCATTAACTACGTCACCTTCTAACTTTTCAGGAGGTTTACGTATACGGTATAGAAAAGTAGGGACAACTGGTTACACAGAATACATCCATACTGGTGCAGGAAACGTTATTACAATCCCTATAAACGATAATACAGTTTTATACGAGGGTACAATTGAGGGTATCTGTGTTACGAATGGTGTAACAACTTACACAAACCCAACTCCTTTTAGTTCAATCTCAGCTGGTAATACTTACTAATGGCAACATTAACAGTCAACTTTATTATTAACGGTACTGTACCAGTGCTAGGATATAAGGTAGCTTATAAGAAAACTACAGATTCTTCTTATAGTTTCTTACCTGCAAATATCTTTTCTAGTCCAGCTGTTATTACTGGTGTTGATCCAACAGCTCAATACGAAGGTTATATTCAAGTTGATTGTGCAGGTACAACAGGTGCAAAAACTAATTTTACAACAGGTAGTCAAGTAACACCTCCAACGCCAGGTTCTCCAGGTTATACATTAAGTATTACAGATGGTAATGGTTATCCTATTACTACTGCAAACGAAGGATCTGTTATATTAGTAAAACTTGTAACAGAGAATGTTGCATACAATACTCAAGTACCTTATACAGTAACTGGTTTACAGCTTGCTGATTTAGGTCCAGGATCTGCACCACTTGCTGGAAACTTTGTTATTGAGAATACAGGGCATAGTGATACTAAGTCTTTTGCTATTGCTGCTGACTTAACAACAGAAGGTAACGAAACCTTTACGTTATCACTTGATGGTTTAAGTGCAAGTGTTTCTTGTACTATTGTTGATACATCTATCTCAGGCGGTAGTCAACCAACTCCTGTACCTACATGTATTCTTGTAGAAGATGGATGGTTAAACGATAGTCAACAGGAGTGTACTGGTACTAATCCATCAACAAGTTATAATAGAATCACAAACAGAGTACGTGCAACTATAAAAGATCAAAACGGTATAAACACTACCAGAACATCATCAACAGATGTAGTACTACGATTTACGTATAATCAGTGTTGGGGCGGTGTTGATCCTGTATATACTCAAACGATTACTATTCCAGCTGGACAAGCAACGGCATACTTAGATTATACTAAGTACGATGTTGTTGATTGTGGTCAAGCAAACTGTGTTCCTGAAGATATTACCTTTAACTGTGCAGTTAGTAATACTGCAGGTTTAGTATTCTGCCCTACAACTCCTACTTGTTAATTATGGCTTGCCCTGTTACTAGAACTATAACGATTAACTTTAACCCATCTACTCCTGCTCCTGCAAACGGATACAGAGTACGTTGGAGAAACGTTGGTAGTGCAAACTATATTATTGCTGGCACCTATACAAGTTCACCAGTAGTATTACCAAACATCCCAATGTGTGTTGCAGTTGAAGGTACTATAGAGAACAGTTGTGGTAACAATGATTATAGTTCTTCAACACTATGGTCAGTACCTGCACTATCATCAACTAAGTGTTCAAACATACTTGTTAGAAGTAAGTTATCTCCTAGCTTTTATATCTATCCAAAAGAACTTATTGATGTTGACAACTCATCATCAACAAGTATATCTTTAAACTATATAGCAAACGATACACCAAATAGATTTACTGTATATAACTCAGATAATAATATAGTTGCTAACTCAAACTGGGTTGGTGTTGCAGATTACGCTGGTCCTTGGGGATCTTCTTTGAATACAGACATTTCAGGAACATTAACGTTTCCGAAAGCATCAGGCGATGGTCGCTTCTTTTATCTTGTTGTTGAGCATGCTGGACATGCAACAATCACAGATAGCTGGCAAGTAACATTAGGATGTGCAGTTGGTGGCGGTACACTAACTCCAACATACGATCTTAAAGCTTATATCTACGGTACACAAACAAACGTAGGAGCTGAAGGTCAAACGATTACTGTTGTATTAACAACAACAAACGTATCTAACGGAACAAACATTAACTATGAGGTGACTGGTATTCAGTCTGCTGACTTATCAGTTGGTTCTGCAGGATTAACAGGAACATTCACAGTTAATAATGGTACAGCTTCAAAGGTCTTTACATTCGTAAACGATGTAACAACAGAAGGAGTCGAAAACTTTTTATTGACATTAACATCACCAGGTATAACAAAGAGCATTACTCTTCCTATATCGGATACATCACCTGGTTCATAAGACATTGTCTGAAGTTTTGTTGGTTTTCTTCTGACAAACGGGACCCCTTGCTAGAAATGGCGGGGGTCTTTATTTTGTATTAAACTAACAAAAGCTTGGAAGTATGGAATATTTTTAGCAGTTTTATCTTCCATAAGTGTAACTAACAACAAAACAGTAACTTATGAGTACTAAATCAATCAATGAATTAGTAGCACAGAGCATTACCTGGAAGAAGAGTAATGCCTATTGTGCTGACAAACTAGGACTATCACTTCTACAATACAAGAAGTTAAAACGACAAGTCCTTTTAGACCAGAAGTTCAATCCAGATGCCCCTGACTTAGCTTACGATATTGAGATTGAAGAGAACGTAAAGGATGGTACTGCAAAGATAACAGGTACTACAACAGAACAACCTCAATCAGCAGAAGAGATCATTAGAGTATTAAAGATCGATTTATCAAAGTGGGAGCTTAATCGATTCTGGAACAAACAAAAGAAAAACGGCTGGTTAGTATCAGCATTAGTAGTAAAGAAAAAAGACGGCGACTTATCAATAGAAGACGCAGAGCACATAATCGCGAGAGTATTCCAAGACAAAAACTTTAAACCTGTCACTCTCTATCCAACGATATCAAATCAAAAAGCATTATTTGTTTATTTATCTGACAGACATATCGCTGCATATGTTGGTGGGGTTGCTATGTATGCAAACTCATATGATAAAACGGTATACAAAAAACGTTTAGCAGAAGTATTACATGAAATACATTATCAGAAAAGTATATTCGGCAAGTTCGAGGACGTATTCATTATCGATTTGGGAGATAAGATGGATGGTCTTGATGGTTATACAACTAGAGGTGGTCACAAACTTCCTCAGAATATGAATAACCGCGAAGCATTTGAAGTAGCAGTTGAAGCAGAAAAAGAGTTTATAGACTCAGTGATTGCATCAGATGTAGCAAACAACTATCACGTTTATCAGAATGCTAACTCAAACCATGGTGGTGACTTCGACTATATGGTTAATAGAGCTTTAGAGATATATGTAAATACAAAGTATCCACAAGTAAGTACAAAGATCTTTCAGAGATTTATTGAACATGTACAGTATGGAGATCATTGTTTTATGTTTACTCATGGTAAAGATGATGCTGATATGAAGCATGGTTTACCATTACATCTAAACGATAAGGTTGAGAATTACTTACGTAAGTATTTGATGTATAATAAGATTGATCCAGATACATCCTACGTATCTTTAGTTAAAGGAGATCTTCATATGTCAGCTAGTCAAGGAGCTTATGGATTCAGATACCGTAACGTATTGTCTTTATTTGGAGGCAGTAAGTGGATAGGAACAAACTTTGGACCTAACAGACCAGGTTGTAGTTATGAGATTGTTGAGAAGTATACAGAACGTATACTTGAAGGGAACATCATGTTTTCATAGGAAACTTGGCAGATTTTTTGTAAATTATTAGTAGAAGAGCCTCTATATGAAGGTATATAAACAACCAGATTTAAACGCTCCTCGGTATCGTCCAAAGAAACTAAACATACTTAGTCAGGATACTTACAGAAACTTCTTACAGAAGAATCCAAAGTATCGTTCTTTAACATACCAAGAGTATAAAGAGATCGTTATTGCAATAAACGGCAAGCTCTGGGAAACAGTTATAGATAATAGAGATGGGGTAGAACTACCAGAACATCTTGGTTATTTATTCATTGGTACATGTAAACGAAAGGTTACAGATAATACTGACTATCAGAAGTCTGCTATCTATGGTGTCAAAGTACAAAGACAAAACTGGGAGTCAGATCAGTTCGTAGCAAAGATCTTCTATACCAACTTTGAAGTCAAGTATAGGTTTAAGTTTCATCACATGTGGGGCTTTACTGGTGTCCGAGACTTTAAACGTACTGTTGCAAAGACTTATCCGATTGAGTGGAAGAAGTATCCCGTGGTCGATAACTTTCAACAGGTCTCTAGAATGTTTCGTATATCAAATCGAAAGGATCTACAAGATAAGAAAACAGCTGAAGACCTCATTAACTATGATGAGTTCGACTTAGATTAATACAATCATGGCAAGAACCACTATTGGAGAAGTTATCTCACGAGTACGTAATCAGTTAAAGGCTGTCAAATCAGACGCCTTTTTAACTGATCGTTTTATTTATAGTCTTATTAGTAAACATGCTAAGTGGTTAATGAAGCGTGAAGACGGAAAGAATAAGATTATGTCTTTCTCTTCTATCTTTCAAACACTCGACTATGTTGAGCTTGTTGAGATTGATCGTGTTGAGGCACAGTGTACAGGTATTAAATCTGGTCTTACCTTTAGACGCACAAAAGCAAAGATACCTGCATTCATGCAAGGATACTGGGGACCATTGATTCGTTCAATAACATCTATTGACGGCAGTGAATCATTACAAGCAACAACTCCAGGAACGTTCTTGAATATTGCAAAGCAGAAGAACTATAAGTATAATAAAACAAAGTACTTCTGGTTCTTGAATGACTACTTATACTTTCCAGATCTTGATTGGGATGCTGTAAAGATTGAAGCCGCTTTTGAAGATAGTGTTGGATGTTGGAACTGTGATCCTTCTGATGACTGCAACTTCAGACAACTAGAACCGTTTAACGTTCCTGACTTCTTACATGGTGAGATTGAGTCAAACGTAATGAAAGACTTCGGTATAACTTTACAGATACCATCTGATGTATCTGCTGATAAACAAAGCAACTTTAGATAATGAATACTGACTTACAATATCGCACCTTTGACGAGTTGATGGCATCCGTGTCATCTGACTTTCGTATGTATAATCTTGAGGGGATGATCGAGCCAGCTGATCTTATCAAAGTTGCTCAACGTGTTTCTTATGATCTTGGTCTTCGTATCAATAAGACAAAAGAGACAGTGCTTGAGATTACAAAAGGAAAAGCTCGCTTACCTCTTGACTTCTATGTGCTTAACAATGCAATGTTGTTAGGTCAGTATAAAGTAAAGACTCCTGTAATGGCAGGTCGTCAAACAGAAGAGTTGAGTCTTGTTGTTGACCCTAGTGTTTGTGCATCATGTGGTTCTGAAGCTACTGTTTGTGGATGTAGTAATACATATACTACATCAACTCAACAAAATGGTGACAACTGTGGAGAGGTAATACTTGTTGAGAAGATCAGAAACGAGGTTAGAATCTACGATCACTTCGAAAGAGTACATATGAACCCAAGTAAGTTTTTATCTCGTTACGCTCAAAGTATGGGGCTTGCAGGAGATAGCACAGCTTGGAGAGCAGAGATCAAGAATGGTTTTATTCATACTAATCTAACAGAGGGTAAGATCTACATAAACTACGAAGGATCATTAGAAGACGAAGATGGTAACTTATTAGTTCTTGATCATCCAATGATTAACGAATACTATGAGTATGCTTTAAAGAAACGTATTCTTGAAAACTTGTTTATGAACGGTGAGAATACCGTTACTAATCAGATTCAACTTATTGAACCGTTGTATAGAGCTGCAAGAAATAACGCTTTATCGATAGTTAATACTCCTAACTTCCAGGAGATGCATGATCTATGGGCTAAGAACAGAAAAGCTCAATACAATAGATACTATGCAATGTTTAGTTCAGCTTCAAATACTACCTTTAAGTAATGGCAACATCACCAAAAGATAACGCTAGTGTAATCAATACCTTCTCAAAAGGTATGATGAAAGACCTTAACGAAACCTTCGTTGGTGAAGGCGTATGGTTGCATGCACGAAACGCTGTCAACAACTCACATGATGGGCAAGTTGGTGTTCTTGGTAATGAGCCAGCTAACCTACATACAGTTGACTTACCATATACACTTATTGGTTCTATACCTATTACAGATGGTACATGGGCTTTATTTACAACTGACAACGTTGATTCTGAGATTGGTATCTTTGATGCTAACCTTGGAACATACAAGACTGTTGTTAATGACCGTGGGTTAAACTTTCATAAGAACAATCTTATCACAGGAGCATCTCGTAAAGGATTTGATTGCGGATATAAAGTATACTTTGATGATGGTCGTCGTAATCCATCTCGTGTATTAGATCTTGATAATGTTCCTTATGTTACAAAGAAAGTAAAGCAAGGCGAGTGCTACATTGAACAATCAACAGGAGTTCTTGACGTTGAGCAGATGCGTCTTGCTCAAATCTTAACTATACCATGTGTTAATATTGAGAAAGGTAAAGCTGCTGGTACATTACGTAATGGTTCTTATCAAGTAGCGATTGCTTATTCAATCAATAGTATTCGTGTTACTGACTATCTTGTTGTATCTGAAGTACAAGGTTTGTTTGATCATGATGGAGAAGGGGGTAGTTTAACCGTTGATATCTCGAATACAGACCAAGATTTTGATGAGTTTGAGTTAGTACTCATCTCAGTAGTAAATAATCAAACTACGGCCAAAAGATTAGGTATATACTCAGTTAATCAGAACCGTGTGTATATTGATTCTGTTGAACCAGATCTTATTACAGTACCACTTGAACTTATTCCATTAGTAACTCCAGCGATTGAATCATCTGATGCAACATTTAGATTAAACAACTATCTTGTTAGAGTTGGTATACAAAGTAAGTTTGACTTTAATTATCAACCATTAGCTAATAAGATCCAAACTAAGTGGGCAAGTGTTGAGTATCCTGCAAACTATTACTTAAAAGGTGGTAACAATACAGGATACATGAGAGATGAGCAGTATGCTTTCTTTATCAGATGGATATACAATACAGGTGATAAGTCAGCATCATACCATATTCCTGGTAGAGCTCCTCGTACAGATGAGCGTAATTACTTATTCTCTGCAGATGCAAGTGCTATTGAAGGAGATGATTCACCCGAAGTATGGAAAGTAAAGAACACAGCTGAGGTTTTATCTGTTCCTAATACACCACGTGCAGACGGTGGTGTTGTTATTGCTGAAGGAGAGATGGGTTTCTGGGAATCTACAGAGATTTATCCAGATAATAAACCAGAGATTTGGGGTAACTTATGTGGAGAAAAGATTAGACATCATAAGTTTCCTGATAACTCATTAGCTGAACAAGTATATCATCAGTCACAAGGTGGTGATAAGATACGTATTCTTGGAGTTAAGTTTGAGAATATCTCTGTACCAGTAGATAATGCTGGTAATCCATTAAATGATATTATTGGATATGAGATCCTTAGAGGTTCAAGAGAAGGTAATAAGACTGTTGTTGCAAAGGGTTTATTAAACAACATGCGTCAACATGATATGCCTGATCAACCAGGAGTAAAAGGTTTGTATCAGAACTATCCATACAATGACTTAAGAGAAGATCTTTTCTTAACGTCAAACAAGAGCTTTATTGATCGTGGTGCAAGAAACAATCGTTTAGAAGATGGTCTTAAGGAATATAGAAAAGACATGTTCTCTTTCCATAGTCCTGATACATCATTCTCTAAACCATATCTTTCAGCATCTGAACTTAAGGTTTATAGTGAAGTATATGGTACATCTGAAGGATCTTTCAAGTATGTATACAAACACCCACAGTTTAAGCTTTTAAGTGAAGCTGCAAAAGGAACTATTGATAATCTACTTAGTACTCTTATTGCAACTAATCTCCTTACGAATGCGGCGAAAACTATTAAGTTTGGCGGTACAGAAGGTGAGCCGTTCGAGTTCTCTTTAGGTGGCGGTGTTCCAACTCCAGCTCCTCCTGCTGCTGCTTCAGATGCTTTTGGTGCTACAGGTGCTGTAACAACTGCTATATCAATTGCTGCTTATGTTGCAAACCTTGCTATCTATACAGCAAACGTTGTTGCTTTAATCTATGCTGCTAAGTTATTAAAAGATCAATACAGTGAAAAGGTAATAAACGTTGTTGCAAGCATGATACCAAAGCGTCAGTTTGCAACACAGTATGACTCACATGGATTCTATAGCAACTACAGTATTAACACAGGTGTTGATAATGCTCGTAGAAAAGTAGCTGATGCTTTCTATATCGGAGACAACTTACAGTCTTACAATGAGTATAGAATCAATAACTTGCATAGAGGTAAGTATGTATTAGTTAATACAACTCGTGAGTTTGATGCTCCAAAAATAGTTGACACTAGTAGAAACACAAAGACACAGTTACAGACTGATCTTAATACAACGGTTAAATCTGCGATCTCAGGATACTACGGTGCCATTAAATCAGCGTTTCCATCTCAGTATGGTCAGCTAGAATCTATCAAGCAAGTTCCTGTATATACATGTGTATATCAAACTCAACCAGATAAAACAAAGGTTTATTCAACTGATGTATTATTTGGTGGAGATATTTACATTGGTCGTTACACAGAAAAGAATCCGTTCTTATTCTTCCATGATTGGTTGTATGATCAACAAGATGAGTTGTTATATGACTATCGTGCAAGAATGTCTGTTGCTTACCCAAGATATTGGTTAGAGAATACAGATGCAAAACGTTTAGTAACAGATGGTACAACAGCGTTCTCACACCTTGACGATAGACATGAGGTTGATTCTTATGTTAACAGAGGGCACTTCTACTTATTCTGTAATGGGGTTAGAGACTTCTTTGTAGAGTCAGAAGTAAACTTAGCATATCGCGATTGGGATGAGACTCCTGATAAGCGTCACTACGATCCGGATAAGTATACTGATCTTACATCAATGTTTAGATCAGACATTATGAAGAAGGGTAACTACTACAAGTATGATTACTCTCTTAGTGTATCTAAGTTATACAACAACTATGTTAGTTGGGGATCAATGCAGCCTCGTAGCTACGATCCAAAAGTAGCTGAGCAATGTTATAGTTACTCACCAAACAGAATTATGTATTCTCTTCCACAAGAGCAAGAGCAAATGCAAGATAACTGGGTGCGTTTCTTACCTAACAACTACATTGATATGAGTGGTAGAGTAACAGCTTTAAAGTCTGTTGGTCACACAGGAGCCCTTATTATGTTAGAGAATGAATCACCAATAATGATTCAAGGTGTTGACTCACTACAAACAGATGCAGGTATCAAGATTACCGTTGGAGATGGAGGTTTATTTAACCAACCAATGAGAAACATTATGAATACTGATGATGAGTACCAATATGGCTCATGTCAGAGTAAGTATGCTATTGTTGGTATACCAGCTGGTGTATTCTGGGTATCTCAGGAACAAGGTAAAATATTCCAGTATGCGGGACAGTATAAAGAAATCTCAAGAAACGGCAACAAGTGGTGGTTTGCTAAGTATCTTCCTTCACAGTTGCTCAAAGCTTTTCCAAACTTTGCTCACTACGATAATCCTCTTATTGGTGTTGGTTGTAACATGTCCTATGATAATACTAATGAGATCTTATACATTACTAAAAAGGATTACAAGCCAATAAACAAAGATCTTAAGTACGACACAATAAATGGATTCTACACACTAGGAGAAGAGTTTATTGATAATGGCGTTGTTAAACAAACAAAGACTGCTGTAACTCTTGGAGATCCATTACATTTTGAGAATGCATCTTGGACAATGAGTTATGATGTTAAGAACGAACAGTTTATATCAATCCATGACTGGCATCCTAACTTTATTATTCCAGCAAGAAGTTCATTCTTGACTGTACAAGATAAAGGTGTATGGAGACATAACAGCAGAACTGACTTATACTGTAACTTCTATGGTGTTGATTATCCATTTGAAGTAGAGTATGTAGCATCAACAGGTGTTAATGTAGCTACTGTTAAGAACGTTGAGTACATTCTTGAGTGCTTTAAGTATCTAAATGATGGTAATGATAAGTTCCATCTTCTTGATGATAACTTTGATAGAGCTTTAGTATATAATTCAGAACAAGTATCAGGTTACTTAGACCTTAACTTAAAGAGAAAGGATGATCCTATAAGCTTGTTACTATATCCAATGGTTCAATCTGATAGCATAAAGATCAACTATTCAAAAGAAGAGAACAAGTACCGCTTTAACCAGTTCTGGGATATTACAAAGAACAGAGGTGAGTTTGTTGGTAACGAGGTTCCTATGTTTAATGTATCGTCAAACGGATATACAAGAGCTCTTAATCCAAAGTATGTTGACTATAAGAAGTCAGAGATTGAGCGTAAGAAGTTTAGACACTATGCAAACCGTGTATTCTTACGTAAGATAAAGAGTGGTTCAACCAAAATGTTATTCAAGATAATAAGCACTAAGCTACAAATCAGTCAACGATGAGTTTTAACAGATCATTATTAACACAGATTACAAAGGATCTAAACAAAAAACCAAGTAAGCCAAAGGTTCCAAAGAATCAATGGCAACATCCTGGTGAGGTAACAAACATCCCTTCTAATAACATTACGATGGATGGTGTTAGCTATCCTGTGTTAGGTGTTCCTAATGTTGGACAACCTCAGATGATGTATCCTAATCAGCAATATTCTTATCCTGGTGCTAGTAGTGTTATGGAGTATCCTTTTATGGATGAATATGCTGAGATGGCTAAGGGTGGTCAGCACGGTGGATTAGATAGATGGTTTGCAGAGAAGTGGGTTGATGTTAAGACTGGTAAACCTTGCGGTAGACAAGAAGGTGAAAGCAGAGCAGGTTATCCAGCATGTCGTCCTTCAAAAAGAGTAAGTGAAGATACACCAAAAACAGCAAGTGAGTTATCAAGTGCTGAACGTGAAAAGTTTAAGAGATCAAAAACTTCTAGTGAGCGTATTAACTATCAACATAGAAGAAAACAATACGGTGGAGATATAATGGATTATAACTACGATTACCCAACAGAACTAATGGCAAAAGGCGGAAACGTTCCTACTAACCCAGCATTATGGTCAAGAGCTAAGGCAGCAGCTAAAGCTAAGTATGATGTATATCCATCTGCTTATGCTAATGGATTTGCTGCTAAGTGGTATAAGTCACATGGTGGAGGCTGGAGAAAAGGTCAATATGGTATGGAAGTTATGGGTCAGGGTGGTACAAACAATCCTGGTTTTCAAGCACTGCCTGACTATGTTCAACATAAGATATTATCAGAGATGAGCTTTGGTGGATATATGCCTGAGTTTGGTAGCGGTGGTTATACTGTTACAAGAAGCTCTGATAGAAAAGGTAAGACACACAAAGTAACTGGTCCAGATGGTACAGTTAAATACTTTGGTGATTCTAAGTTAGGACAACATCCAAAAGATCCAGAACGTAAAGCAGCTTTCTATGCACGTCATAAAAAGAACTTAGATGCTAATCCTTACTTCAGAGCTTTTGCTAGAGCTACTTGGCAAGATGGAGGTCAGACTGATTCTACTCTTGAAAATATTGCAGAGGTATTTGACCCAACAGGAATTACTTCTTGGGATGATGTATATCGTTCCGCAGTAGATCCAAACTCTAAGTGGTATGAAACAGGTATTGAAATAGCTGGAGCTTTACCTTTATTAGGAAAACTAGGAAAGTTAACTAAAGCGGGTATTCATCTTAAAAAATATAAAGGCTTAGATAAAGTATTATATAATGCTTTACCAAAGAATGCAACTCTTTCAAAAACTATTGATGCTATTGGAACAGCTGGTAGAGGCTCAGATGCTTATCAAGCAATACAGCAACTACCAGGTAATAAGTTTTTACCATTTGCTGAAGGTGGTCAGACACGTAATGAACGCGAGATGGTAGAAGGTATTGCTGATATCTTATCACAAGTAAGAGATCCACAAAACCGTGCTGAGATTGCTAAGCAGATGATGTCTGATTTTAGACGTGATGACGTAGCTTACAATCAACAGAAGTTCTTAGAGATGTCAGAGTTAAAGTATGGTGGCATGCAGAAGTATCAAACAGCTGGTCAAGTTATTAAACCAAAGAAAGGATACATTGATCTATCAGAGTATGGTTATAACGCATTAGATGCTGAAGGTATTGCAAAAGCTGAAGAGCTAAACAAGATGTATCCTGGTTCTAAGTTTGTTTGTACCGCGAAAGGATGTGCTGATATTGCAAGACAGATTGGCGATGCAAAAGGATATGACTTTGGTAGAAATAATGCTTGGGGATATAGAGGTAACATTCCTGAACTATACGTTAACCCAGGGTATAAAGAAGAACTAGAGGCAGGTAAACCGTTACATAATCCAAGAAGTTATGGGTTTCCAGAAGAAGTTAAACAACTATCTGGTGTATTAGTTGGTCTTAATCGTAAAGATAACTTTGATGGTAAGATGGCTAAAACTACGGCTGAAGCTAATGATAGTAGAGACTATGCTAACCGCATGCTGTATGCTGGCAATAATGCTGGTCATGAACATATTGGTTATTTTGGCGACGGTATGATGTATCATGGTACAGCATCAAGTAAAGATCATCCTGCATTCTATGTTATTGATGATCCAAAAGATGGTATTGCTTTACCTGGTATATCAAAGTATAACGTTGTTAATGCAATGGGTGAGCCTGGTCTTATGGATAGAGCAGCTAGTACTTTTAATAGTGTTACTGGTTCTGTAGCAGATGCGTTTAATGACTTCAAAGCTAAGTTTATAAAGCAACAAGGTGGTACTGCTTATAACGAGATGGTACAACGCTTAGCTTATAAAAAGAAAGGTGGTTTATTAAAAGCACAAGTTGGTAAACAAAACCCATTCTTCCCTAATCTTAATCCAGCACAAGAAGCAGCTGATGCTCAAGCACAAATGCCATCTGATACAAATCCATTTGGTGTATATGATGCAGTATCTCAAGAAGGGGCAGGTATTGCAGGTCAGATGAAGAGTAAGATATTAAAAGAGAATACAGCAGCTACTGCTACAACAACTGATCAAAAAAAACAGCAGAAGTCTAATCCTATGCTTAATCCTTTCTTTGCACTTAACACATTTATTGGTGGAGCTAATCTTAATGCACAAGCAAAAAGAGAAGAAGCAAACCGTCAGATGTTACGTTCTCAGAATGCTACATGGAATCAACAGTATGATTCAATAATGAATCGTGGAGATTACTCTCAAGGACCAAGCTCATATGGTTTATACAAACCAGATCAAATGAGTGTTCCTGGTTTCTTTGCTGATGGTGGTTTAACAAGTCTTGATGTTGCTTTAGGTATGGCACCAACAATGGTTCCTAATCTTACACCAGATTTAAACTATGCTGCTTTTGATATGCCAGCAACAAAATCCCCTGAAGTGGCAACACCTGCAAGTCCTGAATCATATAACGTAACACCTGCTGCTGATGTTGCTGGTTTAGAATTAGATCCAGATAAGATGCTTGAAGCTATTGCTGGTACAGAATCTGGTTCAAAGAAAGGACAATCAAAAGTTGGTATGCGTACTAAACTTATTGGAGATGGTGGTAAGAGAGCTAGTGCTTCAGGTACATTCCAAATCACTGATGGTACTCTTAAGCAGATTTACAAGAAAGATCAGTTTAATGATGCCTTCCCAACGTTTAATGCGTTTAAAGCAGCCTTTGATAAAGATCCACAAGTTGAGTATCAAGCTGCTAGATCACTTGCTGTTGATCATATTAAGAACTATGGTGTCTACGCTTTAGGTGCATGGTACTATCCTGAGTTTGCTTCAAGAGCAGCAAAAGGAGATATGACTGTAATGAATCAAATCCCAAGAGCAGACTATGGTAATAGAATGACATGGGGTCAAAACTTTAATAAGAACCTAAACAGTTATAAGAAAGCACTTAGTAAATCACAGTTTGGCGGTGAGATGGAACTTACTATGGAAGAGATACAGCAGATTAAAGCTATGGGTGGTAAAGTAGAGTTCTGTTAAACCCTTGAAGTTTAGCTTGTTAAACTAGCAATATTTTAGTAAATTATAGAGTAGATACTATATTATTATGAAGAAGTATAAAGTAAGAGTTACGCTTAATCAGCCACGTCAGTATCAAGCTGGTGGTCAGCCGATGTTTACTCAAGAAGAGCTATTGGCTCAAGCAGCAGGTATTGAATCTGCATATCCAAAAGCAATAGCTAATCCTTCGGTGTATGACTATTTAGCGGCTCATGGTCAAGCAGCTAATGCTGACTACCAATCTCGCAAGAAGATAGCTCAGAACCTTGGGATTAAAAACTATAAGGGTACGGCAGAGCAAAATCTTCAGATGCTTGAGATGCTTAAAAATCAAAAAGACTTATCTTCTTTATTAAAAGAACAAGCAGCTCCTCAATCCAAAAATAAAAGATCTGGCTTGCCAACAGCAACAGATCCTTCTTGGAATACACCAATGCCTTCTCCTGCTAGTGGTATGAGATATATACCTCAACCTTTTGGAGCTCCTGGTAATATTGCACCTGCTACTAATAATGATGATAGCTGGGGTAAAGCACCAGTCAAAAAAAGCAAACGTTCTACGTTACCAGCAGCACCTGATAATTCTTGGGAAGATCAAGGACCACTTCCTGCAAGCGGTATTAGATATATCCCACAACCTTTTGTTGGTGCTGCAAACTATGGAGATGGTTGGGATGATGCTCCATCTGTTTGGGAATCAATAATCCAAGGTCCTGTATTTTATCCAAACTTACCTGCAAAAAAAGGTAAGAAGCAAACACCTGTAGTTACTAATATGCCAAACTGGACTCGTAACAGAATACCTGGTGATCAGATGGGTGATGGTTGGGATTCAAAGCGTCCTTTCTATATGCCACAGAATATCTTTGGTAGAGAAGAAGGCGGTGAGATGATGGCTTACGGTGGACAATCTGGTCTTGGTTTAGATCTTGGTTCTCGTGTTATTGATAATGAGATGGGTCAACCAGATCCATATGTTGTTAAAGATACCTTACAAGCTGTACCAAGAGATATGGCAAACTTAGAAGCTGAACGTGGTGAAACTGCGTATGGTGACTTAGATAACGATGGTGAGATGGAACACTCAAAGATTGGCGGTAAGCGTCACTCGCAAGGTGGTACTCCATTAAACTTACAACCAGGTACATTTATCTATTCTGATACAAAAAGCATGAAGTTAAAAGGTCAAGCTTTAGCTCAGTTTGGTAAATCTGTTGGTTCAAGCAAAGGATATACTCCTGCTGATTTAGCTAAACAGTATGAAATAAACAAATATAAAGCTATCTTAGCAGATCCAAATGCAGATCAGTATCAGAAACGTACTGCTGAGATGATGATGAACAACAACAAGTTAAAGCTTGCCCAGTTAGCGTTAGCTCAAGAAGCAAAGAAAGGGTTCCCTCAAGGTATCCCTCAAGCTGCTATGATGGCTTTACCTCCAGAGATTGCAGAACAGTTACAAGGAATGCAAGAACCGCAAGGTATGGAACAATCACCTGAAGCTATGGAGTATCAAAAGCGTGGTGGTTCAACATTCTCAGGTAATGCATGGTATCAAGAAGGTGGTATTAATAATCCAGGCTTCAAAGCTTTACCAGATTACGTTCAAGAAAAGATTACATCTAATATGGCTTATGGTGGTATTCATTTAGATCCATCAAAGAAAGGTACATTCAAAGCTCAAGCTACACGCATGGGTATGAGCACTCAAGAAGCTGCTGCACACATCTTAGCAAATAAAGATGAGTATTCACCAGAGATGGTTAAGAAAGCTAACTTTGCTAGAAACTTTGCAAAAGAAGATGGTGGTCTTGTTGAATATCAAACAGCAGGTCAAGTACAGAGAGTTCCAGTTTATTCTCCACAAGATCAAGCTACTCTTAGTTCATTGATGCCAAACTATAATGTTGGCATGCCGTTGAACGCACGTACTCCAGGATCAGTTCCTGTAATGCAATCAAAAACTAAAGCTGGTGTATACGGAGAAGAGAACTGGTGGGATGCTGCACATCAAGCAGACTTTAAGCAAAGATTCCCAGAGTTCTTCCAAAACGCTCCAACATGGGATCCAAGAATACCTGGTGCTACAAGAGCTTTCCAAGAGTATGTTAATCCACAGTTGATAGCAGCGGGTCTTTCTCCTCTTGCTACAGATGATAAGTTTGGTGAGTTAACGTATAGTACTCCTTCATTAACTCCTTATAATAAGCTTCCTTTAAAGAAGCCAGGTCTTCCAGTTAATATTCAACAACCAGTTATTGGACAAACAAAACCTGTATCTTATTGGACAGGTGATGACGAAGCTCAAATGGGACCTGAAGAAACAGCACCAGTAGCAGCTAAGCAAGCTTCAGTAAAACAAGTAGCTAAAAAGCAATCTGCTGATAGATTTTCTTATATGACACCAGATAAGTTAGCAATGCTACAATCTTTATTTACAAGAGCTGGTGTTCCAACAATGACTCCGTTTGTTCAAGCTCCTGATTATGTAAAACAAGAAGCTGCATTTGCTGATCCTACAAGACAGTATGCTGCAGTTGCTGAACAAGCAAACATGCAGAACCAAGGCTTACGTACATTTGGTAGACCACAAGCTAATCTTGCAGGAGCTAGTCAAATAGCAGGTAAGCAACTAGAAGCTATATCAAATATTGGTGCTGCAACAAACATGCAGAACGTTGGTATTGCTAATCAAGTTAATGCTACAAACACTGCCCTTGAGAATCAAAACTTAGCACAAAGAGCACAAGCTGCTAATATGTTAGGTGAGATGGTTAATAAGTATAACTTAGAGAACTTCTCAATGAGAGATGCTGCTGATAAGCAAACATTAGCTGCATATCAGAATGCATTTATGAATAGAGCTATGCTTGATATGGTTAATAGATCTAATCCATACTTTGCAATGGATCCTATTACTGGTAGATCTACATTTAAAGGTGGTAAGAATCCTTTTAACTCAACAACTGGTAGTTCTGCTGCAGGTATGAATACATATCCTGATTTGTTAGCTTATGCAACTAAAACATTAGGTATGCCTCAAGCAATGGCTGAGAAGTGGGCAGAATCACAGTTATCTGGTAAATCAACTAGAACTACAACAGATAGTAACTACGATGGGTATCCAGACAAGCAAGTAGCAAGTATGATGGGTGCTGTTAATCCATTCTTAGCAATGTTCGGGCAACGTTAAACCCAATAAGTTTAAGTTTAAACTTAACATATTTTTGTGTATATTATTAATGTACTATGGCATCAGTAAATCCATATCCTTCAGGGAATAACGCAATAGCTCCTCTTCCTTTATTTACTCCAGACTTTGGAGCAATAGGCACGTTGTTACAACGGAGGTCAGCTATGTATGAGCAAGGCTTTAATCAAATAAAAGCTGCAAACGATTCTATTGTCAATGCTCCATTAACTAATCAGAATAACGAAGTCTTAAGAACTCAATACTTACAGCAAGCACAGCAACGTCTTAAAGATATATCTAGTATGGATTTATCTGAAGGTAGAAACGTTGATGAGGCTCAGTCTGTATTTGCTCCATTCTGGCAAGATAAGTTTATGTTAAAAGACATGGCTTATACTAAACAAGCTCAGTCTGAAATAAGTAAAGCATTTGCTGCAAGAGATTCAACAGACGAAAAGATTAGAGCTACGTATAGTGATACTGCTATTCAGTATATTCAGAACGGTTTAGATCCTTTACGTACAGCAAATAGAACTGAAGAAGACTTTGCAAAAGTACAACAGCGTCGTTTTATTAGAGCTCAGAATATTGCTGGGGATATGGAAAAACTACGTAAGGAGTATGGATTTGAAATACAAACAGTTGATGCATCTGGTCCACAGATTGTAACCACAACAAATGGTGTTAAGTCATTACAATCTTACAAGAACTTTATGCAAGCTAACTGGAAGCCAGAGTATGATGACTATCTACGAATGGAGATGACAGTTGCTCATGAGCGTTCTGTAAAAGAGAAGATGAATCAGTTTGGAGTATCTGAGATAGAAGCAAAACAGATGATCGGTAAAGATTATCTTGCAGATACAAGAAAGACTTATGAGAGTGGTAAAGTAGAACTTACCGCAAACATTGCTGGTATTGATTCACAGTTAGAAGAGCTTAAGAAAACTAAAGTAACTCCGAATAACTCTGCAGCTTTAATGCAGAAGTATAGGGAACTAGAAGAAGCTAAAAAACAATATGGCAAACAGATCTCAGATTATGATGAACGTTTAACAGATATTGATAAAAACTACGATTCTAATCTTAGAGGTGTTACAGCAAACGGTCCTGTTTATTTTACCCAGTATGGTAAGATGAAGAAGATTAACGATATAGCAAATGCATTAGCTTCTAATATTAAACAAGATGTTAAGAAGAACGATGCTTTTTTTGCAACTGATGATTTAAGAGTAAAGCTTGAAGATCTTGATCTTAAGAAAGCACAGTTTGAGTTTACAAAAGCTGTTGCAAGAGGAGAATATCCTTTTAGTGGGACAGGTAAAGCTATTCTTGGTGTTGGTCCTGATGGTAGTCCACAGATTAGTTTTGGAGGTGGTAGTAATAATGCTACATTAAACGGTCAAGATACTACTCCAGAAGGAAAAGGAAAGACTCAGTTTGATACACCAATGGTTACTGGTATCAATACTCAAGCTCAGATCACAAAAGCTAATGCTTATGAAGTATATGTTGATAATGTTACAAAGCAGCGTTACTCAGCATATAACAGTATCTTTAGTGCTATAGAGAAAGACGCAGATTTACAAGGTATATTACCTACTGATTTTGTTAAGTCATTACGTGCAGCTGATGGTGTTACTCCTGCTTCTGCAAAAACTAAATACAAAGATGAGGTTTTTACAAAGCTAAAAGAAAAAGGTATTATACCTGCTGATGCTAAGTATGACTATGCTTCTGGACCAACTCGTGTAGTTAATGCAATTACATCTTGGATGTATAATAAGTATAGTGAGAAGTACAAGAGTGGTAAAGCTACTGATAACGAGTTAGATATATATAATGAGTTAGAGCAATCAAGAGATGCTATAAATGAATGGGGCTTACAGAGTAAAGAGCAAAAAGATTTAGTTAATAAGGCTCTTGCTAATGATAAGTATGCTCCTATTAGAACAGGAACTCCTGGTAATTATAAAGTATTAGATCCTTCCACACTTACATCTATTGCAAGTAAAAAATATAGTATTAGTTCTAAGGAGATATCAACTAAAGATCTAGTATCTATGCTATATTCAGGTGATGGTGTTGTTAAATATGATATACCATGGTCTGATAAAGCAGGAAACTATCATTCTGGAAGACAGTATGTAGTATCAAAAAGTACTGGTGAGGAGTATAATGTTAGCGGTTATATTTCAAAGTTTAAAGATGATTATGACTTTGCAAAACTAGCTCCCTTGTATAAATCTGTTCAGTCTGAGATTGTACCGAACGCTAAATACTATATTGATAGATTAGGTAAAGTAGGTATGGTTACTACTTATACATCAGATGGTAAGCGTGATACTTTAGATAAGGGTCAGTTATTAGTTACTGAAGCTTTAGCTGGTAGTAACTTTGAACAAGCTGATGGTAATGGCGGTGTTGCTAACATTGATGCTTTAGTACAACTTGGTGCTGATAGAGAAAAAGTTATCACCTTCTTTAATACAACAGCAAGAGATGGTGGTAATGCATTAGGTCGTGTTGATTATACAACAATAGGTAAAAACGGTAATCCTTCTGTAATCATTGGGTATAAGCAAGAGCTTTTAAAAGAAGAGAGTAAGTCAGGTAGTGGTATATTAGATGAAAAGTCGATTGCTGCTATTGGTCGCTTAGGTATTGAAGTAAACCTTGCTAATGGTATTAAGTTAAAGAATGCACCATCTGTTCAAGAAGCTGGTTATATCTCAAAGGTTCTTACTCAAGGTGAGATTCTAAAGAGCAATCAAATGGATGAAGTAGGTGGTTTTAAATACATCCTTAAACAAAACTCAACTGGAGATGGTGTAATGATTAAGATAGATCAAAAAAACTTAAGACAGGAAGTTGGTCCAGATGGTAAAACAATTATTGCTGGGGAGAATGAGTTTGTTGAGGGTAGTTGGCAAAACATATCATATGCTCAAATGGCTCCTGAAGAGTTGTATCAGTATATTCAAAAGCAAAAAATAGAAAACTACAAGCGGTTAAGAGATTTTAGAATTGCTGCTGCACCAAAGCAACAAAGTAATGTTACATTAGGAGATTTATTAAATAACCAGTAATAGATGGAGTCTATATTAAACTCGCTCAATAATAGCCTTGGAGGTCCTGATATTAAAACACCAGACTTAGAGCCAAAGCTGTTAGATTTTATCGATCCTTTTGAGCAACGTGGTCAAGAACAAGCACAACAACTAGTTAGCTCATCTACTGCTGATCCTACGGCTTCTTTTTTATCAGGAGCATTGGCAGGTGGACCTTCTTTGTCCACTCAAATGCAGCCAATAAACTTTAATCCTGAGCAGACACAGTTAGATAGATATACTAACTCATCATACTCTGCTGAGCTCGGTTTTGATCCTAGAAGAAATAATGAAGAGTTGTATGCGTCAAGACAAACTTGGGGTGATACAATGGGTAATGCTTTTGCAGGTGCAGGTCGTCTAGCTTCTAATACATTCCTTGAAGGATGGAAAGGTTGGGGAAGACTTGCTGATGCAATGACTTCTTTTGATGCATCAAAGCTACAACCAGATGAAACAGAGATGTATCAGATGGCAAAGATGCAAGAAGATGTAATGAATAAGTACGCTATCTTTAGAAGTGCTGATTCAGAGAAGTCTGTGTTTAACAAGCAATTCTTTGGTGATCTTGTTCAGAACTCAGGTTTTGCAGTTGGTGCGATTGCTCAAGCTTTATCAGAAGAGTTATTAACCTTTGGTGCATCTAGTTTATTCTCAGCTACAAAGCTTGGAATGCGATTCATGAAAGGGGTTGATAAGCTTCAAGACGTTGAAGAGTTTGCAAGATTAAACAAATCACTTGGAGATATTTATAAACAAGAAGGATTAGCAAAGACTATATGGAAAGGTTTCCAGAAGTTTAATCCTATTGGATCTACTACAAACGCTATTGAGAAAGCAGTTGTTGCTGGTAAGAATGGTGCAGGTGCTGCTCAGATTGCAGCGTTAACCTTTGGTGGGTTTAGAAGAACGTTAAGTGAAGCTAACATGGCTCGCTCAGAAGCCATTTTTGAAGCAGCTGGTACATACAAAGAACTTAAAGATCGTTTAACAGAACAGCATCTTGAAAGAACAGGTGAGTTACCAGTTGGTGAAGATTTAGAGCGTATTGATAGAGTATCAAAAGATGCATCCTCAGATAACTTCAACGTTAACTTTGGTATGCTATTTGCTCTTAATAGATTCCAGTTTGATAACATGCTTGGTCACTTTAATGCTGAGCGTAGATTATTCAAGAATGTTGGACAATATGCTGATGACGTATTAAAGGTATCAGGTAAGGTTGCTGATAAAGAACTGACTAAAGTATATCAAGTTGGTTCATTAGGAGCTCTTGGTGCAGCAAAAGAGATTGCTACTGACTTTGGTAAAAAGGAAGCAGCATGGCAAGTAAGTAAGTTTCTTGGAAAGAACTTATTCAAGTGGGAGACATCAGAAGGTTTACAAGAGTTATTCCAAGAAGGTTCTAACAAGGGTCTTCAGGATTATTACTATGACTTATATCATGGTAAGAAAGGATACTCTGGTAAGACTGATGCTATCATGAGTAGTGTTCAGAATCCATTAGCAGATACTCAAGGAATGAAGACATTCTTGATGGGTGCTGTTACTGGTCGATTATTATCTCCAATCAACTTTACAATGGGCAAAGTACAAGAACGTATGATGACCACTGATAAGCAGAGAGAAGAGATAAAGAAAGATAAGGCTGCTACTGTTGCTGCGATAAACGAGTTCTACAAGAATCCTTATGCTGTATTAAAAGATGAGATAGCAAACTTTAAGGTTCAAAATAAGGCTGCTGCTACAATGCAGGAAGCTGTTGGTAATAAAGATAAGTATACTTACTACAACTCAAGAGATACTGCATTTGCAAAAGCTGTTTCAGCTGCAAAGAAAGCAGGTATGGTTTCTGCTTTGATTGATACTATTAGAGGTCAAGGAGAATCATTTAGTGTTGAGGATGCAAAAGAAGCATACGGCTTAGATCCAACAGTTGATAGTGCTAAGTCTGTTAAGGAATACTTTAACAAGATTGCTGATGATGTTGAAACGTTTAACAAAACATGGGAAACGTTAAACGAAAAGTATGGCGATTTAATCCAACCAGATTTATACGCTGAAGGTAGTCAAGGTCAGAAAGATGCTCAGATGTTAAAGAGTGTTCTTGATGATTATATTGAGATGCTTGCAACAAACTCATTCAAAGCAAAGTCTGCTATTGAAAGAGCAAATAACTTATACACAAGAGCTGCTGCTAATCCTAACCTTGGAGGAGCCGCTTCTGCTGCATATAAAGTATTAGGTTCTCAAGCTAAGATGCTTGGTGAGATGGATCTTCTTATAAAGGAGATAGACAACCTTAAACAAGTAAAGAAGCGTACTCCTGAAGAGGCACAAACTCTTAAGTATAAAGAGCGTCAACTACAAGCTATTGCAAAGTGGTTAGACTCATGGGAGAAGTTATCTAATCGCGATGAGACTAACATGTCTAAGCGTGAGCAACGTTATGCAAAAGATGCTTACAAGAGATTCATTAACTATAAGACTGAAGAAGCTGGTTTAAACACTGCTCTTTTATCTAATACAGATATTGATGAGACTTACGAAGATCTATTAGAGTACATCCAGTTAAACAATGACTCTGAAGAACATCTTAATGCTTATAACTTCCTAGCAGATCCAACAAGTATTGTTGCTTTAGCTAATCGTATGAAGGCTGCAAAGAAAGTAGTACAAGAGCAGTTAGCAAAAGAAGCAAAGGATGAGGCTACTAAATCATTTACAGATGCTCTTACAGGAGCTGTAGCACCAGAAGATGGAGAGAACGTTACTGATGCTGATACATCTGACTTAACAGAAGATGTTGAAGATGCAGCAAATGCACCAGAAGGAGGAACTATAAATGTTGAAGCTCTTCTTGCAGATTTAAAAGAAGGTTATATCCAAGTAATTAAGTCACAACTAGAGATATCTGAAGAGGGTATGGGGGTTATGAACCCTGCTGCTTTTGTTGGATTTAGCACAAAAGGTAGAGAGATTCTTTTAAACTACGGTGTTAATAATAAAGATATAGCGTTTAATATTGCTCATCCTTCAAAAGAGAACTACACTGATGTTGAGTTTACTTATACAGGTGCTAAGTCATCTAATAATATTCCAACTGAAGTAGCAGAGCCTACAGAGGTTGAACCAACACTAGAAGTATCAACTGAAGATCAACCAGTACCAGTAACTCCAGAAGAAGCTGTTCAAGTTGAACAACCTCCAGTAGTTGCTGAAGCTCCAACTGAGACTCCAGTAGTTGTTGATGAAGAACAACTTGATCCTGAGCAAGAAGAATATGAAGCTAATCCTAACAATAGTCTTGAAGTAAACGGAGTTAAGTTTGTTCTTGGTAATTATATAGTACCAACTGATGGTTCAGAGATAGTAGTCAAAATTGTTTCTGTTGGTAAAGATAGAGTTTGGGTACAACATGGTAATGAATCAGAGTATGAGCTTACAGATAAGCAGTTAGCTGATTTCCTTACAAACAATGCTATTACTGTATCTTCTAATCCAAAAGCAAAAACAATGGTCACTCCAGTAGCTACGGTTACTGAAGCTCAGAAGAAAGAAGTACAGAAAGCAAAAGAAGCTCAAGAAGAAGATGTTGATCTTGATGCTCTTGAGTATACTACGGATAATGTTGATATTGATTATGTTGATGGTACAAATCCTGATACATCTGTTGAGGAAGATTCAAGAACTCCAATCAACTCTGGATCAAAGATTAACAATGCATCTGATAACTTTGTAGTATATACAGATAAAAAAGGTGTACGTAGATTAAAGCGTACTGACGGTAATGAGTCTTATCCATTAATCTTAGGAACATCTCGTATACAAGAAGGTACTCCTTTAATGTTTGAGATTGATTCTAACATTGCTGACTTTGATGATTATGATTACGTTCAACAAACTGGTATCACAAAGCGTAAGAAAGAAGACTTCTTTGATGCTGACGGTAAAATAAAACAAGAAGCTATTGATGACTTCCCAGTTGCTATCTATACTATGCATAATGGTAAAAAGATAAAGCTTGGATACTTACCAACAGTTAAGTTTGTTACAGCTAGATATTCTGACTCAGGAGTATTAGCTCACACAAAAGAACGTATTGTTACACCTGACGGTACCGTTATTGATAACCTTGCTATTCAACGTCAAGCTATTCTTGATCATAGAAAAGCATTGTTCAACGGCTTTAATAAAGATAAAGCAACTGTATTTACAAGTACTGTAATAGCAAAGTCAGTTGGTGTACTAAGAACTGACGGTTCAAAGAAACCATTGAAGCAAGCTTTAAGTAAGAATACTCAAGTTGCTATTATCAAGCAAGGTAAAGTACATGTTACTGATAAGTACTCTGAGAGTAATCTTTATGTACCAAACATTATTACTGACGGTAAAGCTAATGGATGGCCAGTTGCTATAATACCAACTCCAACAGGTAAGCGTCTTGCTTCTCTTGTTACAGTTCCTGTATTAAAAGACGGACATATTGATTTTATTCTTGGTTCATGGAGAGCGTTTCATAACTATAACGTTGATGTAGCAGCAGGAAAGAATGGTAAAGATAGTGATCTTGCTATTATCCAAGCTGTGTACAAAGCTTATGGTATTGAGTTTATTGACGGAGAGACTGCTGACTTTGCACGTTTAAGCAAGTATGTTAATGATTATATTACTCATACTAGCTCAAAAGCATACAATCCAATAAGTCAAGGTAAGGTTCACTTTAACATTACACCAAAAGGATACTTATCAATATGGCAAGTAAACACAGGTGATAAGAAGAAAGATAGTCTTATTATCGGAAACTTAGATGAGATATCAGAAGAAAAAATCAATAAGTTTTACGATATTGCAGCAAACTTAAGATACAGTATACGCTTTGGTACTGAGCAATCAGCAGGTATTGGTAATGATAAGTTAATGACTGATCTTACTATCAATCCTGATACTGGTGCTTTAGAGCAATCACAGCCTATGACGTATAACGAATATATGTTACAAACACTTGAGACTACATTAGAAGAAGGACGTCCTTACGATGAAGCTAATACAGATGCTGATGAGTTAGTACACTTCTCTAACCCTGTTGTTGTATTTGGTAATATAGATTCAGAGACTCCATCATCAGGTACTAAACCTGAAGTTGCACCAAAAGCTCCTGCTCCTATAGCTCCTACTTTATCTACATCTGATGCTATTAGTAAGTTAAAAGAAAAGCAAGCAAAAGAACTAGAGTTGGTTCGTAAACCAGTTCTTAATGGTAATGAGATTATTGATGATACAGATGGTTCTACTATTGATGAGTATGATACTGCAGAAGAAGCAATTAATGCATTACCTGAGCAAGTAAAATACTACGAAGAAAAAGCAAAAGAGATTGATGCAAGATACACTATGTTAATTGCTGAAGAGGAGGCTAAAGTCAATGATTCTGCGTATATTAATGTAACGGATACATCTAAATCACAAGCACCTTTATCTCAAGAAGAAGCATTGGCTAAGTTCATGGATATGGACTTTGGACAACAGTTTGGTACTAACCAAACAGTTAACAAAGATCTAATCAAAGGTAACGATGATGAGTTGAAGTCAATAGCAACTACTACTAAGAAACTAGAGAACGAGAATAAACTTAACAAGAAGTGTAACTAATATGGCATGTTTATATAACATTAGCGGATCAGAGTTTTCAGAAGTAGAGGTTAAGCAGATTCTAAAGAGTGCTGCTACTCTACCAGGTAATGAAGGTTTGTCTGATGAACAATTATTAGATCTTGTAAAACAAGCTGTTGAAGATCGCTTTGTTAACATCAACTTATTTAATCTTGTACAAGAGCAGTCAATAACGAACGCGATCTTTTCACAGTTCGTTGATGAGCTTGGTTTGTTAAAGCCAGGTGGTACGTATGAGAAATCATCTCGTGTTTTATTTGCTGATATAAAGAGTAAGTTAAAGAACACAGCTTTAAAGGTTAAGTACTTTACTGAGAATATTGCTACTTCAGAAGAAGCATATAATGCTTTAAAAGAATCAGCAACAGAAGATATGCTTTCTAAGATACCTGAGCTTGGTATTCTTAACTACAAGGAATTCTCTTATCTTGGAGAGTTGCTAGATAACGTTACTGATGATGAGAACTTCGATAAGTTCACAGAGCAAGTTATCATTAAGCTTAATCGTTTAGGACTAAAGGTTACATCTGAAAACGAGATCCAAGACTTTGGTTTAACAAACGAATATTATGAGAGCTTACTTGCTGATGCAGGTGAGTTATTTGGTGAAGACGATGTTGATGTTGAAGACCCTTCTGTAAATGAAAGCTTTTCTGATTCACGTTCATTCCAGATGAACCCAAAGGATACAGCTACGACTCGTGTAAAGCTGTTATTTTCAAGTATTAAGAGTGACAAGGCTAATCTATTAGGTCTTGCTGATTTCGTGCCTTACGATCAAGTATTTGAAGACTTACTTGTATTAGGTGCAGGATTACAACATGTTACTTATGAGTCTTTACAAGAAGCTATTTTAGAGAAAGCTCAAGTTAAGCCATACCTATTAAACGTTCACAAGAAGTTAGGTGAGTTACAAGCATCAAAGAATGTTCAGTTACTAAACGAAGTACTTACTGTAATAAACAAAGCATACACAGATCATACTATGTTGCTTTGGGAGAAAGTTAAAGAAGGTGGTGTAAGTGTTAAGGTTATTAGCTCTAATCGTAATAGTGTTGTTAGACAAATAAAAAACGATTGGTTAGAGTTACAAAAAGTATCAAAGCTTGTTAACAAGAATAAGTTTGGCAACTTAGTTATAAACACTGAGTTAGCTAAGTCATTGAAAGAGAAGTACTTAGAGATTAGATCTGGTAATAACTTAACAAAGAAACAAGAGTTCTTTAAAGAGTTACTTACTTCAATGAATATTCCTGTTGATGATGCTTACATGAAACATGTTGGAGCAGCATTAAAAGCAAACAAGTTCAAAACCTTTAAAGCAAAGAGCTTCTCTGATTTACTTGCAACAGGTAATGTTGTTGATAATATTCTTAATACGTTAACAGCTGATATTGATACAACAACTGAGTCAGCAAACTACGAAGACAAGAACAACCCTATTGTTCACGAGCGTGTATTTAATATACTTGCAAGTCTTTACTATGATCTACACTCAGATATCTATCAAACTGGTAGCTATCAGAATGGTGAGAACAAAAACATCTATGCTTATGTACAACCTTCTTACTTAGAAACAGTAAAGAAGAAGCTAAAGACAAAGAGTTTCTTAGAGGTATTAAGTAAAAGAGCTTATAGTAAAAGTTCAGAAGTAGTTAGACGTTTGCTTGAAGACGAGAAGACTGATAACGAATCATTTGTTTATGCAATATCGTATTCAGATAGTATAAAAGAAGATAAGAAAGGAGAGATTGGTAAGGTTAAGAAGAACCAATCGCCAAGAGAGTTGATTCTTGATACATATTTAAAGCATCAGAATAACTTTGCTAAGACTGGTTACTATAATATGTTTACTTTATCGGATAAGACAACTGCTCCGGTAATACAGATAACAAAAGATAGTCTTGATCCATCAACTGATTTTGCTTTCTTCAAGACTAAGCCAACCGTTAGAGATTCATTCCAGTTTAAAGACGCATTCAAGAATAAGTTATATGATCTAGCAAAAGCTGAGATAGATCGTATGATTGCGTATGCTAACTATACTAAGAAAGAAAAGCTGAACATTGCTAACTTTGAAACAGCTAGTAAGATGTTCTTTTTATTCCCAGTATTAAACAATCGTTCTGATGCAAAGCTTAACATGATCAGAACAAAGATCTATCAAGGAGTTGAACCATCTATAGAAGATGCTCAATACTTAAAAGATCTTATTGGTGAGTCAATAAAAGATGACGTTATAAAAGAGTTGTCTAACTTGTTGCGTAAAAACATTATATCAAAAGGACCAACTAGTATTGATCCAGCGACAAATAGAGTGCAGACATCTTATTACTTTCCTTTCTTTAATAATGTTTACATGAATCAGCTTTCACAGCTACAAGATTCAAGTAAAGCGATCTTTGCTATTGCAGATTTAAAGTATAATGTTCTTAGAGCTCAAATCAATACTACTCAAGTATTAGGTGCTGATATGGCTTTGTTCTATAAAGAATCAAAGCTTGTTAGTGCTGATCAAATCAAAGAGGTATTTGGTGAGTCAATGACTGTTAATCAGTTATTGTCATACAATGTATCAACTGAGATGACACCAGAAGAGCAGAGCAAACGTAATATTATAAACGATGTTCTTAACGGTACAGTACTAAGTACAGTTGATGAGTTCTCAAAACGTGCTGCTATGTTTATTGCTCCTGGTTCTCAGGGTACCACAACTTGGCAAAGCACAAAGGGAAAGATTGTTGATGTATCTTTATACAAGATGATTACGTTAAAAGACGTGATTAAGTCTAACGATCAGTTTAGCAAGATTGAAACAACGGATGCTCAGGAGTTTGTTACATTACAAGAGCATATTAATCGTATGATGTCTGAGGGTAGAATACCTTTAGATATTTATGAGAGTATTTCTGATAAGATAGCAGAAGCTCGTAAGAAGAAAACCTTTGATTACTCTTTATCTGATATTGAGTTAGGTTTTGTATTACAGCCAACAAAGCCTGTACACTCTTCTAACTCTGAGACTGATGGTTTTAATGAGATTAACTACGTTAAGTCTTCAGCATATCCTCTTATTCCAGATAACACACGCGATTCAGAGATGGATAAGCTTCGTGTATTCATGGAGAAAAACAACGTTGGTTCTGCTGCATTTAAGACGGCAACAAAAACAGGTGCTCCAATATCGACACTAGAAGTGTTTGATGATAATGGTAACTTTATTGAGCCATCTGAAGCTGAGTTCTCTTCTAACGTGCAGACTCTTTCAAGAGAAGGTCTTCGTACACAACAAGAGATTCCTCATCAAAAAGAGATGATTAACGTTGTTAGTCAGATGGACCGTCAGTTATTCGAAGGTCTTGATAATGTTCTTGACTTTATGTTTGCAGGTAAGAAACTTACTGCAGCTCAGTTAAAAGGATTGAAAGAACAGATTCGTGTTGCTTTATTTGAAGGCAATGCTGAAGAGCTTCTTGATAGAATAGGTGTTTCAATAACTGATGAGTATGTTTCTTTCAAGAGTGAGAGAAGTCTTGCTAACTTATTAAAAGAAGAAGCAGTTTCTCGTAACTTAAGTATAAACGATATCCGTTCTATTGCAACAAACAAAGACGGTAAGTTAGTTATACCTGTATATCTATTATCAAACAGCTCTAAGTTCGAAGGATTACTTACATCTATCTTTAGTAAAGTAGTGAAGCTAAAGCTTACTGGTACATCATTAGTACAAGTATCTGCAGTTGGTACAAAGATTAAAGAGGGTGAGTTATCTGATAAGCTAAAGAGTGAGATTGTTTATACAGAAGTGTATGATGCATCAAAAGGATTACAGTATATCAGAAAAGAAGCTGATACTGTAGCTAAAGGTGGGAAGGTAAAGAAAGGTGAAGTACAAGCAGCACAAGTATTCATGTCTCAGTTCTTAAAGGATGAGAACGGAAAGCTTATAAACATAAAAGATTTTGCTACAAAAGATGAGAACGGTAGATTGATTCTTGATAGTACACGTATTCCAAGAAAGTTATTACAACTTATTGGTGCACGTATTCCAAATCAGCTACACTCATCAATGCTTCCTATTGAAGTTGCTGGTTTCTTACCATCATATATGGAGAACACTATTATTGTTCCTGATGGTATTACAGCACAAATGGGTTCTGACTTTGACGTTGATAAGTTATACGCATATCTATCTAATCCTAAGTATACTTACAAGGATTCTGCATCTAAGTTAATAGATGAGCTTACAAAAGAGAAAGAAGCTATAAAGAACAAGTACAAAGAAGAGTTAGAAAAAGTAGATGGTGATTTAGCAAAGCTTCTTAATAGTGAGCAACAGTTCGAGATCGCAAAGCTTAATGAAAGTATTGAAAAGTATAGAGCTCGTTTAGGTTATAAGAATCTAGGTGAGAAAGAGCGTGAGCAAAAGCAACGTATTCTTGATGGTTTGTATGAGAAGAGATCTGCTGTTTATAATGAAGTAGCTAATGGTACGGAGCGTAAGAAGCTTAATCAAACAAAGTATAAGATCAAGAGTCAAAGAGCTGCTGAGTTAACTGCTATAAACGATAAGATAAAAGCACAGAAGTCACAGATTGAATCTATTGAGCCAGTTGCTTACGAGTCGTCTATTAGCGATTTTAAAAACTTTGATCCAAAGTCTTTATCAGAAGAGCAGTTGTTTGAGATGTATAAAGATATACACTGGTCAGTACTTACTCACCCAACAACGTTTGATAAGATTACGTCATCTATTGACTTGTCTGATTACAACGATGAGAAAGAGTTATTCTATAAAGAAGGTATTGCAACATTACCAGTTAACTTCTTACCGTTTGATTACAATACTCAGATTAATACGTTCTTAGATAATAGAAGTGGTAAACTAGGTACAGGTATCTTTGCTCAGCTATTATCATTCCTTGCTGAACATCAAGACAAAAAGACTGTTGGTTTTTCTGCTGGTATTAACATTAAGAAAGATAGCGGTGAGATTGTAAATCTTAGCTATCTAACTGCAGAAGGTAATACTACATTTAAGAGCGATGCTACGGGTAAGACATTAACAAGATCAAAGACTCAGAATGCTTCTGCTACTCTTAACGAATCATTAGACAACGCAAAGAATAAGAACCTTAACGTATTTAACTTGAATAGTGCCTCAATGGCGCCAGCTAAGTTACTTATGTCATTAAGTTCTAACAGTGGTGAGATTGCTGACTTACGTTACGTAACACGTTTCTTCCCTCAGTTTATTGTTAAGTATCTTAACGAACAAGAAGAGATATCAAAAGATAGTTTTGCTATTGGACAAAAGAAGTATACATCTGAGATCATTGCTGATGTTAAGAGACATTTTATTAATCTATTAAGTCCAAATGCGAAAGAGCTTGCAACAGAAGAGAATATTGGTGCTATGCCAGTACTTAATCCGAAAGAGCTTCTTGATCTTTTAAAAGAGGAAGTAGTACTGCGACCTAAGTTGAATCAACTCATGCTTGCTTATTCGCCAGCAGATATCAACTTTAAGCCAGAAGATAGAAAAGCACTTGATGAGTTTATCATGAAGCAGTTATCTATTCTTACTTACTATGAGACACTACATGCTTACAGCACACCTCAATCAACATTATTAAATAACAGTAACGTTATTAGTCAAGGTATTGGATCTAACTTGTTTACTTTACTAAGTAAGTATCGTAAGTTCCAGAGTATTGCAAAAGCTGCTGATACTCAATACGGCGAAGGCTTACCTGTTGTTATTAAGCCATTAAAAAGAGATCCTGTAGTTGTTGATAGATTATTAAACATCGATACTATCTTTGGTAAGTTTGAGACTGATCCAATTAGTGAAAGCGTTGACTTTACACCAACTACTCAGACTGGTCATGCTGTGAAGAATAGTATCTTCTTAGCATATAAGGTATTAAGTAAGGTATCTCCTATTCACTTTGATACAGTATTCCAGAACTTATTAGAAGAGATCGTTACTCAAAAGAACAAGGGCAAAGGTGGTGTTGACAACTATGGTCGAATTAAGTTTAATGCTTTAGCTGAAGATGTTCTTAGCAACTTGAAAGCATATATCTACAGTAGCCCAGAAGCTGGTTTTATTACTGGTGATATGGAAGAAGAGAGATATAGACTTCTTGTTGGTACAGAACAAAATCCTTCTTTAGCTGAGCGTATTCTTGCCTTAAACATCAAGTATCCAGAGTTAAAGAACAACTACTTCTTTGCTAGATTAAAACCCGTTATACCAGCAGGTAAAACAAGATTAAGTATTAAATCAGTAGAGTATAAGTCTCCATTTAGTCAAGACATTGACGAGCTTGCAAACAATAAAGGCTTCTTAGACTTAATGCTAAACGAAGATCCTGAGATAGCAAGTATTGGTAAAGACTTAATCAAGTATGCGTTTGTTAGTGGATCTGTTGCAGATAAAGCTTCGTTCTTTAGATACATTCCTATTGAAGTAAGATTGCTTAATAAGCAGCACACAGATTTCATTGGTAAGTTCTATGACACGTTTAGACAAAACGTTGATAACTTCTATGAGCAGTATATCATGAATAATCCTGATATGGCTTCTTATATTGATAAGGATGCATATAAAGCGTTGACAAATGCAAATACTGTAACAAAAGATTCAAGAGGAGAAAGTATTTATACTTTACCAAAAAACATGACTCATTTGCTTATAAACAGTTCTTTCCAGTCGCTTGAAGGTTATAAGAATACAGTACCAACATTCCCTAAGTTCTTGCGTTACTATGTTAATAGTCAAATACTATTATTTAAACGTATTGGAGAAAACTCATACAAGAGAATACAAACACTAGGAAACAACTCAGCATATGAATATCAGTTAGGTGTTAATCCAGCAACAATGCGCTCTGTTGACTTTAGTAACTTGTTACCAAGTCAGAAGCTTGAGAAGATTATTACAGCTGATACCAATCCATTTATTGGGTTTGCAGGTAATACTAGTCTTGTTGTTGATGAGATTGAGTTATCTAATTATGCAACTACGGCAGTATCATTCCCTTATGATGCTAACAATCCTACGAACAAGCATAATATTTTATCATCACGTTATAAAGGAAACATTAATACAGGTGAGTATACTGATAAAGATGTAGTTCTTGTATCTGGTGAGCGATTCATTGAGGTATTATCACCTGATGCTAAGCTTAACCATATTACAAGAAACGAAGCTATTGATAAGTTATCTCCAATGTTTGAGGATCTATATGTTCCAATGCTTGAGAGTATTATAAAAGCAAAAGCATCTGTTGTATTATACAGTAAAGCAGAAGGTATCAATACTCTTGTAAAGAACTATCTTGAAGCAAAAGGATATAAAGCTTCTGAGATTGGTCAGTTTAATAATATTAAGCTAGAATACGGAGAAGCTATCCCTACACAAGAGCCTACTGATTTATTTGCTGAGGATACATTTATTCCTCAGATGGATGATGATGTTGTAGTTGCTAGTATGGACTTGTTTAGTTTTGCTGATATGCCTTCTGATCCTGAGATATTCTTAAGTGGTGAAGATACAAATGCTTCTAACGGATCTCCAATAGCATCTGATACTTCTGTAATAGAAGATTATATTCCTGATGCTGAAGGTGTTAATACACTTGCTTCTGTTCTAACAAAGGTAAGAGCTAATACATCTAATGAGTTCTACAAAGTATTGATTGACTCACTTAAGTTTACTGGTGATGTGAATAAAATATCAGTTGTATTGTTAAATACTATCTCTGATCCTGCGATATACAATACAGTAACTAATCAGATTGTGATTAATCCTGATCTTGTACTACAAAGTAACAGTGCTAAGTCAAGAAGTGAAAATCTTGAGGATGCTATTGTTCATGAGTTATTACATGGATATACAGCTCAGTCATTGTTCAAGTTAAGTGGTAAGGCTTCTGCTTATAAGATTAAAGAAGAGCGTATGTATGCAGCTTCTATTAAGCAGTTATATCTATTAACAAGAGAGTCTTTATTATCAAATCCAGAGCATGCTGAAAAACTAAAGGCTGTTATTGCAAAAGTTTCTAACTCTGTGTTTGAAGATAGTGATGCTAACACTCTTACAGAAGACGAGAAGAGCATGTACTACGGCTTAACAAGCGAACATGAGTTTGTTAGTATGTTAATGACTGATAAGAAGTTCCAGGAGTTTATGAATGGAGTTTCTGTTGACTCATCAAAGAAGACAGTGACGTTTAAGTTTGCTGATATATTAAAGCGTTTACTTCAAGCTTTAACAAAAGCATTAGGTATGGATGTAAAAACTGACTCAGTATTAGATCAAGGTATAAAAAATATTACTAACTTGCTTAGTGTTGTTGATACAAAGACTGAAGACAGTACAGATACTACAGGTCAAACAACCTTGTTTAGTGCAGCGACAGATAATCTTAGTGACTACTCTTTAAACAATCAATGTAAATAAGTATGGCTTGCCTTATTAAAAGAAAGAATAACTTAATCACAGATGTGCGTCTACCTGATGGGAAGACAGTATCAACTGCTTATTACGATATATTATCTGGGATTGAGACTAAAGGTCTTCCAGCGGAGCATGGTGGAAACATCAATGCTTCGTTGCAAAAGCATGTAGGTAAGTACATAAAGAATACTACTGATCCTAGTGAGCAAGCTTTAGGTATTTATCTTACGTTGTACACACCAAAGTTCCAGTCATGGTATGGTCAGTGGGTAGAAGAGCCAAAGATTAATGCTGATTATACTATTACAAAGGATGGACTTACTCGTTCTATCTTTGACTTCATTGAGTTCACTCATCCATTAGATGTTAAGTTATCTTCACGAAGAGTTAAGTCTATAAAAGGATTGCTTCCAACAGTTAAGTTGATGCGTGATGAGTTAAAAGATCGTATCAAGCAACATGTTGATGCAAGAGAAAGAGCTAAGCTAAACAAAGAGTATTCAAAAGAGCAGAAGATTGAGCGTGAAAAGTATTATAATGCTTTGATCAAACGTCTTGAGACTCAGATAGATACATTACAAAAAGAGAACAGCATTAAGATTGTTGTTGCTCAAGGTTTAGCTGATATCCAAACAATAAAAGAGATGTTGTCTGGTTCTGTTGTATCATTAAGTGAGTTATTACTTGCTGATGATATTATAAAGACCTGGACAAACATGGAACGTTTGTTTAATATTCCAAACATCATGGAGGTACCTGCTGATTCAGATGGTACTTTTACTACTAGGGATACTCTAATAGAGATTAATGATGCAGCTCAGTCTTTTAACAATCGTATTGCTTACTTTGCAAAGAACGAGATACTAAAAGCAATCAACAAGAATGTTGGTGAAGGTCAAGAGGTTACAATAAAAGACATCGAAGCAATGAAAGATGTCAGCTATTGGAAAGCAAAAGCTCGTGATATCACAACTGTTGATAACAAGCTTGTTGGATACCTAGCTAAGTTGATCACTGAGGTTAATATGCGTATTGAAAAAGAGCATAACCGTAATCACAAAAAGATTGACGAAGCAACTGCAAAGATCATGGATAATCCTTTGTTCAAAGAGAACGGGTTTGATCTGTTTATTAAGCAGCAAGAGACTAAGAATCCTTTTGGTGAACCTATCAAAACTCTTGGATTTAAAGGTCGTTTCTCTCAGGAGTGGTATGAGTCTATAAAAAGAAGATACCGTCAGTTAAAAGAGAATCTTGATACAGCAAAAGATAACAAAGAAGTTGTTGCTGCTGTATGGGCTGAGCATAACCAATGGGTTAAAGAACACACAATTGCTTTTAACTCAGCTCCTTTTATTAACACAAGTGCTTTTACTGATGAGCAAAGACTTAATGTAATAAACGATCTTAAGAATCAAGGCTTTACTGCAGAAGAGATAAATGACTTTGTTAAACAAGCACGAGCTCGTTACTCTCAGTATCTTACTGATGCAGAAACATTCTCTATTAGTTTGCAAGATGATATTATAAAAGGTATTGTTGTATTACAACCAGAGGATGGTACTGACGAAGAGTATATAGAGAAGCAAGTTGAAGAGTGGAAGAAGATCAATGATCCGTTAGCATACAATGCTTTGATTAATGGTACGCTAAAGTTTGATCGAGCAACCGTAACAAAAGGCAGTAAGTACTCTATCAAGATTCCACGTAAGATAGTTAATGGTACTAATAGTAACTACTATGACCAAGACTTTGCTAGGATTGCAGCAGATAAAGACTTATATGAGTTCTATGTTTTCTTCCGTGACTTTATGAAGCAACAGTTGTCTTATCTTCCACAAGATGAGATTGACTCTTTGCAGTCTAACTTCTTACCTGTTGTAACAGAAAGATTAAGTAAAGAGTATGGTTTGTCTGGTCTTAAAGAAGGCATGAAAGGTATCGATGAGTGGTTTTTTAAAAACTTAACTACAATCGATTACAAGACAGCAGGTAAAGCTGATCCTATTAGCGGCGTAACACGTTATGGTTTCACGCCACGTTTTATAAACGAGAACGTTCCAGTTGAACAACGCAGTACAGACTTAAATCTTATTGCAAAGCTGTTCAGTGACATGGCTCTTATCTATAAACATAAGATTGAGGTTCAGGATACTGTTGATACGATCAACAATATTGTTCAAGGTGCTACTTCTTCAACAAAGAATGTACGTTTAAAAGGAGATGTTGTTGTTAGTGAGGCTCCAAAAGTCTTACAAGAGATGGTTCAAAGTACTGTACTAAGATCATTCTATAGAATAACTCCTGAAGCAGAAGGAGTAATGGACAGACCTTTTTACAACTCACTTGAGTTATTAACACTTGGAACATATAAGTCTGAGAAGTATAAGCAAGCAAAAGCTCTTGAGAAAGAACTTGAAGCATTATCACAAGAGTTAGAGAACAATCGCTCGTTAACAACTGCTGAGCGGAAAAGTATTGAACGTCAGATAACAGAAAAGACAGATGCTTATTATGAACTTGGTGGTAGAAACTTAAGTATTAGTAGCTTCTTTGATGCTTTTAATAAGTTTACAAGAGAGAAAGGTATTGCATTAAACCCATTCTCAGCTGTTCGAAACTTAGCTGTTGGTGGTGTCAATAACCAGATACATGCTTATGGTAAAGAAGACTTTGATTCAGCACAACTAAGAAAAGCAACCTCTATACTAAAGACATCTGTTGCTAAATATGTATCATGGGGAACCATTGAGTCAGAGCAGTCTGAAAAGATTTTGCGTATGATGCTTGACACTAAGACTATTGAAGGAGAAGATAATACCTTTGCTCATGCAATAAAAGGATTAAACGGTAGAAGTATGCTTGATACTATCAAGAGTGCTATTCCTAGTCCATTTAGTTTGATGAAGTCAACAGATTATTTCTTTAGATCTCAGACGGCTATTGCTATGTTGTTAAACACAAAAGTTAAGACAACAAAAGGAGAGTTTAATCTATTTGAGATCATGGATAAAGATCTTAACATAGATACTGAAAAGTTTGGTGAGTGGGATATGGAAGCAAATGGTGGTAAAACCTTTGATGAAGTATATGATAAATCAATGCTAAAGATTAATCAGATCTCAAAGAAGCTTCATGGTTTCTCTGGTGATGTTCAGTCATTAGCTGGTAAAGATAATATCATTGGTCGTATCTTATTCGTCTTTAGATCATGGTTGCCTGAAACATTAGCTACTCGTTTTGAGACTAAGCGTCACGATCCTATACTAGAGAGAGATACAGAGGGATACTATAAAACATTCTTTGGTAACTTCATAAACGATGATGGTCTAAGAATAAAGGAATCAATATCAGAGATCATTGATGCTATAACAAAAGGAGAAGTTGAAGGATTAGATAAGATGCAGGTTGCAAATATCAGAAAGATGATGATGGAGCTTGCAGCTATTGTAGTACTAGCAGCGACTTACTTAGCATTAAAGCTTGCTATTGGAGGTGATGATGAGGACGATGAAGATAAGAAGTATGCAAACATATTACTTAATCAGCTTACTCTATTAAATCGTGACTTAACATATTATATTAACCCGTTCTCTTTCTCTGAACTATTACAGAATGCTGTACCAATAACAGCTACTCTTAATCAAACAAGAGATGCTGTTGTAGCAACAACATATTATCTTGCTCGTGTTGAGAAGACAGATGAAGAGGGTACATTAGAATATGATGGTGAGAGAACTTTATTAAAGATTAGTAAGTCCTTACCTTATGTTAATAACGTCAACCGTATAATTTACTACTCAGGTCGAATGGGTAACGTTAGATAAAAGAAGAGGGGCTTTAAGGGCCCCTTTTTTATTCTTCTTCATCTTGTTCTCCTTGATACATTTCTAGGTCAAAGATCCAGTTTAGCTTTATAGAAAACAATAAGAAGCCAAATGATAGCTCTTTTCTTGTCCATTGATGATCAGCTGTTGATTCATGGTATTTGTTAAGAGTTATACCTAGTTCAAACGTAAAGTCTTCTAGGTCCTGTACTGATAATTCTATGCTTGCAAACATTGCTTGTTAGTTTAAGTGAAAAAAAAATGCTGCCTTTCTCCGTTTGGAAGGTAGGTAGCAACCGAACTACACAATAACATACAAGTGATACAAAGATACTTAATTATAGCATATCTCCTAACTGTATCTTAACTTTTTCTATTAGATCTTCTATAGATCCGTTGTTCTCTATAACAACATCAAAGTCCCAATCGTCAAGAGCAGTCTCACTAGGGTGAGTACCTTGTTGTTCCCCTGGTCTAGTTACCTTAACTATGATCCCCCCTTTGCTTTTTATAGCTTGTGCTTCATTAGGAAAACGTGTATCAGTAATAAGCCATTGAGAACAGTCAACTCCATGTGGGGAATGATCTGAGTGAGTACATTCATAGTCAGCAAATAAAGCGTTGACCCATACATTTTCATGTAGGCAATCTCTCATACACTCAGTACCTATTTTTTGTAAGAGTTCTCTTACTGTTAAAGGTACTTCGTATGTTTCATTACCTGTCATCCACGGAGCATTGCTATTATAAAGTCTTGTCTGATTCCACTCAGGACCTAACTCAGTTTTCTTGAACTCCTGGTCCTCAAAGTCATGTACGCTAATACCTGTAAGCAAACTAGCTACTTCTTTTAGTTTACCAGCAAACTTCTTGATTTCCCAATCAGAGTGGTAGTAATAACCATAAGCATCTGGATTACTATTCCCTCTAAGAAACTCTTCAAACGTTCTACCTCTTTGTTGAGATGATTCAGAACTTAGATACTGTATGATTTTACCAACCGTATCTTTTCCTGAACCAATCTTACCTGATATACCTATTAGATTCTTTCTCATTCTTCAGTTACTTTAAAAGGTACTCTTCCAAGATAACAATCTTGAGGAAGTCCTAGATGTTTCTTAAAACTATTAATACAACTTTGTATGTTATTAGATCCTACAGGATTATGACTATGAACAGCACATGTCTTTGGAGGAACATTATTATCCATGCAATATTCTGTTAGCCACATAGCACAGTGTAGACCAGTCTTTTCTTTATAGTCATCGTACTTAGGATCTTGGAAACCCTGAGCTAATACTTGAGCAAAGTAGTCATTAGTATGTTCTTTACCTAAGTCATGGTCAAACGATATAAAGTCAGGTACTCCATGCTGAGTTATGTATTCAACAAACTGATCATAGTTTCTAACGATAACCCATGGATGATATCCAGGCTTATCTTCTAGTGGAGTACGTACATCATCAAGATATAAGCAAGTCTTTAGGTGTGTCATTTTCCTGTTGAACCGTGTCCGCCAGTTCCGCGTTCAGTTTCAGATAACTCATCAACAATCATATACTCAATCAATGGTACAGGCATGATTACTAATTGAGCAATACGATCACCTACTTTATAAAGATCAGTAAACCATTCTTTTGAAGTAAGATTAAACGTAACCATAACTTCTCCTCTGTAACCAGAATCAATAACACCTACAGAGTTACTCATAATTAATGGGAAGTTACGTACAGAAGAACGTGGAAACACAAGTCCTACCATTCCTTCTGGTATCTCAACAGCAATACCAGTACCGTATACTACTTGACCACCACGTGATGTATCAATACTTGTAGCTGTAAGATCTGCACCTGCATCACCAGGCTTTCCAAACTTAGGGGCTACTGCATTAGCATGCAGCTTTTTTACTTTTACTTTCATGATTATTTGATTAAACGTAAACACTCTTCCTTAAAATCTTCGCGAGCAACTTGTATCATTGGTACTTTACACTTATTATAAAGAGCCCTACGAATCTCGTGGTCATTATCGTCTAAGTGCCAGACAAACTCAGTGTCACATAGATAGGTATACTTCCATTCCATGTTGGTAAATCTTACCTTCCATCTTGGAATACCCAGTTTTTCAACTACTTCCCATAAATCTTCTAACGTTGGTGGATAATCCATTGCATACTTATGCAAGTGATTCTCGTCATAACGTGTTGTTACTACCCATACATCAATACCAGCATCCAGGAGCTCTTTTGCAAACTCCTGGACTTCTGGTTGACTGAGTGTACCATCAAAATCGATACTTACTTTTGTCATAACTATATTATTAAAAACCGAATAATTCAAGCTGTCCTGTGTTAGACTGCTTTATGTTTGAGATGTTTTCTATCTCTTTGTTAATACTGTCAATATAGAACTGATAGTTGATGTCATCTGGTGTTTCAGTGTCATCGTTAATAAGATTCATCTCAGTTAGTAACCATCGATCAGCAAGAACTTGGATAGCTCTACCAGATGCTGGTTCTTTCTTTACGATCTTAGATCCTTTTGTGCTAACATAGTATCTGATAATCTTCTGAAGCTTTTCAAACTTCTCTTCACCATCAACAATACTATACTTTTCAAAGAACCACTTACCCTTTGCTTTAGCTCCACCACAGAAGTCTAAGAAGTTAGTATGATTACGAACATAATCTTCGGGCTTAACTCCATTAACAAAGTACTCATAGATACCTTTTGGTATTACAAGAAAGCTTTTGTTCTTGTGCAACGTTGATGCACTCTTTGAACTTAATGCTTCCCACTCAAAACGACCCTTGCACTTTGGTGTCTTACCTTCTTTCTTATAGATAGCAATGTAGTTGTTTACATCACCGATAATCATCTTCTTATACTCATCATGCTCTAGTCCAAGATTAGTTATCTTTTCCCATTCAGCACAAACGTCCATGTATGTCTGAACATCCTTTTCAGGAATCATCATCTCAAGACCATCTGTGTTTTGCATTAATGGTTGACAATCAGGTATAGCTTCTGCTAACATCTCATACAACATTGATAGTTGTAGTTGACCGTTTACAGTAATCTGCATAGTCATCTGTGGGTCATACAAGAAACTATTCTCATCATTACTCAAACCATAAGTAGAGTTCAAGATAATCTTGTACACATAGTTCTTTGGATCTGACTTTGGTATCTTCTTTCTTTCTTCAAAGAACCACTCGTACAACTCTAAGAACTCTTTCTTTGGTAAATGCTCTGGTGCAAAACCGTTTCTAATAGCAAGGTTAGGATAGAAAGACGTTACGTCGCTTGACATAATAGTCCATCCTGGTTTTGCTTCATAGATACCAGCTTTTGTTGCACCATGGATACCACCAAGACCATAGTAACTATCAACTCCTTTGTATGTAACCTTATAGTCTAGAGCCCCTTTTGTTTCCACTACAACCTTGCTTTTAAAGAAGTTAAGTAGATTGTTAAACTCAGGTGTTTTAAACTTAATATAAGGCAGTATACAGTCCTCTAATATAATTTGTTTTCTTGGCGTGCGTAGTTTTTTAAGCACGCTTTTTTCGATGTTTAACTTATTTGTTAAGAAGTAAGCAAACAACTCTTTTGATATGCGTGGCTCAGATGCAGATAGTAAGTCAATCTTGTATTCTTTGCTTAAGCTAAGACGTAGATTAATCTGTTCTTTACTAATCTCCATAATATTACGCGTACTCTCAACGTCATTAACACAATACTCTAGTACCATCCTTTGAGTTTCCTCTGATGTTATAGGATCATTGTGATGATGTGGCATCTCAAGTACACTAAACCAATCCATACTATACTGGATCCACTTAAGACTACTCATCTTTGCAGGGTTATCCCAGTGGTTAAGCTTGAATACATCGATCTGCTTGATAGACAACTTGTATGGTGCATAGTCAAGCATCTCTTTTAACTCTTGCTTATTGATTACTGTCTGAGCATATCCGTAGATTATACGAGCAATAACTAAAGGTGAGAGACCTTTCCACTCTTGATGATTCTCAAGAACGTATTGAGTGATCTGACTGTCAAAGCCAAGACCATTATATGATATATGATACTCTTGATTTTTAACGTTTTCTTTTAAGAAGTCAACGTAAGCATCAAAGTCATCTCTGAACTCTGATACCACAAAGTACTTACGGACCTTGTCATTCTTGTAATGGATGAAGACTGCCATGAAACAATTACAGATTGTCTCGTAGTCCATCACCCAGTGTGCTTTAGTTTTCATTATGCAGTTGTTCAGTTAAGCTGTTCCCCCGTGTATAGTGCATAAAAAATGGGAGAAGCAGAACCTCTCCCATTAGTACATTAGCAACTTAAACTACTTCTTTATCAAAGATTCGTAATCACTGTGAACCTTTTGAGTATTGTCATGCATGTTTTGGATAAAGTCAAGGATCTCATCTGCATTCTCAATATAATACTCGTAAGATGATTCCATTAAACGTCTTTCTTCAGCAAAAGGTGTAAACTCTTCTGGATCTCCTGCTTTTCTTTTTACTGGTATAACTTTACCACGGTCATCTAACTTAGGTAAGAAGTGATACTTTTGTCTTTTCTCTTTTGAGATGATAGCTAAGATACCTTGAGAAGCATCATAGATACATTCTGAATAAGGACAGTCAATGTGTGATGGAATCATACGGAAACTGTCAAGTTCTCCCCACTTTGCGGAGATGATAAACATACTGTGTGTCATAATGTTGTTTGGTTTTTTAACAAATTAAATAGCTTTTTCTAAGATCTCCAAATCTTCAGTAACTAATGTTAGTGTTTCTTTGTCTTCGTCGTACTTATCACATAGTTCACCTACTTCAAGAAGTACTCTAACATCAACATCAAGTAAGCTTGCGTAGTGATCAAAGTGGTATTCAGGATATAAGTATGAGTTAATATATGTGCACTCTTTTGGTTCTTTTCTAAAGAAGTAAAGGATGTCTAGTTTAGCATCCTCATCAAGCATAGAATACTTACCATCAATAAAACACTTCCAGTCTCTTCTCTTTTTTGTAAAGTTAAAGATAAAGATAATCCTATCGTTGTACTCTTCTCTTGATTCAAATAAAGGGGAAGCTGTTAGTACAGCCTCCGCCTTCTTGAACGCAGCGGATTTATTCCCTGCTTTATAAACAACAATCAAACGCTTATCTTTTACAGTATATCTATCTTTCCAGGCAATGTATACATTCTCAGGTTGAGTCATTGACTTACGATCTGTAAGAACAAACGGTAATAAGAACGTCTTTGACTTCTGAAAGTATCTGCTATATAACGATGGTATCTTGTGTGCGTCTATCATTGTATGTTGGTTTTATACTACAAATATACTTTTTTACTTGCAAGTTCAAACGGAAGATAGTAGTTTCTTTCTTCGTAATGCCACTTAGCTTTGTTTAAAGTATCTATTAATCGTTCAGTCCATGCAATAATACTTTCTGCTGATACACCAAAGGCATATGTGCAGTAGTTTTTATCGATAGCAACGAAGTTAAACTCAATAGTGTATCCAATAAGATCAGCATAGTTTTCATTAACTAACTGAACATAGATAGCAGCTTGCATCCAGTAATCATAATGCTCAATAGATCCATCAAAGTTAATAAGATCTTTTGATGTTGTCTTTAAGTCATTGATATAGATGATCTTCTTATCATGATCGATAACTAAGTTGTCAATAATACCCTTGAGTCCAAACGGGTAGTTTTTAAACTTCTCTATATAGAACATCTTCTCGTTTACTGTCTCAATATTACCAGACATGCTATCTAGGTGAAGACCAAGTAACTCACAGATATCTGCATGACTCTTGATCGTATTAACTGCTTCTGTACAGAACGTTAAAGTATCTTGATCGATTAGATCTTTACCCTTCTTCATCTTTAAGAAAGACCAGTATACTTGATGGTCAAGTGTTATTATCTTATCAAGACGCTGGGCATCAGTCTTTAAGTTCTGAAAGTAGTTCATGTCAGCCATGATATCTAAGATAGCTCCACCAAACTGATCAAGCTCTTCTCTTGAGTCATCTTGTAGTTGTTGCTTGTGTGCAAACACTCTATCGATAACCATCTTTGCTTTTGCAGCAGGTAACTCAGTGGGCATTACAATATAGTTCTTTGTAATACTATCTGGTTCTAAGATCAGATTATGTATAAGCTTACCCTTAATAAGGTGATCTGCAACAATCTCTTCTCTTATACCATTGATATAAACGTCTTTAAAAGACTTTGGACTCCATAGTAATCTACTAAGACTACTGTAACTAAACTGAAAAGGCTTCTCATAGAAGCTATTCATTAATATTTGCTCTTCCATATTAGATACCAGTTGATTCATTATTGTGATCATGCTCTTCTTCTTTTGACCAGTATCCTTGTTGATACATGTAATTACGAATCTCAGCACCTGTTATCTTATCGTTTGTTGTTGACTCTATTCTTTCAAGAAAGCCAATCAAATCAACACAAGCTTCTTCAATGTTTTTATTGTCCGCCATGTTTTTGTTGTTTAAGTTGTTCTGCTACCTCTTCTGGTAGATAGCCTAATAAGTTTTTCTTTGGAAGGAACTCTAGTAATTCATAGATAGCTGTTACATCCTGCATCGCAAAGTCTTCCTTCATCTGTTCTATAACAGCTTCAATAATTGGGTCTTCCATATTAACTATACTTTTCTTCCATCATTATAAGAGCATCTCTTTTTGTTTGTGCTTTTACTGATGTACCAACTTTCTTTGTACTTACACTAGTTTCTAATACACCTCTCCATATTTTTGAGTTGAATCTATCTTGTTCTAGTGTCCATAAATCTCCACAGAGAGTTACTCTGTATATACCTGGTTTTACGAGAACAATACTTCTGTCATCGCTAGGTCTTAGTTTTTTTGTTTGCATCACAACATAAGTTTCTAACAAGTCTGCAATGCGTTTTAATTCGTGATGGATACCAGGGATATTTGTTGATATCAGCTTCTGACCCATCAGTGTTTCATGTAGTTCTGGCATAATAGTTTTATTTATTCCATATCACGACCATACCATTTACCTAGTATGTTTCCGTTATAGGAGTTTGTTCTTAATACATCTAACTTAACTTGCCAAGCAAACTCAGCATATGTCAAGTACTTCTTTGTTTTACATAACTCTAAGATCTCTCTTGAGAACTGCTCTACGCCAAGTAACTTAACATCTGCTGATAGTTCTTTGCTTGATCCATAATACTTTAACCAGTCTGACTCTTTCTTTATATACTCGAATGTCTTTCTTGTTTTTGTTTCTGCTTTACTACGTGCTGAGATTCTTTTCTTCTTTGTATGGTACAAAGACTTTTTTCCTATATAGATCTGACCTGTTGTTAGGTTAGTGATCTTATAGACAAATCCTTCTAGTTCGTGGTAATTAGGAAGCTTATCAAGAGAAGTGATAGCTTTACGCTTGTGCATCCAAGTTGTCTGACTCATTATCTACTACGTGTTTTGTTATTAAAGGAACTAAGTTGATCATTACTTCTCTAGGTCCAAAGTCTCTAATAGCATCAGCTAAATCTTTGCTCATCTTTAAGTGAACATAAGGTATATCATAATGCTCTTGATACTTCTTCATTGCTCGAAGTCCTGCCTCATCGTTGTCAAAGATAGTAATAATCTTCTTATATTGAGTCTTATACTTATCAATGAGTTCTTGCTTTATCATTGTGTTCTCAGAGTCTGGTGCAATCACATCAACACTAAGCTTTAATGATTTTAATGCCATCAAGTCTTTAAGACTAGAGGTAATAACTAAGTAATCATGTCCTTTTAGTTGCTCTGAACCTTGTATATAGTTCGCAACCTTAATAAACTTTTTATCCTTTACAGTGGGTTGGTATATCTTATACACCTGATCATCACTAGTAAAGTAGCCATACAAATGCTTGCCTAATATCTCAAGCTCTTTGTGTTGACCGTCTTCTTCTTTAGCCATAATGTAGGATTGTAAGGGCCTAACATTATGCTCATCAAGTAATCTACTGCCTATGTTAAACTTAGTCCAGTAGTATTGATCTGCTGTTGTCCAGGGCCGTGTAGTTGTATCCTTAACACGGTATTTACTATAGCTTTTAAACTCTTGAACATCAAAGCCTCCATTATTATGTAAGATAAACTCATTGTAATCCTCAATAATAGTTCCACTTGCCTGTCCAAAGCTACACTGGTACAAATGCTTTACTAAATCAATAGCCCCACCACCCTTATCTGTTGAGAAGTCCTTAAACTTATAGATACTTTTCTTCTGATCAAAGTAGATACACATACTTGGTGTACGTTCCTTTGGATTGAAAAGACTCTTTACCTTAAGGTCTTGACCAACAAGCTTGTCAGGGAGCTTGCAATAGTGCTCAAATATCCACGTTGATGGTACGAGCTTAACATCTGATATTAAGTTTTTTGTACTTAGCATAACCTGTTGTAATTAAAGGAGAAAAAAGAAGGGCAGAGATAAAATCCCCACCCTTTCTTACATCACCTAACCACTAATACTATAAGCTGAAGTCGTTGTTTGGTTCGAAACCTGCAACTGGTTTATCTTCTTTTGGTTCACTAACATGTAGTGACTTATCAAAAGCAATAAGATCAGCTTCGTTACCCTTTAACACATAAGCTTTCTTTCCTGTCTTGTCATATGGTAAGAACAAGTCATACGCAGTATAACCTTTTGCATTCTTATATCCGCTTGCTGCAATAGTAAATACCATTGAACGGTTAGCAAATATCTTAGATACTGCATCAACGTGATCAAAGATAGTAGATGCTGCAATGTTATCAACGGCATCTCTAATAGGAGCACCTAAAGTGTTTGCTAAGTTGATTACTGCTTGTAAATACTCATTATCACGCTTGTTGTTGATAGTCTTTGTAGTACCATCTGGCATATTACGAGTAACAGTGCTATCCTTCATTGGATATGCTTTGTACTTCACACGACCAATCTGACCCAAGTGACGAGGGCTAGATGGATCATTAGGATTAATAAAGAAACCTTGGAAGTTTGGATCTGTTACTGCTGGAGTTTCTAAGTTTAGAACTAAGCTAACTGAACCATCAGTATCAAAACTACGGTTTTTAGTTAACTGAACATTAAGAATACGTGCTTCTGTTGTACCTGGTCCGATAATTGGGCTAGTCTTTGCTACTTTTTCTTCTACTGCTGCGAAATCTTTTGTACTAATCATGATTGTTTTTGTTTATTATTGTTGTTTACATTAAATGAATACTTGGTCCCAATACGTTACCAGACCTGTTGGTGTCATCTCTGATACCATAAACTCCTGATCTCTTAAGTGAGTTGGTCTAGCCCCACATGAGATTTCATCTGTTGTTTTAAAGCTCAGAAAGTTTTGCTTTCCCTTGCGATACAGATAACCAATAGCATCTGAATTCGATGTGGTAATACGTTTAAGCTTACCTGTTAGATCTAAGTCAAGAACATTTACTTCTGCTCCGTTCTTTTCTAACATCGTATCTTTAACGTGTCCAACTAAAATAATGTGAGGAGCAAGAGTCTTGATGTAATCAATAACTTTTGTGAATGCCTCACGTAACCACGGATAACCCGCGCCGTTTGGTAAGTTCAATAAGCTTGTATACTTAGGCTTACCTTCTGTTAACCAGTTCTTTCCCATCGAAGTCTTTCCATATAACTCTTCTGCGAATGGTAAACAGATGTCTTCAAGTGCAGTGATTGTATCTACTGCGATGTACTTATACGGTTTATTTGCTTTTAAGATCTGCTCACCGATGGCTTTTATGTCTCTAACAGATGTTGCCTTGATCTTCAATGCATCAACATAGTCAGTACCACTCTCAAGGTCTAAGATTAGACAATCAGGTAGTCCTGCTAGTAACTCAGTCTTTCCAACTTTTGGTTTTGCGAATATAACAAGATTCTTTGGATTCTTTACTTCCGCCTTAACTTTATCTATAGGTAATGAGAACTCTTCCATTATTTGCTTCTTTTTTGTTTTACTTTCTTTATTGCTTCGTTAAGATAATCTTTTGAGCTTATTGGCTCACACTGAATGATTGCAAGCAAGTCAAGTACACTAAGATTACTATAGTGTTGATCTTCTGCTTTAAAATCATTTGATGATAACTGCTCTAACTCAAAGTCAAGTACTGCTTGTGATACTTCAGGTTCATCTTGTAATGGTGCATATGCATGCTGTACTCTTGTTGCACGAGATTGTTGTGCTGTAGATATAGGAGATCTTTTTACATTAACTGGTATAAGATCTGCTAAAGGAACACTATACAATCTATTCTCTACTGCATCTGGCAAGTTATTAGCATTAACGTTTGCTAATGGATACTGTTCCCAGTAAGGACAATCTGTATCTACTGTAAATAAGATACGTTCATCCATTGCTACATAACCTTTCTTATCTTCTGAAGACTTCAATATCTCAAAGAAGAAGTTACGTCTAAACTGATTACCATAGATGTTTACTGAATCCAGGTCTGTTGTGGCATCATGCCAGATAGTTTTAAACTCAACCTTTGCGTTTGGGAAACCATAGTCAGCTAAAGCATCTTTATGAAACTGAGTTAGCTTACTATACAACTGTTTCTTCTCGTCGATAGTCATGTTTGTTTTACTAAGTACATTCGGGCCTAAGTCAGGCACTGCTTTTGGAACTGAGTTCAGTATACTAAACTGTCCCTTCAATTGATTGATCATATTTATTAACATTATTAAGGATTTACTACTCTTCTTCTAGTACTGATAGCATCAACGTCTCTATCAGGTTCGGGACATTCAATGAACTTGTTTGCTGCAAAGTCACCTCTAAAGAATAACACAGCATCTGATTTACCATCTCTAGCTTTTAGTACGTGAACAGCAACGTGGTCTTGTTCTACTTTGTACTTATTAGGACCGTAAATCATTAGGTTCTTTTCAAAAGGTCTGTCTAGTGCAAGCATTAAGTCAGCATGGTTATACAAAGCATCACCACCATATATATCTGATGTATTAGGATAGTTACCAGCTTTACCTGGTTGACGTCTTTCATTACTCTCGATATCTCTGTTCATCTGATTAAGAACGATAAACAAGCATGGTATTGCTTTCTTTAACTCAGTCATCATAGTACCAAGATTGTGAAGCATTGCAAGCTCACTCTTCTCAGTACCCATCATTACAAGATAACTATGGTCAATAGTAATAATCATTGGCTTACGATGCTTTGTCCACATGGCAAGTATGTATGCTCTAATATTAGATACAGTACATCTTTTTGTAATGACAAAGATCTTATCAGCACCTCCTGATTTTTCTTTCTTGTAATCAACATAACCTTTAAGAAAGCTGACAACACTGTCATCAAGTTTCTTCTTTGCACTAGCAAGTTCCTTTACGGACAAGCCTGTCTTCTGACTGTACTCTCTCAAGGCAATCTTCTCGTCTGTCATTTCAAACTGAAAGTCTAGTACGATAAAATCCTGTGTTGGGTTCAAGTCATGAACACTTCTTGTTAACTCAAGCATGAAGGTAGTCTTACCACCTCCTGATCTGGCAGCAACAACAGAGATAGTTCCCCATTCAAATCCACCCATAGTAACCTCGTTGATAGTGTTCCATGGTGTTTGAACTGATTTGATCTGTCCTGTTTTGCGCTTCTCAATGTAGTCTAAGCCCTTTTGGTTTATGACCGATAAGGGTACTACGTCGTCTAAAATGTCTGTTAGTTGTGAGCTCATAGGAAGATAAAAATACGAAAAAGTTACTACATAAACAACTAGTCATGGACATATCCTGACGACAAAACTTGACCATCTGTGTCACGAAGACTCTCGATAGTAGAAGCTAGTTCGGATACCCCATCTTTCATTATGAAGTAGGTTGAGTTTTTCATATAAGTAAATCCATTCGGGTTGCTCTTGAACGTATTAGCATACATTTCAGTGGCATCAAATACTTCTTGCCAGGTATAGTCAGGATACTTTTTAAAGAAGTCATTAAAACGTTTCTTTAAATCAGTTGGACTAGTACGTAGTACTCTTCCTGATACTGCACCTTTTGGGAAGTAGTCTCGGTAATCAAGTAACAGATCATCTATCTGCGGATGTTTCATCTGGTTTGTTATAACGACTTTCTTCTTTGGCTCGATCTGAGCATAGAACTCATCTATTATTTTTATACCAGACGGGGTAATAGCTCCTTTATCTGTCATGAACCCTTTAAGTATTAACGCTTTGTCAATATTAGGGCTGTCAATAAGATCAGGGGGAGGTATAATACCCTTGTGTCTAAAATCTAAGTAGACAAACTGATTCAGTGTTAGACGGTTAAGAATCAGTGGTGTCCAGAGGTTTATAATCATAGGCTACTTTTGTTTAGGTTATTTGTTCATTATTTGATATATTATTATGTAGAGATTCTCTAAAGGGGATGCAAAGATAATGCTTTGTTTCATATCTCCAAACTACTGCTTAACGCTATTAAAACTTTATATAAGATGGCAACATTAAAATACTATGCTCAGAAAGATGCTTTAGGGTTTCCAATCCCTGGCACTATGATGGGTACTACTGGTAAAGTTCCAGCTGATAGTCTAGAAATATCTAGTAACACGGTTTTACCAACTCATCCTGATGGGTTAAAGTACATTGTTCGTATAAACAAAAAAGGTGCTATTATACCTAACTCATTAGCTGCTGTTCTTACAGTACCTAAAGGTAACATCTTAGACGTTACAGCAGGAGGATCAGTAAGCCTATTAACAGAAGACAACTTTAGTCTAGTTGCAGAAAACGAAGACTTAATCATACTATAACATTTAACATACATTAAACATGGCAAATAAACGCATTAGTGAATTAGCTTCAGCATCTGCATTAGCAGGTACAGAAGTATTACCAATAGTACAAGCAGGTACTACAAAGAAAGTAACAGCTCAAGCTATTGCTGATTTAGCAGCTAGTGGAGGTTCTCAACCTCTTACATTAGATATTATAGCTGATGGTACAGTAGTTAGTAGTAATCAACAAGTTAGACCTGTTACTATGGGCTATATTACTACAGCTTCTGGTAATCAAAGTGTTGAAGTTAAGACCTTTTTAGAAGTATATTTTGGTAACGGTGCAACATCAACAACTATAACTCTTCCAACTTTTGATATAGGATCACTTAGTGTTAGTAATGCAAATCAATTAGTTACTTTAAGTTTACCTGCTTTTACAACAGCTATAAATACTGGAATGGCTATTTTTTCAGTAAACAACTGTCAATCATTAACTACTATAAACATTCCTGTTCTTGCAACATTACCAAACAATGCTTGGTTTTCATTTAACGGGAACGCTTTAAGTCAAGCTACAGTAGATAATCTTTTAGCTAAGTTTGTTGCTACTGGTGCTACTAACAACCAAGTATATTTAGACGGTGGGGCTAATGCTACTCCGTCATCTGCAGGTTTGGCTAGTAAAGCTACTCTTGTATCAAGAGGTTGGACTATTACACATAACTAACATATAAAACTATATATCATGTATATTCAAGCTGATCAAAATAACGTAAAAACAACTACAGCTCCTTCATGGAGATTAGTTCATAATGGAACAACTGTACTTGTTTTAAAAGAACAAGCATGCGTTCTTGCAACTGGTGAAGATAACGAGTTATTTGTTGCTACTACAGAAGCTGAATGCTTGGCAGAGATTGCTCGTTTAGGATTAAGTATTCCTGTAGAGCTTCAGTAATCAATACTAGTAACTTCTTAAGTGATGGCTAAAAAGTTTTATGCACAAAAAGATGCTCTCGGGTTTCCTATAGTAGGAACTATGATGAGTGGTGCTTCAGTACCTAATCAAAAGAACTTGATTGAGATTAAGTCAGATATGGCTTTAGGGAACCATCCACAAAAGATCAAGTACTATGTACGTAAAGATAAGAAAGGTAGTATCTTACCTAACAGTCTTTTTATTAGCCTTGCTTCACAAGATTTAGCTAAGGTTATTGATTTGCACTCAGTATAATACGATAAATAATGGCTCCTCGTAACGATTCTTTTCAAGCTTTTAAAAACTGGATCTTTCCAGGTTTAGTTTCTATCCTTGGTATGATGATCTGGCAAGACGTCTCTGAGATTAAATCAGATGTCAAAGCATTAATGGCTCAGTCAAATATAGATAAGACACGAATAGATAACTTAGAACGAGCAGTATATACAAACAAACAACATTTGGTATCAATACGTATACCACACCCACCAAACAAGTTACCATCTCAGGTATTCTATCATGAGATGGTAGCTATTAAACCTGACCACGATGAAGAAATCAAACGAATCAACAAGCTTTTGGACGATATTTAAAGACAACAACGACTGGAATGAAAAGTCAGTAGTTGGTTTTATGTCTTTTGCTGTAATGGTACTCGCAATGACTGTAGACTTAGTTACAGGATATCTAGGACAAGAGTTAGTTATAAACGACTACATCTTTAACGCTTTTGCTATTATTACATTAGGTTCATTTGGTATCTCTGGTGCTGAAAACATCATGGGTAAGAAAACAAAAGACTCAAACAAAGAGGAAGATGTTCACATGGAAGGATAATGAAGAATATAGTTACCGTCGCTATTATTATTATAGCGTTTTTTGTAGTTCTGACCCAGCGAGGATGTATAGGTCACTCAAATAGTAGACAACCTGATACTCTTGTTGTTACTGACACATTCTGGACTAAACACGATAGTCTTATCGTTAGAGAAGTTCCTGCCCCATACGAGGTTCCAGTACCATTTGAGGTATTAAACACTGAGTATAAAGCTGATACAGCTTATCCCAAACTAAAGCAGCAGTATGAAGACTTAGCTAAACGCTTTGCTTCAAGAAAGATTTATACAGACAGCGTTCATGTTGGTCAGTATGGTCATATACGTATAGTTGATACAGTTACTGAAAACAAGATTGTTGGGCGTAGCTTTAGAGAAAACTATAAGATTCCTGTTGTAAAAGAAACCAAAACAATTACTAAATACGATGATCCTAAACGACAAGTCTATGTTGGTGGTGGTGTTAACCTTACTAGCGGGGGTAACGTCCGAAGTGCTGAAGGCGGTATACTATACAAGACGAAGAAGGATCAAATATATGGTGCGAAAGTTAACATTGCCACGGATGGTACAACGTCTTTTGGCATACAGACGTACTTTAAGATCGGAAAGAATTAACCTAAACAAATAAACCATGAGTATCTTATCATTCATTAAGGGACTATTCACAAGCCCCAAGAAGACTATCTTAGAAGAAGTCCAACCTATTGTAGAAGCTGTAAAAGAAGAGATCGTCGAGATATCTGATTCAGTTGCTGAGCAAATTGCTGAAGAAGCAGTAGCTAAGCCAAAGAAACGCTACTACAAACGTAAGAAGAAGTAGTAAATCACCTAACCACTATATAATATGTTATTAAGACTAGGATCTGAGGGAGAAGATGTAAAGAAGCTCCAGCAGTTTTTAGGTGTTGATATCGTTGGTAAGTTTGGACCAAAGACAGATGCTGCTGTAAAAGCATGGCAAGCTGCTCATGGTCTTACTGCTGATGGTATTGTTGGTGATGGTACTTGGGCTAAGATGTTTCCATCTCAAACACAAGCACCTGTCACCCAAGTTACAACACCCCCTGCTGCAACTTCCAGCTTCAAACTAGATCGATTAAAAGGACATGTACCTGATGCTGTTATTGCAGCTATTCCAGATACAGCTCGTTTATTTAATATTACTACACCATTACGCTTAGCTCATTTCTTAGCTCAGTGTGGTCATGAGTCTGGTGGCTTTAAAGCAACACAAGAAAATCTTAACTACTCAGCAAAAGGTCTTAGAGGTATATTCAAAAAGTATTTTCCAACTGATGCTTTAGCTAATGCTTATCAGAGACAACCACAAAAGATTGCTAATAGAGTTTATGCATCTCGTATGGGGAATGGTCCTGAAGCATCTGGTGATGGATACAAGTTTCGTGGTCGTGGTTACATTCAGTTGACTGGTAAAGAGAACTATACACGTTTTGATGCTACAGTTCCAGAAAACATTGTTGCTAATCCAGATCTTGTAGCTACAAAGTATGCACTAGCATCTGCAGCATTCTTCTTTAATAGCAATAAGTTATGGGCTATCTGTGATAAAGGAGCTGATACAGCAACAGTAACAGCCGTAACTAAAAGAGTTAACGGCGGTACAATAGGCTTAGCAGATCGTATTAAGCATTTCAAAGAATACTACCACTTATTATCATAACAAACCATGGCAAAAGCAAAAGGATCTGCTGAAGCAAAGAAGATTGTCTTCGGCACTAGACGTAAAGGAAAACATGCAAAGACTGCAGGACCAAAAGCAAAAGCAGTCAAGAAAAGGTATGCTGGGCAAGGGCGTTAATCGCTCTTTTTCCATGTATAAACCATAAGTATATGAAAGCATTATTGTTTGTTGTTTGGAGTATTGTAGCATCTGCATTATCGATACAGAGTTACTTTATATACTCACACTTTTTTGCTCCTCAGAACATTGTAAATCTTATAGGACCAGGAGAAAGCATAAACGTTTCTTCTGTTGAGAATAAGATTGTTATGGGTAATCTAGCTGGTAATCGTAATCTTGCTTTTGGTGTTAAGAATATCATGGAAGAGTTCTTACAAGAGAAAGACTACGTAATCAATCCATATGCTACAAAGAAGATAGAGATTGAGATTGTCTATCTTGATGTATTAAAGACTCAGTCTAACCTATCAGTGTTCCATAAAAATACAGATGCTGTGGTTATACGAATGAGAGGTAAGTTGATTGAAGATGGTAAAGTAAAGAAGACAGTTATAGTTGAAGAGTCTGCTGAGGAAGTATCAATGGCTGCAGTAGTTATAGATGAAGGTGGTAAGTTTAACCAAACTAATCTATCATCAGCCCTAAAAAAATCTTGTAACACACTAATCACAAAACTATTATAATGAAAAAACTTTTTTATATAGTCCTTTTACTATCTTTTTATAGTACAGCCTATAGTCAGAACAACATTAAGTTAAGACTGCAAGATGACTCAACAACAGTTAATGTTAACGGTGCAGTTATCAATAAAGGAGATGAGTTTATAGTATCAGTAAAAGCAGATGGTAATGGCAATACAACAGCTAGATCGCTTTATTTCGATTTTGAGTACCAAAACACAGCGTTTGAGCTTGTTACTGTTACAAATACGGGAACAGGTGGAAACGGTGGGATACTTCCTTACGGCTCTAGTATTACTATGGACTGGTACACTTATCCTGGTTATACGTGGACATCTTCGCAACAGAATACCACTGCAGACGGTAATATTAACTATAATCGTGCTGCTTATACTTTTACGGCTGGTGGACCTAAAACTATTCTTAGGGTCTATTTAAACTGGGCTACTCCTAATGGTATGCCATATGCTGGAGGCTGGGATGATTTGATTCGTCTTAAGTTTAAGTTAAAGACTACAGCTCCTGGGTATGCATGGGATCCAATCAAGATGAACTTTGCGGCTGCGTTTAATCAAGACGGTACATCAGGTTCAACTGAGATGACAATACCTTTAACAAGTGTTATCTATCTTGATCCTACAGCTACTAAGTATGTTAATGCAACTATAGAGACGAATCCTAATATTGATAACTTTAGTTTACATCGAGTATTGTTTTTGAATCCAACAACAAATACTGGTATTATTGCTGATGCTACTGCAGCTGGTGCAATAAACATCGATCAATCAAGACTAGAACCTAACACAGAGTATCGAGTAATGATGATGCTAAACATGGATAGCATTCATAACTTGTATGCGGCTGCTGTTACAGTATCTGATTATACTACAGCTCAAGCTGAGTTTGTACAACAGAACTTAGACGGTACTTATAAAGGTGAATCTATTATTACAGGAGCTGGTTACTTAGCTGCTGATGTTAATCGCTCTAAAACTTTTGATGGTGGTGACTTAACAAAGTTATACTCGCAAGTAATTGGCGTTGATAAGTTGTTTACTTTACCATCAAACTACGTTGCAGGAACAGATATGTATGCTTCAGTTCCAACATTTACTGATAGTACTTTTAATGCATTAACACCAGCAAACTGGAAAGATATTACAAACAGTTATGTTACTTTCAAGACTGGTCTTATAGGACAGAATAAACCTTTAAAGCTTAAGTTCTTAATCCCTGGTGATATAAACCGTTCACATTCATCTCAGATAGTTATTAACGGAGCTATTGCAACGAACGCTGCTGTATCATTAAAGACTAACTCAACAGCAAACAAGACGTTAAACAGAACAGTTGCAGCTTCAAATATTTCAGTAAGCTTAGCTAATCAGACTCTAACATCTAATACAATCGAGATACCTATCAAGGTTAATACAAACGGTAATAAGTTATCAGGCTTACAGTTTGAGTTTAGATATAATCCTGCTTCTATTAAGTTTGAAGAGATCATGAACCAGATGCCAAACACATGGTATGCTTTTGCTGATAATACTAAGCCTGGTGTTATTCGTTTTGGTGCATTAGACAAAGCTCTTAACTCATCTGTTACAGGAGAACTAGTACCGTTTAAGCTTAAGTTCAGTGCAATAACAAACGGTTTAGATATGAATACCTTGATTAAAGTAAGTCCAGTAATGGATGCTGCATCAAGTACAGGTGCTCAGTTAGGCATTACACTTAACTCAGACACTATTAAACTTACTGGATACAACAACTTTTAATATCTAACCACTATGAAGAATACATTATTGTTATTATTGCTTATCACTTTTGTGTTTGCATGCTCTGATCTAGAAAAACTTGAGGATGCTCCAATAAATCTAGGTGTAAAAGCTACTTCAACAGAAATATTAAGTGCTACATCTATTGGAGGTAAGGTTACAGCTTTATTTGCAGTAACACCTGGAGCTAAATACTCTGTTCAGGTTTACTCTTTTGCTGCTATTGAACCTGTAAAGTCTTTACCATTAACAGCAGAGACTGAGATTACAACAAAGATCTATGATTTTAGTGACCTGCCAGACGGGTTATATGACTTAACATTAACAGATGTGTCTGGTACATCTATTAGAAAACCTTTAGTTATTAAACGATAAACAACATGTCAGAAGAAGCAGAAAGCACAGGAGGCTCATTAAAGAGCATCTTAATCGGATTAGCAAGTACTATCGCACTAGGTGTTGGTGGTTACGTTACAAAACAATTAACAGGTGAAGGTGATGAACCAGCTCCAGCAGCAACAACTGCAGCAGCTCCTGTTATTAATATCAATCAAGCGGCAGCTGCTCCAGCACCTGTAGCTAAAACTATTATTGTTAACAAGACTGCAGCTCCTGCGGCACAAGCAGCTCCAGCTCCAAAACCTAAGCCTAAGACAGCAAAGGAAGAGTTAGAAGAAGCTCCTAAGTGGTAATATCATGGAACAAAGTACAAGCACAGGGTTTAAAGACCTGTTAAATCAAATGATGACAAGACGTTGGTTGATAACAGCTATCGTTCTTGGAGGTTTTATGATTATTATTGGCGGTATTTTCTTAGCTATTGCTCAGAATACTGCTATTGCTGGTGAGTGGAAAGAGTTATTACTCTTATTACTTGGTGCATTTATTGGTTCTTACGGTAAGATCATTGACTATTGGTTTTCTGATACAGACAAAGACAAGATGCTAGTCCAAAAGATGGATGAGGAGGACGGTGTAAGCTTATCTAATACTTCAGATATGCCTGCAGCTCCTGTTTCTTCACCAGTTGAAGTCGATAAACCAAAAGCAGAACCTCGTATTGGTATTGAGGTTGATGAAGATGGTGATGGTACCATGGATGGTATTGACTTTGACGGTGATGGTAAGATCGATGTATACTTTGCACACAGACAATGTGAACACGTATGGGACGATGTTGACAATGACGGTGATGAAGAGTGTGTTAAGTGCGGTAAAATAAAAGACAATGAAGAAACTGTATGAAAAAGTTAAGCGTATTCTTAAGTGCTTGTTTTATCTTCTTTCTAGCTTCCAGTCATAAGACTCAAGCACAGATAGCAGCAACAAGAACAGAGTCTTATACTGCATCTTTTGAGAAGAAGATAAACATAGATTCTTTAATGGACTATGAAGGTCCAAAGATTCCTATACAGTTACTATCTTTAGGTATAAACGAAGATGTTTATGCTGCTTATCCTGAGTTAAAAGATAAACGTGTTGGTCTTGGTGTTACAAATATTGTTGTTGAATACCTTGAAGAGACAAACCGTTTTACTTTTACTGAAGATAAAGCTGAGATCAAGAACAGAATGGTAAAGCAGTTTCAAGCTTCACAGTCTGGTATCACAGAAAATAAGTTAGATGGTAGAGGTAAGATTAAGCTTGCTCAGTATTTTGTTTATATTGAGGTCTATGATTTTTCGGTTTCTGAAGATGAATCATTATCTTTGAAAGACGGTGTAAAACAGACAGTTGTAACTCGCATGGGTTTACAGGTTAAGTTTGTTAACGCTGAGACGGGAGAGTATTTTACAGGCTCAGGAATGGGGGAAGCTAAGACTGTTAGGGAAGCAACACTAATGAACGATGCTAACTTTGCTGATATTAAGTTTAATCAATCCACGATTGGTACAACGACTAAGAAAGCGCTTGAAAACGCTGCTAGTAAGATTGTGGTACGGATGATTAAGAAAAAGATTTTCACTAAATAAACCAACCATGTTAGAAAAACTAATCATTGCTGCTAGTATTGCTATTGCTGCTAGTATTTATCCTGCGTATAAGATATACGAAGGTGCTAAGATACCAATGTATCAAACACGTATCTCTAATCTAGAACATCAGATGGAGATTGTTAAGTTGACAGAGACTGACCCTGCAAAGCGTTACGTAAAGCTTTCAAAGATCGAGGGTAAGATTCTTAAAGTACGTACAAAGATTAAAGCACGTCAAAAGATTAAGGCTCTTGAAGCTAAATGGGACTATCAAGAAGAGATGCTTAAGTTAAAGCGTTTTCAAGTTTCTGTTGATTCAACTATAAAGATTGAACCGAAGTAGTGAAATGGTTAGGGATTATCATCTTGTTATTATTGTGGAACACGAGTAATGCTCAAGTGTTGTCACAAACATATGTTGATCCTTGTTCAGGAAAAGTATTAACGGTAACTGTACCTATCGCAAGTGGGTCAGTTACTGTTGTTTACAGAGGTCAATACAAAGTAGTTACAGCAAACGATATAACTACAGGTGCTTTAACAGCATGGTTAAATATGTTGACAACAGCATATCCATGTCCTGAAACACAACAAGTAGTAAATCAAGTAGTAACGCAGACAGTTAATACTGCAGTTAGTGCAGCAGTTAATCAAGCAACTGCAAGTGCAACCGCTGCTGCTACTGCCGCTGCAACATCTGCGGCGACAAGTGCTGCTACTAGTGCAGCAACAAGTTCTGCAACATCAGCTGCTACATCAACAGCTAGTTCTGCTGCATCCGCAGCTGCATCTTCTGCAGCAAGTAGTACTCCAGCACCAAGTGCAACAAGTACTAGTAGTTCATCATCATCTAGTTCATCGTCTAGTTCTTCAGAAAGTAGTAGTTCAAGCTCATCTTCTGAAACAAAGAGTGAAACCAAAAGCGAATCAAGTAATGAGTCAAAGTCAGAAAGCAAAGAAGAAAGTAAAAGTGAGTCCAAGTCAGAGAAAAAAAGCGAAGATAAGAAAAGCAGTAAGAGCTCTGCCAAATCCAGTGCCCGTGTTAATCCTATTTTATATAACTCTGATCTTACTTCTCTATTATCTGATGATAATAGTTTTTCTCAAATAATATCAGTTGGTATGTCTCAGTCTTCAATGACTGGAGCAGACTCATGGGGTGTTACCAGTATGATCTGGTCTACCTTTAATCAGTTTGCTTTATCTGGTAGATATACAAAGATGAACTTTGCAAAAGGTCAGTTATCTCATATAACAAACTATGGTGTTACAGGAGTTTACTTATCAGGAAACTATGTAGCATTTGCTACTGCTGCTTATATCAAACCTTTAAAGAATAATAAAGGTATCTTTGGTATAAACGAGACTATCAGTTATGCAATGAACACAGTAAGTAGTAGCTTGCTTATGTTCTATAGTAAGCCTATTGTACTTAGTAAAAGAGTATCAATAGCTCCAACAATTACAGCTTCAGCTTTTCCAGTTGTTGCATCAGAGACAGGCGTTACTGTAACTCCAGCATTCAACGCCATGACAGGATCTAGTTTTGATCTTAATCTAACCAAACGTTTTAAACTTAACTGTGGTCTAACACTCGCTTTTAGTGAGCAGAGCATTAGACCTAACAGTTATATGTTTATGATTGGTACCAAGCTTAACCTTTAATGGTATAGCCTTTCTTATCAACTGATAAGATTCTTTCACCATCGAATACAGACATCTGGTTTTGATGGTAGTCAGCTAGTACGTGGTCACTAAAGTAACTAAACATACTACCTTTAACACCAAGGAAGAATACTTTATCAGTATAGATACCACAACGATCTTCAGCATCAGTAAGTACTAAGCTGTTCTCTTGTGATTTAATCACATGCTGTACTACCTTAGTAATACTTGTACCACCCATGTCATCCAAAGATGCAATAGCAAAGTCTGTTGTTCTTAGTGGATGGATGTCTTGATTGAAAGAATACAGTTTATTAAGCATATTATTCTTTTTCATTACAAGAGCAATCGCTTTTGCAAACTCAAGCTTGCTTAATCCTCTACCGTCAACATCTCTAACGCCACATCCTTCAGACATCGAACCAGATATATCGATATAAAGGTTAATCTTACCTTTACGTTCAACGTTTCTTGTTGTGATATCTTCTGGAAATAGATTTCTGAGCTTTGGATGAAGCATTACATAGTCCTCTAAGCCATCGAAGTTACCTGACTCGAACAAAGACTCATGTGTAATGCGTTCTTGCCCTGAGAAGTAATTCTTTGATTTATCTAAGATCATCTTGATGTTGTTCTTAAGTACAGAATCATTCATCTTGATCTTCTTTAAAGACTCAAGTGCTCGCTCTATCTCATGCTTAGTCATACCACCGATACCAGTGTTCTTGTTCCAAGCTTCTTCAAGCTCTTCTTCACCAATATTCTCAGTTAGTTCATTGATATGTTGAGCTGCATCTTGCATCTCTCTTTCTAACTGATCTCTAGTTTGCTTAAGAGCTTTATCAATAGCTTTCTCTATCTTCTGCTGATTCTTTCCAGATCCTTTACCAGAACCACTTTGACCTTGTGCTTGGTCATCTTGGTCTCCGTCTTGATCATCATCATCTCCGTCGCCATCAGGTTGATTTAGCTGATTTTTCATCTCCTCATGAGCTTCTTCATCTTGCTTCTTTAGTCTTAGCATAAAGTAAGTAAGATATGTCATCATGCTCTGAGTAAACATACCAGACTTTACATTTGATCCTTCAGTTAAGATCTTTAAACTTGGATCATTCGCTAACTCAAGAAGTTTATAGCGCATCTGATTCTTCTCATTACGAGCTTTGAAGTCAATCTTGTCAATAGGTTTGTTAAACATATTAAAGATATCGTTCTTTAGTGAAGATGGGATTGATTGATAAGCTTCAGTCATCTCTTCAACTGAAAAGTGCCACTGCTCACGACCTTTCATCTTATTAATCTTCTCAGCGGTTTGAACCATAGTGTTATGGTTACTACCACTAGCTGAATAGCCAGGAATAAAGGCTTTCTTTACAAACTCATTTAATCGATAAGCATCTATATAGTGAATATATGGCTCTACTAACTCAGGTTTTTTATACGAACCAATGATACTCGTAAATCGGGAAGAGCCAGAAAAATCTAGCTCCCCCTTCTTTACTTTCTCCATGATTGTAAACACGTTTTTATACTGTTTCTTAGCCATGGCTTTCTCTTATTTAGAATGGATCTACATTACTATCTGCTGGTGATGTAGACGTTGTGTAAGCAGCATATTGAATAGTACCAGATAAAGGCATGCTTGACTCACTCATATCTCCTTCAATCTCACCTAAAATCTCTGATGCTAACTCCTCTTCTGCTTCATCTTGATTAGCAAGGACGTGGTTCTCAAGTACAATAGTCATTGTAGCATCGATAGTTTGAGCATCATCATCCGCAAGTTTACCGTTTGAGATATAAGTTGCTGTTAGATCCTCAATCTCTTTTACTGCAAGAGATAAACTAGTTTGATCGTGATAAGACTTAAGCATATCGATCTTAGACATGATAATCTTCATCTCCATTGATGTAAGCATGTCATTAAGACGAGTACTTGCTGCTTTATCAACCATCATCTCAGCTAACTTAACTAAAGCTTTGTCAAGACTAACATCCCAGATATAGTGAATACCTGCTGCAAGACGAGGAACAAAGGTTAAAGTACGGTCAGTAGTCTTGTCATAAGATACCTCGATGAACTTCTCGATACGACTTGGTGATAATACTACATCCTTTAACTCTTGTGAGTTTGGAATGTTAAGACTGATGTTCTGTACATAGTCTTTACCACCTTTACTGTGATACTTAACCATATCACCCGCAGAGATACGAGATACCTGCATCTTGATCATGAAACGATCCCAGAAAGGTGAGTTAATCTCGTCTTTTGGAATCTCATTACAAGTTGCAACAAACAACTTCCACTTGCATGGTACCTTGTTCTTACCGTTAAATAAGAAACGCTCGTTCATAATACCCAATAAAGAGTTACGGATACCAGAACTAGCTTTATCTACCTCGTTAATGATAATGATCTCAGCCTCAGTGATAGGAGCATTAAGTTCAAACTTATTGTTTGTAAATAACGCTTCTAAGTCTGGCATACCCTTCACCTCTGATTGTTTAGTACCTTCGTCAGTCTCTAAGATATAGATCTTTGACATAAAGTTCTCAGCAGTTGCTAACTTATTCTCGATCAACCATGCTTTCGCATACTCGACCACAGTCTTGGTTTTACCAACACCAGGACGACCCTCTAATAATACTGGTAACTGAGCTGACTCTGCTAATGCTAGAGTCTTGAACACTTCTTCTTTGTTCATTAAAGAAGTACTGATTGTACGTACTTCTTGAGTTTTTACTTTTGCTAGTGACTTTGCTTTTACTGTTGACATTAGTTTTTATTATTAGATATGAATGAATGCATTTAACTCTTCTTGAGATGTTTCTTCTACTTGAAACATATCAGATTGTGTGATGTTCTGAGCTACATCAAACTCTTTTGGTTTGCGTTGACGCTTTTCTTTTACAAGAGAGATGCTTTCTTCTTCAAGATCATCGATTAAGATAAATCTCATGAAGTTAGGCTCTACATCTTTAAGTTTTGGATGCTTTTTAATCATATTGATTTCAGCATCGGTTGCTTCATACGTTTCTTGGATAGATCCAAAACCTTGGTCTTCTGACTTAAGCCAAGATAAACCGTTTTCTAGTGCCTCGATTAAGGTACTGATATGTAATTCTACTTTTTTCATACTACCATTTAATTGTTTGATCCTTGCCATTATTGGCTGCAATAATCTCATTAACTTTATTAAACACATCTTCACAGTCCCACTCTTTTGATCCTTGATAACCAGCTGATGCAGGGTGTGAGATTAAAAACTTATAATGATTACTACTAACAAGAGATTCTAACTCTTGTGCTTGCTTACCCATGAATACCCAGATTAAACCAGGATTATACCATGAAAGCATATCAACTACATATACTATAAACTTTAGCCACACGTTATAGTGACTACCAATCTTTCCCACTTCTGTGGTTAACGCCGTATTAAGCAACAATACGCCTTGATTTGACCAACGGGTTAGATCTGGATCTTGGTACGTTGGAAACTCTTGATGTATAGTCTTTTCAATAGCATCAAAGATGTACTTAAGACTTGGTTGTAACTCTTTTGTTATTGAGCAAGAGAATGCTTTACCATCTGCCACACCTAACTGTGGATATGGATCTTGTCCTATGATGACAACCTTAAGGTCTCTATAAGGACATTCTTCAAAAGCAGAGAAGATATGCTTTAAAGGTGGGGTAAAACGTTTACCATCATCCTTCATTGAGTGAAGTGTTTGTAATACCTCACTGAACTCATTAGACATCAAGAAGCTTTTTAGCTTGTCTGCCCATCCTGAATCTCTCAGCTTATCAATCAACTTCTCTTGAATCTCTTTCAGATCAACTGTTTGTGAACTCATAAATCTTGTTATCTTTGTAAAAAATATAATACTATGTCAAAAGGTGTTCCCGTTCTTCCTCCAAACACTGAAGTTCCTATTAGTATAGGCACAGGTTTTGTTCAACAGCTATTCACTACTATGGGCTTTATCCTTAGCGATAAGAGTCCAGAGCAAGTAGCTGCTTTAAATAAAGCAATAGAGAATAATACTTACAACGATGAGCCTTGGATGGCTGCGTATGTAACTATTGCTGTATTAGTTAAACATATTGAGGAAGTTGCTGTCGAAAAGAATCTAGTAACATACTCTGATCTTAGTGAACAGGACAGCCCATCTGCTCCCCAAGCACAATAGCTGCTTGGATAACATCACTAAGTTCATCTCTACTACAGTCGCCAAAGCTTTTGACAATGTGTTGTCCTTCAGTCTTTATAATTAGACCAGCTCTGTCTTTAACGTAGTATTTCATCTCATCAACGGTGTGACCACCGTGATTAGCAAGCTCTCTTATCATTGCATGGATCTTACTGATCTGTGCTAAGGTAGCATTAGGGTTATACACCTGCATGGTGATCTCAATCATTGAACCATCAGGAACACTGTCTTTAAACTGTCCGTATAAAGCTTTGTCCTGATTGGTCAATGGCTGAAAGCTATCACCCTTCTTAATCATTTTACCTATATAAAGTCTCATTAGGATACTCCGATTGTGTGATACGTGATTTTAGTTGGATCTAAATCCTTTAGTGCTTCTTCTACCCAGTCTTCATCTTTTGTATTTGCATAGCATAAGATATGAACAATAGCTGTTTCATCAGGATTAAGTCGCAACATACGACCTATTCTTTGATTAGACTTACGTTCATTACCAAATGCATGCATGATGATACCGCACTTTAAATCAGGGATAGTAACACCTTCTGACAACTGTGCAACACAACTAAGCTGCATAATCTTTCCTTTTTCAAAGGCTGCAAGATGTAAGTCAGAGTGTTCGTTATTACTATGGTAGGAATGCGGACATAGTCTATCTGCTTGCTCTTGAGTATTACAAAATATGATGCACTTATCTTTTATACCTTTAAGCAAGTATTGTGCATACCGCTCTTTAGTCTTAAAGTCCATCATTACTCGCATTCTCATTACAGCAGATATCTGTTCCATCTTCTTTGATGGTGCTGTTGCTAATCTTTTTGTCCAGTAGGCATACGATGCATTTTCAGATGTAAAGAAGTTTTTACCTTTCATGTTTACTGGTATGTCACTTGCTGTACTTAACGGCAGCTTATGTACAAATATCCTATAATCATTAAGAATACTATCTTCAACTGCATCATCAGTCTTATACGTATATACTATTGGGCAATAAGAAGAAACCATTACATACTTTTCAGATTTTTTATACCTTGGAGGTGTACCAGTTAAACCTAGTATACGCCCTTTATACAAAGCTAAAAACTTCTGATGTGTATATAGTAAACTATGACACTCATCAAGAATGATAACGTCATACTTTGTTGGATCATGCTTTGGTAAAGAGATGTAAGTAGAAAACGTTGCTGAAGTAAGCACATGCTCTAATCCAAACTTTACTGCATCATCCGTCCAGCTCTTAAAGATACTGACCTTTGGAGCAACAATAAGTACTCTATGAGGATACAATGTTTTGTTCTCAATAGAATCAAGATAACGCAATCCAATGAGAGTCTTTCCGACCCCCATTGAAACTGCGATACCAGCATGATGCTTTGGTACTACTTGAGCTAGAGCTTCTTCTTGAATCTCATCTCTAGTCATATACCTTTGTTATCTCACCACTAAATGGATCAAACTCTACTTGATTAAAGCTCGCGTATTGTCCTGGAGGAAATACCATACGAGCATGCTCATCATGAGTTAGTATACCTATTGACTTTAGTTCAAAGTTTAAGGCTGTACCATTATCTAAGTATTCTATATCAGACTCAGAAGTCAAGATATGTTTGTGTCCTACGATTTCTCCTTCGCCTAGGACTAAGCGTTTTGCTTTTTTCTTTTCCATAACTGGATTTGTTTAATACTATGTTTCTGAATACATTAAATCTAAGTACTGTTCTTTTGTTAGATGTCTAGGCCATGTTATTTTAGACTCTTCTCCTACCTTTACAACGATGATATCACCTTGACGATAGATTCGTTCAGGTTTATCAACATTGATCCGTATAGTCCAAGCAATAGCTGATATAGCATCAGGTTTGAAAGTATTTCCGCGATGGTTAACAAAAGATGGATCACAAGCCATTTTTGGTACGTATATCCAATATTCACGATTAGTTGTTGTACACCAACACCTAACTGCATAGATATCATCATCTTTAAACAATCTTCTTGTTGTCCAGCTAACTGATACATCTGCGTCTATGTTATCAGGGTTTATCTTCTGAACAGGAATCTTGTACAACTCGTATACATCTTCAAATATGTACTCTTCTTGATTGTTATCCTCATCCCACTTTGTACGCTTCTTTGTAATAACTTGTCGATCAAGCATCTCAGGATTTAACTCACTGAATATACGACGTATACCAATACAATCAAAGAATACACGGCGTCTTTCAAGGTTAGTTTCTTTGAACGCTTCGTCAACAGTTACAGGAGTAATAGTATCCCATACACTATGTACAAAGATACCAAAATCTTCGTGTGATTCATGCTTTATAACATCCTTTTTGAAGTCAACAAACTCAGGATACTTACTTTTCCAAAGACGTAATGCTTCAGTTAATGTAAAGTTACGGTATGCTGATACCGTATACTCTAAATCTGCATACTTTATATTACTCATCATCTTCATCTTTTAAGTTTAATACTACCTCTTTTTCTTCGGTACTTTCTACTCTAGCATAGATATCAAGCTCAAGTGTTAGGTTATCACCATCAACTTCTAATCTATCATAGCTAATGCTTTCAGAGTTATCAATACCTAAATATTCTCGATCACCAAGATCTAATGATTTAACTTGATTATCAATATAATCTTTTATTAGATCAGCTTGTACTTTTAGATACTCCTCTAGTTCTGGATCAATAAAGCCTTGAGTTACATTAACAGTAAACTCAACACTACAATCACCACCACTATCATAATCAGTAACTTGATAACTAATCTGATCAAAGTAATATTTTTTTGGTATATGTAATATAGCTTTCTTATCAAGATCTAAGTATTCATCTTCAGCGTAGTAGTCAGTACCAACAAGTGCTTGTTGATGTGAATCATATTCCATATACCCTGATGCAGAATACTCTCCTGCCCATGAACCATAATCAAGTTCATCGTATACAGAATCAACTAAAAAGTCAGTAATCTCATTCTCATCTGAATCACCTCGCCAATTAACACAACCAGAATCATTACCACCATCCCACTCTATTCTTACTTCTCTTCCTACTGCTAACTCAGCTTCACACCATTGTCTTGCTCTTGTAATCTTCTCTGCTTCTAAGAGAAGTTCAAACGCTTGTTGTTTTTTCATCTTTTCTTTTTGTAATATGTTAAGAACTATTATTAACTTCTTGGTAAAATACAACAAGTATTAGTTTTATACAGTTTTTTGCAGTATCTTTCTTAAGATAATACAATACTTCTATGATAAATCTAATACTTGCCGTTCTTTTACTATGCTCTTCTTTAGGAGCTACTTTGTCTAAGTTTTCAAAGACTACAATCATTCGCGCAGAGCGTAAACATAGTAAGCCTTTGGTGCTTGACAAAGAAGTCTAGATATCAGTAACGTGATCTAGTTTTTTATCACGTATCTCTCTAACTAGCTTTCTCCCTTCTCCTGGTTTATACAACCAAGACTTAGTATCCATAAGATCTAAGTAATCTTTTATTGTTGGTATCCAACCAAGATCTTCCATGATATGTTGTTCACCAAGAACTCTTGTTGGAACCATCTTACCACTGGAGTTAACAATAAATACACCAAACTCTTTCTCAGCCCAGAAGATACCTTCTGAGTGATGTCTAAGAGCTCTATGTCTCATGTCTGGATAATGTTGTTTGGTTTCATCGAACCAATTGTGCAATGGTAGATAGTCTTCTATCTGACCCCCATGTTTTTTCTGGGAAGAAATAGCGTGGTGTAACGGATGTGACATTATTCTTTATCTAAACGGTTTACTGAAAATCCTAACTCTTTTGCTTCGTTAGGATGAAGCTCAATGTACTCGTGACAAGAAGCACAGACTCCAAGCCATGTACTCATGTTGTTGTGGTTTTCACCTCTACCAGCTTTGTGATGTATCTGTGCAGCACCAATAGTGCATCCTGCAAGACGAGCTTGACAAAACGGATGAAGAGCAAAGAAAGCTACACGCTTACGCTCATACTCCGACATTGTCTTACTCATCTTTTTTGATACAGGATTTGGCTTACTTGTTGGTTTTGCCAAAGCTTTTGGACGCTCAATAGAATACCAGCAGTCTTTGCAGTACTTCTCTTTTCCATGAGCTTTCCATATTACCTTCATCTGATTACATCCGTTGCATAACTTTTGCTTTGGGATCATAGTGCAAAGAAGTTATCTGGTAGTAAACTTTCCGATACAAGAACTTGAGCAAGAGTATACTTATCAATACCAAGAGTCTTAAAGCTCAAAGTATTAGGAGTAGTTACTTCGCCATTCTTATAGGATGAGAAGTCTTTTGCTAGTTTTGATTTCGGGAACCATGCTTTCATAAGACGACTAACATACTCGTTTGTCTTCTTATTCTTAAATGCAGTAATAACATCTTGAGCTTTATGATGAACGATTGATACATCTTTCTTTGCTCTCTTTGTCATATGTTCTAACTCTTCTGTGTGAAATGAAGATAGACCATAAACAACACGCTTGTATAAAACCTGTTGTTGTGTTGTAAACTCACGATATATTCGTGCTGTGTTTACTTTTCTAATCGGTTGATTAGATTCTTCCGTGTAGTGATACGGAACGCTTGTAAAGTTTGATGCCCCTACTCGGTATATTACAATACCGTTCTTGTTTGCTGAGACTACTTCTAGCTTTTTCATGTGTGAGATGATTTAAAGATAAAAAGGAGGAATCACTATGACTCCTCCCTAAACTACATATTATAAAACGGCTTCTCTTTCGAAGTCTTCAATGTTTGTTGACTTCTTAATAAACTTATCAGCAAGAACCTTTTCTGCTTTCATTGCATTACGGATTGCTTCTGAACATTCTTCATCATGCATGATTAATACATCATGTGCATCTGCATCATTAACATAGAACGTATCTCTATAGATAGGTTGTCCATCAATGTTACATACAACACCTGTTGTACCTGCAATCTTCAAATGCTGGTCTGGATTCTCTGGGTTAAACGGTTCTAAAGATTCTTTAACAATGATACGACCAGGTAATGGTTGATCAGCTTTAAAGTTTGCTGCAACTAAATCAGTTACTAAACCTTTAATCAATGCTGAACGCTTTGATAATCTTAACCATCCATTATCACTAATGGTGTGAGTATGTTGCTTTACGATTACAAAGCCATACTCTGGGTTGTTTGGAGACATGTGTACTACATTACCAAACTCATCTGCGGATACTAATACTTGTTTTGACATGTTATTTGTTAGTTTAAGTTATTTACAAGGACAAAAAAAATCCTACCCAGCAAGACCAGGTAGGATTAACCGTTACTTATGAAAAAAATTGTTACTCTTCTACTGTATCAGGTAAATCAAGATCAGTTGGTTTGATCTTATCTTCAAAAGATATCTGTGTTAAGTCTTCTATCTCAGGTATATCGGGGTAGGACTTAGTGCTAGTCAGTACTGATCCAAACCATGGATCCTCTACCTCTTCTCCGTAGTTGTTTGCCATTAAGTCTTGGAAGTCATCATCAGTCATGTCTAAGTATTGTTCTACTGACATTTCAATAATCTTCCCGTTTGGCATTTGATAAATCATATATAGGCATAGTAAGTAATGCAAATATATAAGTTACTTTTCACCAAAAAAGGCTATAATAAACGAACAATGGACTATAGAGCTATACCATCAACTATTTTTTACGGCGTAGATCACTGACAACTCGTTTCCAGTAAGCATTCGTTCTATTGATTGCTTCTTGACGTTTGTCTAGTTCTACTTTTGCTTCTGCTAACTCTTGTTTTAGATCACGTATTTGTCGTGACTGGAAAAAATCTAGTAATCCCATTATTTAACGTTTTTAGTTATCTGTTTATAAACAGCACTAAGACTACCTCCAATAACCACTGGGTCAGTTGTCTTTGCTGACATCTTGCTGTTCTTTGTTAATGTAACTATATCAACTAAGTTACCTTCTGCGTTTACAGCTTTGCCTTTTCTTGTTATGTTAAAGGCATTTACTAGGTCTTCACTTTCAGATTGATAGTGTAAGAAAAGTATCTCTTTTGGTTTGACATGTTTTATATCATCCTCAGTTACATCTTCTACTGATTTACTATCTAACGCATCTGTTGGGACTGTTCTTACCATTCCAACATAAGCAAAGATTGAACCAACTACAGTAAACTTATCTTTTGTAAGCTTATCACCTAACTTAGGTAATATATCCTCCATAAGAAAAGCTTTTGAGTCTCTTGTTTCTAGTAATCTATCTGGTAAAGGACAGATCATCAAGTGGTCTCTTTCAGTCTCATCTTTAGCTTCTTGTTTCTGAGCTATGATACCTATTGTTGGAGATAGTTCTCCATCGTCAACAAGCATCTTTTCCATGAGATCTTTAAACTCATTAATCAACAGTGTTATCTTTGATTTTTTCATACTAAGTATTTAAACCCACCATCTTGGTGAGTATTCAGCGATTATTTTATAAGCTAATCGTCTAGCTTTTGAATGCAGAATCTCAGACATATAGTTGCCTATCATAAATCTAGACTTATCACTACCATGTTCTGCTTTACTCATCTTACTATGCCAACGAACTGCTTTTTTGTATGCATTTGGATACTTATCAAAGTATTCACCAAGGTTGTCGAAGTTAGTTGTTGCTGTAAAATGTCCTTGAGCATCGATATTATAATCTGCACCATAGTATTTATCTAGTTCATTGTGGTAATAACCAGTCTGTACTCGATATAATAACTTATGAGCTATCTTTATCTCTCTTAGTTCACGCTCTGAGTTATACTTAGCATTGAATAACTCAAACTCATTAGTCATACGAGCAAGCTGATCTGTTACTAGTCTTTCTAAGTACACATAATCCCAAGGGTTACAGTCGTAGATTCGTGGTATCCAATACCATAGATTGCTTACTAACGTATATACTCGATGTTTCCAGTATATCAACTTTAGTTGTATCTCTTTTAACTTATTCATTGCTTATTGCTAATAATAGTAGCTTTGTTGCTACTCGTTCATATACCAGCCAAAACTCTTCAGCTGTTATCTCAACATGGAGCTTTACGTTTATTGCAAAGTTTGCACCGCATGTACTTGCTATCTCTCCTGGTAGATTGTGTGGCAACCAACCGTTACTAACTCCATTATCATAAAACTCTTTTACCTCTAATACATTACCTGTCTCTTCATGTAAAGCAACATGATTATATATTAGTGTTGAGTTGCTGCTAATATAGTTAATACCAAACTTAGTATACTCATTTCTTTGATTGCTCATAGTTTTTTGCAAGTTAAAAAATATATCTGATATTAGATACATCAAAGTACTGACGATAAACTGCCTTAAACGTATCAATCGCTAGAGGCTTTATGTCTCGTGAGTAACGCAAGTTTATACCTCCATACTCTGATTTCTTGTACTCTTGCGAGGCTGGATTATAGAGTAATACATTGATGCGTTTACCTTCTTCACTCTCTTGATTACGCTTTGCTTGTATATCACTATAAGTCATAAAGATACACTCACATGGTACATCAATACCAAGAACACGTAATGAATTAAATAACTTAGCATATTGATGCAACCAACTACTTTCTTCTCTAATGATAATAGGAGAGAAGTTTATGTGTACTTCAAACTTCTTTTGTAGATCTTTTATACTAGCAATCCTTTTATCAATACGAGTTGTATTAGGCTCAAGTATCTCAGCATATATCTGAGGCATTAAAGACACTCTAATACGGTTCTTTGTAGGATCTATTATATAATCATCAAGAGGAAATCTATTAGGATACTTTGTTGCAAACGTGCTCTTCAGTTTTGGATGCTCATTAAAGAACGTAAATACTTTTTGCCAGTCATAATGTTTATGATGTAAAGCAATATCAGTACTACAACCAATATCGATAGTATAGTATCTATCATCACACTGGTTAGGTTCTTTAGGCCATGGTTGTTTATCAACCCAGCTTTCAATACTAGCTAGTATGTCGTCAACATTATCATTGATATAAACTGTTGTATCGTTAAATCGTCCAACATAACAATATGATACCATACATCCTCCTGCACACCCATAAATAAAGTTGGGAGAAACAGCATCGCTACTCCTCCCATTTGGTTTTGTGACTAATGTTTTAGTCTTCTGATGTTTGATTACCATCTGGCTTTTTTTTACGGTTATGTAACTCAGCTTCTGCTTCAAACTGTGCTTTATCTAATATCATATCGATATCATCTTTTACAGTTGAGCACTGATTAATCATTCTCTGAACAACATAAGGTTGTAGCCCATGATACATTACTTCAACTTCAAAGTCTTCATCAGAAAACAGATTGATCATCTGCTCTTCACTGATATCAAGTACAACAAAGTGCTTATACTTGTTAGTTATGATATTCCACAGAATGTTTAGTTTAACTACTAGTTTTGTCATCATCTTTTAGTTTTTGTAGGTTGTCAGAGATACCATAAGATATCTTTCCATCACTATTAAGTGCTTGTTTTAACTCATCAAGCAAGTTTATACCTTTTGCTTCAAAGTGCATAGATATAGTGCTAAATAAACCTACAGTACTTTCTTTACTTAACCACATCTTTGATGTTGTGTTTCTTCCTGATGATTCAGGATTCTCAACAAGTAAAGCATAACTACCATCTTCTAATGAAGCAACTGTTATTGTACGATTATCAAGATAATGTGCTTGTACAAAGTCTATTATTTCTAGTTCACCACTCCCAGTGACTACTTTACCATATTTACTCTCTTTCGTCATCTATCCAATTATTATGTAATCTAACAAAGTGTTCGGCTAGTTCTTTATTAAGTTCACCTGGACGTACTACTGTATACTCTTGTTCTGTATCAATCATTTGATACTCGCTATATAGAATAGGTACAACAGGAACAATAGTTCTACACCAGCACTCTTCACCTTGACTACAAGTGGATGTTTTCCACTTTACTATAAGAGATAACTCTTGTGCTTCTTCGTATGTCATTTGTCTTGTTGTTTACGTCGAACATTGTTTACTGTGAAGTATTTACTCTCACCTTTTCTGGCTTTTCTAAGCTCAGTATGAAAGTCAGTACCATGATCTTCAAGTTTTTGCAATAGCTCAAACAGTCTTTGTTTTCTTCGTTCTTCTTCCTTACCACCAAAAACATAGTAATCCAGCAAAGCTCCAAAGATTCCTGGAGGGGCTGGAAGAAACATACCCATTGATAGTATAGCAAGGATTAACATTAAATAAGGTGATTCCATTACCAAAGTGCTTTAACTCTTTTTACTGCCCAAGTATATCTACTCTTCTTATTCAAACGAAAGTAGTAGTGACCACCTGATTCTGTAGCTTCGTGTCTAAACTGCCACATAGTAGTATTACGTAACTCACGAATGATATCTTCATTACCAGACCAACCTAGTGTATGTATCTCTAAAAGACCATGCTTATAAACAATAGCATCATCATAATACCAGATAGATCGGATATACTCAATAAGGTCTGTAAAGTCAAGATTCTTGTAATACTTACCTAAGACATAAGTACCGTTAACAAAACCACAGCTCCAGTTTTTGATATAATCTAAAGCTTCTTCAGTTGGGTATCCATCTTCATCTAATAACTTATCTGGATAAGGATAGTCTAATAACTCATCTTCTTCTTTATTTGCCATCTTCTTGTTGTTTAGCCTCCCATTTCACCTGTATCTCGCCAGTCGGTATTACCCCACTCGTCTTTAATCTTACGATGTTCCTGGTAAGGAGTTGGTTTATACTTTTTTACTATTGGCATAATCTCTCTAGTTAAAGAACCTGCAGTTTTAGTACCGTCAATAACCCATTTTATGATAGTGTTTTCTATAGCACTATATACTTCATCTTCAGTCATTGTCTTATTGTTTAAACTCTGAGTTCATTAGGTTTCTTATTCTTCTCTTGTACGCATTCTTTCTACAAGCTTTTTCTTCTTGCTTTGTAAAAGGTGTAGAGCTCCAGAAGTTACCACATGATGAAACATACATACCTTCAACCTCCTGGATATCTGAACCATCAGCTGAATATCCTGTATAGAAGGTATTAGGCTTTAATTCATTTAGTTTCATGGTCTTGTTGTTTAGCTAGTTCTATTACATTACCAAATGAGGTTAAACCTTGTCTAAATCTACCATCATATACACAAGCACCATTCGAGAATATAGTAGGCGTGGTCGAGTATTGTGATACGCCTTGATTAGTCTCTATACCATCCATGTTATGGATATGTCCAAAGGCTACAAGCTTGAGATTATCTTTTAAAGCTAAACAACGTTTCATCAACGCTGAACAACCACAGAACTCAAGTTCACCAGCACGATTATAACTAAGGTCTCTAACACTTTTTGGTGGACCATGAACAATAATGACATCAGTATTATCTGGTATTGATTCCCATACTTTGTTTAGTTTGTCTCTTGCTTTCATAAAAGCCCAGTCACCAAACTTTGGAGTATGTGGTGATCCCCAGAAGTTAACACCATCAATAGTAACACTATCATTCTCAAGGTATATAATACCCTTATCTTCAAAGTCAGTTGCTTTAACAAGTCTACGCTCAATTGATGTATCATGATTACCTGCAACATAGATTTTGTGTTGTACAGGAACCATAGCATACCAATCGATAAACTTTCTTACCTCATGTTCATTCGTGTAAGGGTTCTTTGGATTAGAACAATCCCCACTATGTATAACTACGTCAATACCTAAGAACCTATCTTCAGGCATCATTTCATGAAAGCTGTGTGTGTCTGATATATGAAGTATCTTCATCTTACTTATTATTTAATAGTGAATGAATACGCATACCAGCGATAACACCAAGTATAAAAACTACTACTGTCATGGCTTTATGCGTTTAACTTTGATATATGCAGCTCTTTGTGCACGTCTTTCAAACTCATTAGCTTTCTGCCAATCACGTACTTGATACTGTGCTTCAGATATACTAAATACAGGTGTACCTTCTTGCCAGTCTTTAACTAGCTTCTTCTTTTGCATTGGTGTATATACCTTTGTATCAGGAGTCGTACTAGCTACACGAATCTTATACTTTGGATACACACAACCTAATACTCCTAGAGTACAGATTGCATAGATAATTATTCTTCGCATTACTTATAACTGTTAGCTTTTTCTTTTATATACTTATTCTCTCCGTGAAACTCGTAGTTCACTAACTCATTGTACTCCTCTTTGAACTGAGCAGTCTTAACAAAATACTTGTATGCTTCAAAGTCATGTGTTCTTAATTGCTCAAGAGCTAACTCATATTTACCAATAAGCTCTAATAGATGTTCATTAGCTTTTGCTCCACGTTCTACTTGAACAAGAGCTTGTGATGTAACACTATCACATTTTGCTGATGAGCTATCAACTTGATTTAATAGTTTCTGAGACTTGATTTGCTTTTGCTTTACACCATCTTCAGCATTTTTTGCTAGTAAGATGGAAACGTTTACTAGTGCTATTGCAAATAAGCATAGTAGTAATATCTCTACTACTCTACGGTTGTACTTTATTCCACTCATCTTCTTTATGTTTGATTAAACGGTCATAACGGATTCTCCAATATGTATAATACGGATGAAAAATAACTAGTGGGTAACCGTGAAGATATAAATCGCTTCCAAGCAGCTTTACAGCATTGTCATCAAAGATAATAATAGTATCTGCACCACCCCATCTTTGCCACCATCTAAGATGGGTTTCTTTCTTCATAAAGTATCTTGTACCATTGAAGTTTTCTTGCAAAGTATAGCGACCATCTCTTAATGCAGCATACGTTTTTGGTAAGCTTTTAAACATGTCCCAAAATGCGATAGTTATAACTAAAGCACTAACCGTGTATATCAATAAGCATAATGATAGTACACGACCAACAACAGGTAATAGGTTTTCCATAACAGGGTTTTTAAAGATTAAAAAAGAACTAGTCTTTGTGACTAGCTCTATTACTCATCAAGCTTTGATACGATGACATAGTCACCACTAACTATAACTCGCTTAGTATCAGTGTCAAAGATAATACTTCTACCGTATAATCTAAACGAGTTTGTATGATAAGTTCCTCCATTTGTTACATATATGTCATACTTATACTGAACATCTGGTGTTGCAGCACATTGAGCTACAAAGAATACAGGTGTGCATATCAATGCAATAACTGCAAATAGTTTTAGTGTCTCTTTCATCGTATGTTTTTTGAGTGATGATCTGGAAAAGGTAATGATGATACAGGTTCTCTGTCTTTTAACATCATTGCAATAGCTCTAAAAGGAACAGGAAGCATACCGTTTGCATCAACGCCAACATCCATGATACGTCCTTTACCAGCATGTTTATTATGTCCTGGTAAATGAACATGTCCATGAAGATGAATAGCTCCTTTGTTCATATCTTTCCAAGACATCATTGGATAATGACATGCTTGAACCATATAGCTTGCAGTTACTTGACCACCAGCAACATAGTTTATCTCAATCTCAAGCATATCACTAACAGATGTAAAGATATCTTGTATACCTTCGCGATTGTTTTCAATATGATGATCATGATTACCAAGAACGAGATGTATGTTTTCACACCATATTCTTTCTCTAAACTTTCTTACGTTTTCAAAGCCACCAAAAGACCAGTCTCCAAGATGAATAAGTATATCTTGTCGTTTTACAAGTAAGTTGATACCATGAATAAGCCATTCATTCATCTCTTCTAGGGTATCAAAGTCTCTTGTAGAGTCATTTGCATCTTCCCATGAGGTTACACCTTTACATATGTTCTTATGACCATAATGAGTATCAGAAGTAAAGTATACTTTACTATCTACTGAGTTTAAAAGCTTTAGTTTTTTCATATACCAACTGGGATTTCAATAGTTTCTAGACCATATGATACAAGTAAGATATTCAACTGCGTAACTAAGCCTTGTTTCTTCATATCATCAAGGTCTTCAATCTGTAGAGCTAGTCTAAAGAAGTGTTCCATAGCAATAGTAGCTATGTGTATTTGCTCTGTTAACTCCATTGGATCATGATCAACATCATCTTTTATACGATCAAAGAAGCTATCAACTACTTTTAATAGTTCACCATGCAGTTGTTTAGTCAACAACTTAACTTTCTGTTTTGTCATTGACTTGTCAGGAAAGACGTTTTCTTCAATGAAGTTAGTCATCATTCCGCATAGACCCATGTAAACGATTAAGTTATACTTTTTATGACCTCTTGCTAATACTTTCTGTGACATGTTTTTTGTGTAGTTTTAATTGTGAGTGAGAGTTGATTTGTGACAGTGGGATATGATCCTTTTTTGCTGCCAACTTTGTTTGATCTTTTACGATCTCTTCGTTCAATCTGGCTATCCATTGATTGTACGAGATCCCAAATGGGTTTCTGGGTTTTTCTTCAGCCATAGTTTAAACTGTTAAAGTGTGAGAAATAAACAAAAAAACCTGTATGATTTATACAGGTTGAGTAATAGTTGAGAGTTCAAGTATGCAATTAGCGTTCATGGCTCAGTTGACGCATCGCGTGGCCATAAGCAAACTATGTTTATTATCTCTCGTTCTACAAGCGTTTTACACTGACTAGCTTGTATCTTGAAGT